TAGAATATAAAAGCCAGAATTGTCAAATCATTTCAGAATCTTAAGAAAATCTGAAGAAAAACATAGAATTTTGTATGCAAATGCAAAGTTCAAATATTTCATTGATTTTTAAATGATGGAAACCCGCATAAAATAAAGGAAAACTGCAATAAAGTAAAATTATAATTTTAGACAAAACACTTAGTTACACCAAATTTACACCAAATTATAAAAATAAGCATTTAAAAATATAATTGGAACAAATAACAAATTAATTATGGAGTTTTAATGCTATAGATTCTCTTAACCACAGGTTTATTATAATCTGTGGTTTTTCTTTTATAACCTTTACACCAAACACATGTTCGTGTTATAATATTCGAGAGGTGAAATAAAATGTACAATACAACAAACATTCCAAAAGCTACTAAGAGAGTAAACATCTCAGGAGACACACCTCCTGACATCTGGATGTCTATGTTAGATTCTTATGGTAAGCTTCAAAAATTCCACATCAGAGAACTACTCCTACAGGGTACTAGAAAAGAAACCAACTCAGCAAGACAAGAACGTGAAGTAGAATACTATAAAAGCAGAATAGAAGTGTTAGAACGATTCAACATTTCTACTAAGACAAAGATACTAAAATACATTCCATCATCTGGCACATGGTATATCTGCGGAGAATATGCAGACTTATTACGATCACAGAGTTACTTGAACAGATAAGGAGATACACAATGAGAATATACGAATACAACGAAAGCACTCAGACACTTAACACAGAGTGCGGATTATTCCATATAGGTGACACAGTACAACTTACAGAGATCGACTCTCAGACGCCTATAAAAACAACTCTATATGGGGCTAGAATTGATTCTACAGAATACGTCCTTTCATTCTTCAATGAGAAATGTGGAATGCCTTTATACTTGTCTGAGCATGAAATAGATGATATGTGTAGAGTAGAAAAATCGTAAAAAATAGGGTACACCAGAAATTGATCTGATGTACCCTTAATTTTTTATTCTTATTGTAATAAATTCCCTTGCAACAAATGATGAACACATTCTGGAATCTCTTTGTTTTCATTCTTTACCAGAAGAGTTGTATACTTTCCAAGGCTTGCGTCTTTTTGAAAAATGAAGTCAACTTCTCCATAATCATCACCATTTTTCGTTGAATTTCTTCCTGCTCGTAACGACATTGGCAAGAAGTATTCATTAATTTTTTCTCCATTAGAATCTCTGTTCTCTGTTAAGCACAAAGTAAACTCTAAGTTCGATATGCCAACTTTATAAACAACACTGGCTGTTTCCATATTCCTAAGAATACGAACCTTCGTGTTTGTTAATTCATATAATCTTTTGAGACATGATAGTTTCTTTTTAGAGACTTCAAAAGGATGTCTTGGAGAGAAATAAAACTGTTGTGTAGTTAATGTTTTTTCTCTGGCATTTTTATAAAATTTTTTTGCAAACAATCTAGTTTCTACGCCAGCAAGATGCAAAAATCTATTGACTGGGAACATCACTTCAAAATATTCATTTCCATATACATATAAAAATGCTTGGCCAGCTAGGTATTGTTCATACATGGACGCTGCCTCTATAATATCTTGTCGTATTTTATTTTTCTTTTGTGTTTTTGATGCCATATTTACCTCATACGTAAAAAAGAGTGGGACAGAAGCCACACTCTTCGATAATTCTTTATTAGAGTTTTCTGCTGGTTGTCAGCCGTGATATCCAGTTAAAATATCTTTTCGTTGCAGAAATCCTTAAGTCCCCTGCATGGACTACGACTTTACTCCTAGTCGCAAGACGTGATATCCAGTTAAAATATCTTTTCGTTGTGGAAAATTACCCTGCTCCACTTGCAGCACAACTTTTAACGATGCTCTTTCATCGAGAATATTACTATTCCTACTTTCATTATACACAAATTCAAAACAAATACAACACTTTTTGATAAAAAAATAGAGGCAGAGCCTAGTTTATTCTGCTCATATTTACCCTCTCCGCAGCAGAGAGTAACAATTCTTTATCGCTGACAAAGAAAACTAATAAAGAAAATACCGACTAATTGCCAAATTAATCATAACTGTTTCTTGTGTCTTTTCATATCCCTTAGCATTTCTTTGTATAAGACAGTTTAATCCAACCATCTTTAGTTTTACCCCAACCATTCTTAACAGCTTTGATTGTAACTGTTGTGCCTTTCTTATAAGCGTCTCTGACAATAGCAGCCGTTGTAGATGGAGACTTACGTACATTAAGAGCAGAAGCAGTTACTTTTACTTTGTATGATTTAAACTTAGAAGATGCTTTTGGTTTTACTACTGTAGAACCAGAAATGTCTGCTTTGAATTTAGCCCACTGTTTATTATTTTTTCCACACCAAGGTTCTGGGCACCGTTTTCCATTTGTGTCCCAATGACGAATAACATGACTAGCAGGGATATTATATTTTTTCATTAGTTTTTTTGTTAATGCAACAGCATTATTATATGTCTTTTTAGAAACGCCATTAGCTACACCTGCCATTTCAATACTCAGACTGTTTGCGTTTGTGCAGTTTTTATAATATTTTCCTGCCCCATTTGCTTGAGTGAAGAAACCTCCAACCGCCCATGCTATTCTGTTAACAGGAACAGATTTCCATACAATATCTTCATCATCAATAAAATAATGTGCGCCAGCAGATCTAGTGTTACCAGTAGCAAAATAATCTGCGTTATTCTTTGCACTATCTTTCTCCCCACCTGTGAAATGGATTACAATAAACTTAATAGAACTCGTGCTACGTTTACTTCCGTAGCTCACGCTCTTTGCCGTTCTTGTTTTGAATTTTAATGCCATAAATATCAAACTTCCTTTCCTTTATCTAAAAAGAGCAGTCACCATAACAGCAACTGCTCAATAACTAATTATTCAATTACTAATTACTCACTTAGCAAATTATCCAACAATGTCGTCAGATTCTTTACCTTCAGTAACATCATCTAATTCTTTTTCAAATAAATCCTTATCAACTTTTACGATCACGTCTTTTTGACCAATCTTATTCTTGATTTCCTCAGCCTCTTCAAGAGTTAATCTACCGTCTCTCAGAGCGTAAGCAATTTCATCTGCAAACTGAGCTGTCCATGTAAAACTATGATTTTTCCAATCTCCATACAGAGATGTTCCAACTACAAAAGCAATACCAACTACTTGGTTAATTACATCTTCATGTACATCAATTACTGGTTTACCTGCCGCAGTTAATCCCATATTGATCCAAGCTAACACCTGTAAAATCAGGCTCACAACAGTATGTGGTTTAACTTCACTCCAATTAATACTTGCCAAAAATTCTTTAAATTTGTTCATAATGCAATCCTCCTTTGCAATAAAAAAGACCTACAAGAATGACTCTTCATCCTTAATAGGCAATGCTTTAATTTCTTTGTACATTTTTTCTCCAACGCCATTTTGATGTAATTGGTCATGGTATACCTTATAAATAGCATTGATGTTTTCAAGCCCCGTAGGGGAAATACAACCTTTTTGCTTGTAATACCTGTGGGCTTGTTTGATTCTGTCTCTTAACATTGCAGCAACACCTTCAGATAAAGCAACGTCTATTACGCACGCATCATCTAATTTTTTAGCCAGTTCAGCTGTATGTGCAAATAGTCGTTCCATGCCTACCTTTTGGTCTGTTAATAATGCGGCTTGCTCTCTCATCATGTCTTTGATAACTTGAATATCCTTATTCTGATTGCTCAAAATCTGTGTTAGTTTCTCCAAAGTTTCTGTATGCTTATCGATCATTAAGCGTTGTTGTTCAATCACTTCTTTTTGATGTTTCTTTTCTAATGAGGCTCGTGTTTCAAACCCAAACTTTTCGTTTAATTTGGAAGTGACATCAAAAATTTTATCTGCAAACAAAAGAACCGCAAAGACAAACACTGTCAATGCAGCCCCATGTTGAGATAAAAAATTAATTATAATATTCCAATTTTCTATCATGTAATTACCTCGATTATTTTATAAAAATCACTCCTTTAAGTCTTTACCAAACATATTCTGGTTTTTCTTCTCCAAATAATAAATATCTCAACCAATCATCTGTAACAATACACACTGCACTCAGTAAAATCCATAAAATTGTATAAGGTAAGCAAATCTGCCCACACAGATTAAAAGGCATTTGAGAGTAATCCCAAATGCCTAAACCTAACCATAAATTTAAAATACAACCTGCTATGAATTCCATTACAGTAACAATCAATCCTCCGAGAATCATTTGTTTACGAAAGGGCATAAGATGGTAGAAGAAGCGACTGTTATTGATCAGTCCAATAAGAATAAAGCAAGTACCACCTAACACTCCCATTGTCCAATGTGTATATCCTCGCCAGATGATTTCAATTCCACAATAAGCAAATGCTCCAATAAGGAATAAGATAAGATATTTACATGATTTCTTTACATGCAACATTTATTCACCTTCTTTTTGATCTTCGTTCTCACTTTCATCTTTACAAATAAGCTGTAAAATCATGATGTCTCCCTCAAGAATTCCTTGACAATTCTCAATAACATCACAAACTTCGCTAAAAGTCATTCTCATCTTATGGAACTCAACCCCTGAGTTTTCCATGCTTAAAGGATTAAACTCTGCTAAGAATTTCTGTCCGTTCTCTGTGCTATTGATCTGGGCATCAGTAGTGATATCATATTTCTGTAAGAGTTTGCGTTTTTCTTCAAAATATTCCTTCAGCTCTTCTTGAATCTTTCTAATATTCTTGGCAAGCCCAGCACTTAAAGTACATGGTACTAATTCACTGTTTTTCATAAGGAATGCATAAATTGTATTTAACTGTCCTAAGATCATATCTGCCTGCATATTTGTCATTTCCATATTAATTTTCTCCTTTTCTCTGTTAAACTAATTATTCTTCAGTCGTAACTGAATCTTTTCCTGTTTCATCTGTCTTAGCAGTCGTAGTTGAATCTTTTCCCTCTGAAGGAGTAGTAGGTTCTGTTGACTGCACAGGAATTACTTCATATTTAATTTCAATCTTGTCCAATTCTTCTTTGCTAGTAGAACTGAAAATTTGCGCTTTGGTTACATTCATCTGTTGGAAATAAGGATAGATAAATGCTTTGATCATTGCTGTTAATTGCACAAATTCCTCAGCAGTGAATGTTTCACACGCACTCTTCTTACTATGCCATTCAAGAGTTACTTGCTGACCAGCAGTAGTAAGAGCTTGATATTGCATAAAGTTCAGAGCCATTTCATTCTGATCTTCTTCAGATACTCCATAAGGCTTACCATTGAATTCTACACTCTGACTTGCTAAGAACTCAGCGAGAGCAGCTTTGTTTTTCTCCTGTAAATAGTTCTTGTACTCGTCAAGAGTCAAGGTATTAATATCAACCACCTGATTGACTTTTTCATCAAGTCGTTGTACCTGTTCTACAATATTTGCTCTTGTAAGAGATACGATCAGCGCATCTTCCCATTCTCCATTTGTGTTGTTATATAATCCTTGCTGTAAAGAGATTTCTTTATAATTGTTAAAACATGTATAGGTTGCAATCTGCGCATCATCTCTGTAGATATCTAATGTTTTAAAGTTTGTAAATGCTGATTTAACCGTTTTTAGATCATCTGTGCAAACGACAAGTTTACATTCCATATCAAAAGTCATAGAATTAAACTGCATAAGATTAAATACTTTGTCGTCAGAGCTATCTAATTTAACTGTGTATACCATATGTATTTCACCTTTCTTTCTGTTTTTGAGCATACAAAAAGAGCAGTCCGAAAACTGCTCTATGTACGATCAAATTTATGTTTTATTTAGTTGTTTTTATCCGTTCTTAAAGTCCAAGCTTTGCTTCGATTGCTTGTAATCGAACTTCTAGGTCGGCTTTTTCTTGTTTGACTTTGGTAAGTTCTCTTCGTGTCTTTTGAATCATATGGGTATTTAATGCAATAAATTCTGTATAAGAAACACCATATTCCGTTTCAATATCGACCTCAACATCTTTGCCAAAACGCTTTTCAATATCTTCCTGTACAAGAGGTCTATGTGTTACTACAGCAAATTTATCAGCATCATAACCCTCGGATTCTAAGACGTCTTCTGTTTTATGAGCACCAAATCCAAAATGAGTTTTCTTACCATCATAATCTCCAATGTAATTGAACCCTATAGGATTTAGATTCATATAGAAATTTTCATATTGATCAAGAGTAGTAAAGTTTTCTTTAAGATTTTCGTCTGAAGTAGAAATGCTGTGTGATGCCCAGATAGACGAACCATAAAGTCGCAATTGTTGACTATCATCACCGACACATACACCTCCCCACGATGTTCCACGTGCAATTTGGTACCCATGCGCCCAATAAAAAGATTCGCTATCAGCACCAATGACAACTGCACCAGAACTATGCACTTCTGAGCAATAAAGCCAACCGTCCGCTACAAAATCTGTTGCATACAAATTTCGATAGCATTTGACTCCTTCTGAAACTGACATTAAATAATAGTCCCCATCAATACCAAATTTAAATCCAGTTGAATAAATTTCAACATTATTTGACGTACCTTGTATTCCTATATGTCCGTTTATTATAGAGACAGTATCTCCTTCATCTCCTAAATTTCCAGTTTCGATACTTCCTCTTATGGCGGCATTTTCTGCCCACAAAACTCCATCATACCCAACTCTAAAAGGAGCAGAATTGCTATCTTCAGCACCAGCCCAGAAAGCCTGATTTCCACCAATACCAGATGCATTACTTCCGCTGTTTGTCATCAGATATGTTGACGTAATATCATAGCGACCAATCTTACCATTCGTAGCAGTAATTGTTCCCGTAATATCTGCATCTGTGGCAGTTAATTTACCAGTGTGACCAACCTTAAATACGGCACTATTTCCGTTATCATTGCTTGTTGCACCCGCCCAGAAAGCATAAGCACTTCCGTACTTACCAATACCTGTATATTTACCAGATCCTGTCGTATACATCTTATTGCTAATTATAGTCCATCCCGCAATACTACCATTCGTAGCTGTAATCTCACCACTCAGGTTCGCATTCTTGGCAATCAAATTACCATTTGAATCCCAACTCAAATTAGGACTTGTAAAGCTACCATCACCCAGATTTAAGAATGATCCCTGCGTACCACCAGAAGAGATGTAGTTATGAGATTTAATGGCATCTGTTGCGATTTTATCGGCTGTAATGGAGCCTGCCAAAATTTGATTACCAGTGATAGTGTCAGCTTTAACACTCCCACCATCTATGATAGTTTCTTTATCGAGTATGTAAGTACCGGGTTCATTTGAAATAGAATCAACTTCCTCTAACATGATGCAATCTACCCATACATTAAAAGTTTGAGGCACATTAGAACTGCTTGGTTTCCCCCAGATAAGAGGAACTACAGACCAGTATAATCCAGTTGCATTATCTGCGACTTTAATTGCACAAATAGCTCGTTGCCAATCCGTACTTAGATTAACACCAGTAGAACTTCCTGGTAATTTTCTCGGATCAATGTTAGATAGATAAAGTCCATCTGTTTTGGTGTCTGGGGTATCATGCCCCTGAATATCTATCATGAACAGTCCCGTAGCAGAATCTGATTTTACATAACAAGAAAGTAGGTATTGTTTACCTGCTTGTATTTTTACACAACCGTAATTATTTGCAGAACTTCCTAAATACAAAGGTGTTGTACTTGAGTTTAAATTTGCAGTAGTATAACTGATTTTAAGAGATTTATTTCCATCATAAGATACCGAACTATCAATGCTGACAGAAGTTACACCGTTATCTTTTGCGTAGCATATAGCATCTTTTTGTGAGGCAACATTTTCAAAACTAGAGTAATCTAGATTATATAGATTCTTTCTGCCATCTCCTTTAGCAGTATTCATAAAGCTTACAATACCATCAAGATTAATGTTTGCTGATACAAGATTCATTAATCTATCAGTAATTTCGAAATTACTTGAACTTGTACCGCTTTTGACAATCCAACTGAATTTATCAGCGGTCTGATTAGCAATAGTTTCTACATTCACGATCTTCCCGTTAACATCTTCAGGCGCAAGCGTGAAAGGTGTAGCAGAAGTACCACGTTCGATTTTTAAGCAGATTTGCGAAATGTTGGAAGGAGTAATGACTGTAGAGCCAGAACCCCAACGAAGAATGATTGCCATGTATTTTGCGTCACCACAGTTGATTATTTTGGGGCTTGTTAGTGATTGCCACTCACTACCACTAGCTGGAACACCAATCGCTTTTTTGTTTACATCAAACAGCACATAATAGAAATTCAATTCTTCTTTAGATGAATTGGTGGAAGTACCAGCAGAAATAGTGACATTCCCAGACACAGAAAATACATCTTCTGTGCGAAGACGTGTAGCTAGAACTGTTTTAATTGAAGCATATGTCGAATTTGCAACATAGCTTACTGATCCTTGCTCCCAATTACTAGACAAATTACTTACTAAGTTCTGACCATTAATTTCATTGTCTTCAAGAGCTGGAGTGTAATCGGTTGCTTTTGTTCCACGCTCAAGTTTAGGACATGCATAGTAGACCTTGTCATCTCCAGACATAGAAGCTGTTTCTTCGAATCCAATTTCGGTCATATATGTATCAGTTGCCAACATATCTTTTGTAATTGTAAATGTGACAGAATATCTTGTCCAATTTGTACCAACATTAAAAGCCGAACCATTGAACCAATAAGCATTTGCATTCCCTTTGAATCGGTACGAACAATTAATGCTTTTTCCAAATGCGTTATTTGTTTTGGCGTATAGAGAGTATGTCAGTGTATCTCCAACTTTAACCAATCCTCTATCAATAACATGTGATTTGAACAACCATGTCAACCTTCCCCACTGATTTTTAACCGACCATACAGGGCATCCGTTAAATGTTTCGACTTCGTCTGTTAACCAACCAACGCCATAATAATCTTTATGTGCTCTAATAGTTTGAGAATACAGCAATAAATTTCTTCCACCAATTTCAAGTCCATTAAAATCATCCTTAGTCACATAAGTTTGACTAACAGTCGTTTTAAATCCATTCATTGTTTGCTTAAAATCACTGTACTCATTCTTAAAACTTGTGAAGTTCTCACCGCCCTCACCAATTACGCTCGTGACCTTACTGACTTTTGTGCTAATACCCTTAATATTAGTCGTGTTTTCCACCAGCTGATTCGTAATATGTGATTGTCTAGCAACAGGTGTGCCGTAGTAACAGTTCATGAGTTGACATTCTGACAGAGCAGAAATAGTTGTACCTAATCCAATATATTCACCACCAGATTTTTCATTTAAAACTACCTCAAGACAATTCCAACCTTGGATAAAACTAAGCGTTAATGATTCCCCACTACTAGTATTACATGTATCATCTCCGCCAATTAATTTGCCATTTAAATACAAATGTGCTCCATCGTCATGCTTAAATGTAATCGCAACACTTTTAGCAGCAGAGAACTTCACAAAAGTAAGAGCGTAGCCAATATAGTTATCTCCGTAAGCCCAGCTTTTCCCAAAATCCGTATCATTAATCAACACACTCTGGCTAGGTGTAAGATTTGTATTCTTAGCAAATACATCCATTGTACTCTTACCTTGATATTCACTTGCAAACAAACTCTTAGGATAAATTTCATATCTCCACTTATTTAGTCCTTCATTCGCTTTGCTAATATCACCCTTGACCAAGTTTAAATCTTGCTGATAAGTAGTCTTTTCCACTCTTTGTTCAATGGCTTGCTTATTTTTATCTACTTTTAAACTCACATCAGCGATCTCTGATTTGGTAGATAAAATCGCTGTTTGAAGATCCTCTGGAGCAGGTGACCAACCAGTAGGGGAAGAACCTTTTTCAAGTTTTAATTCTTCAATTTTTACCCCAAAGTTTGGATTTGTATTTCCTCGACCTGGTTGGATAAAAGTGTAGTTAACACTTGTGTCGGTGGCGATTGTATCGGGAGTAGTATAGCATACAACAATTCTATGACGTTTTCCGTCATTTAGAATTGTTCCAATTTGAGAACTCCCTCCAGCGTAACTTGCCGTATCATAGACTTTATCATCAACAAAAAAAGAAGTATAAACAACACCCTTACCGTTGTGGGATCCACCAAAACTATTCATAGTACCACTTGTTTTTGTAAAATAATAAGATAATACATATTTAGAGTTTGGTTGATAATTATTATAACTGTCAAAACTAAATCCAGAATTTTCAGACTTGTTTGTAAAAATAACCGTGCCATTTTTTGTATAATCATCCAAACTTAATTCGGCTCCATCGATCGGATTTAATTGCGATTTTTGGATTAAATTCCTACCATCACCAATATCACTCACGTCATAAATCTTAGCAATACTACACGTATCATAAAAACTACTATCGTTGGCAACAGCTCTGAAAGTAACCATAGTAACAGCATCACTATATAAACTGCTATCTTTGTTAACAGTCAACACATTATTACTGATCGTCAAGCCTTTTTGTCCACTCACAACATCAGCAAAGCTAACGCCACCATCAATACTGTACTGCCATTTACCAAAGCTGATTTCTCCTTGGATAGTAGGTTTGATTGCAATTGTGTCTGGTGCAAATGTTTTACCGCCATCTGTAGACTTGAAGTATTGAGATGAAGGTGTGATAGAGAGGTTTTTTGCATTTTCACCTTTTTGTCCTTTATCCCCATATACACCAATAACTTTAGGTGTGCTGATAGGTTCACTCGTGCCATCTGAATATTTAGTCTGATAACAATTCCATAAATATTTTTTATCCGCAGTGAGTTTTTGAGTTGTAATGTCTGTACTCCAACCAGAAGTAGAAGAAGTTACTCCAGAAGCTTGAGATGTTGCTAGGTAGTATTGAACTGTTTCTACAACGCCTTTTCCTTCGATATCTGATTGAGATGGACTCCAAGGAGTGTCGATATCTCCTTCAACTAGTTTGAGATTTTTGATGATAGAATAACCTACTTTACTTAAAGCATTTCTGCCTAGATATAGAATTTCGTTTGTAGGTGTTGTTTTTAAATCGTTCGTAGTTAAAACTACTGAGATGTGTTGCCACGTTTCATTCCCAATTATATTGTTTACAACGACAGTATTAGTGCAAAAATTACTTACATCTCCTTTACATATAGAGTGACTTATAGCTCCTGATCTGTTTGCTTTAATATCGTAACTTAATGTATATTTTGTAGATGGTTTCAGTTGTTTCAACATCTTAATATCTTTAAATGAAACAAAAGACCAATTTGATGTAGATATAGCCTCAGTATAAATTAGTTTTACAGCATCGATATTATCTTCTGTAATAAAATCTTCAACAGAATATTTTCCGCCAGAAGACTCTGTTCCCCAATGTTTTTTACCACAATTTGTTTCACTTAACATATTCCAAGCAAAACTATTCCCATCATTACCCTTAACACCTTGAGGTCCTTGTTTCCCACAACTCCAAGAAAACTGTTTCTTAACAGTCTGCCCATCAAGCGTAATAGGAATCTCAATTACTCCTGCATCGGCACCGATAGTAGTACCAGCACTCACACTAAATGTAACTCTTTTACTATTTTTACTGACAGTAATCCCACTGCCAGAAGTAATATTTCCAATCGTGTAATCAGTCCGTTCCTGGCTACCACGAATAACAATAATGTCTGTATAGTAACTTTGTGCGGAAGTTACTTTTCTATTTGAATCTGTAGCGAATTGCTGTGCTTCGTTTGTTAACATGACTGTAAATGGTTCTGTCATATTAGCAACAGTAATCTCGCCATAGCCTAAAGTTTTACCCATTCAAATATTTCCTCCTTAACGATAATTAGGCGTACATTAAAAAAGACAATAATGTACGCCCTGACATTATTGCCTATTCACTATCATCAACGACTTCACAGCCGAAAATCATTTTCCCATTTACAACAGATGAATCTAAGAAAATTGCTTTTCCAGATGCATAATTAGAAGCTGTGTCCAATTCCACCCCTTTTTTATCTCTTCGAGTCCAGTTGTAAGTATATTTTGGAAGATCGTTACCAGTAGCTGCTGACCAAGCTGTTCCATTATATTTCATTAAAGTAACTGTTTTAGTAGAAGCATCTACCTTATAATAAAAATCCCCACTCGCAGGCTTTGTAGGAGCAGAAGTAGAGAATGTTGTAGATTTCAATGTATCAATTTCTTTTCCGTTTCTTGTAACGATTACATATAAAGCACCTGCACCCTGTCCGTTAATCAACTGATCTCCTAAAGAACTCAATACATTAATTGAACATGGATCGCTCTGATCAATAACACTAACATATGCAGAATATGTCTTACCACCATAAACAGCATTACATCTGAACGAAGCAACAGAATCTACCATGCTAGGCGTTACTGTTAAATTCGCAGATGTAGCACTTGCGATATTTTGGTATGCTCCGCTAACATATTTACTCCATTGATATGTAACGCCAGAAGTAACAGTAGTTGTACCATTTGTTAATGTTGTTTGTAGCAAAACTGTATTCTCATCATTGATAATATGGCTTCCATTAGGTGCATAAGCTTGGAATAATATAGCATTTACGCCATTTGTGGCTTTCGTATTTTTGCTCCAATTAAATTTGTGCGTAGATGTTAATCCTGCTGCAACTATAGAAATAGTAATATCTCCACTCATGGCACTTGCTAAAGAAGCTCCATTCGCAACAGTTAAGATAATTGATCCTTCAGCAGAAGCAGTTGCATCTGTATTGGATTTTACAGTTATTCCACTTGGTAATGTCCCTACAGTAGCTTTACCTGCGATTCTTGTCGTTCCTTTATAGCAAGAATAAGGAATTGTGATATCTTTTGCAGCACTAGCAGTCCCATTAGAATTACAAGGAATTACTTCACTATAATTTCCAAGAACTGTACTTACAGCAGAAGTACCGTTTGTACCATTTGTACCATTTTTACCATCAGCAATAATTGTTACGGTCTGAGTATCCAATAATGTAGTTGTACCACCAGAAGCATACAATTCTGCTTTGATTGTCTTAATACTCGTGCTAGAAGGTGTATAGTTTACACTGCTTTGATCAGAACTTGATGTGTATTTAACTGTATATGTATTTCCATCTGTGCTTTCAGAGATTTTAAATCTACCAGAATAGGCTGTTGCAGATGTAGTATTTCCAACTCTTTTAGTAGCACTGAACTTAGCCTGTGCTGGACTAAGCACATTAGAAGCATTTAGTTTAAGAACATTACTTTCAGCTGTTACCTGATAAATAGTTGCATCACTACCAGATCTGTCTTTATTTAAAGAAAATCTTTTTGTAATATTTGCCTGACCTGATTTAGTACATACAAATTCAACATAACCAGAATCAACAGTAATTCCTGTAACAGTATATTTTCTTGTGTCTCCATCCCATGTACCTGTGATACCATTGCTTGGAGTAGCTTCGATAGTCCAGTTGGCTGAGTCATCAACCCCACCTTTGTAGATAGTAATTGTAGTATCAGCACCTGTAAGAGATGAACTATATAATCCACCATTGGCGTTACAAGGCACAGATTGTGTATCATTACTTAATACACAACTATAAACATCCTTACCTGCCGCTCCGTCCCTTAACTTAACAATCTGATGAATATCATAAACATTATCATCATTTGTAAGTAATTTAATAACTGCCACATCATTTACAAACACTGCATCATTGTGATTTACAGTAAGAGTAGTAGTTGTGCCAGCGCTAGGATAGGCAGCGAATGTTCCATCAGATTTCTTATACTGCCACTGTTTTACAGAAGTATTTGTTAACACAGCAGTTAATGTAATAGAAGAAGCAGAAGTAATTGCTCCATCTCCATTGTATTTAAATGTTGTATCTCCAGTAATGCTACAGTCGGATAATTCAGTAGCTTGTTTCACCAGAGTAAAGGACATCTGACATCTTGTTTCTGCTTTAATTTGTGTATCTGGATCAGTATAAACGATACTACAAATATAGGTGATCATTTCTGAACTATTCGGCACTAACATACTTTTGCTAACACTTAACACTCCACTAGATACACTTTCTCCTGTGACAATATTTGTAGATGCTGCTGATCCAACTTTTCTCTGCCAAGTAATGCTTAGCCCAGTCTGAGTTAATGACACCTGTTTATTATCAATAAAAATGACTGGCGTAAGTACCAATTTACTTGCTGACCAGTCAGGATTATATTTTGTAGTTGCATTGGGATCGTATGATACAAAATTTGGTTGGTTCGATGTCACATATGCTTGTATCTGCTTCCCATCTGTTAAGTCTGTAATTGTAATCTCGCCATAGGCAAGCACTTTTCCCATATAATTTTCCTCCTTAATTTAAAGTAGTTGCCAATGTTTCTCCATCAACAACAAAAGAGCAACCAAAAGTCGCTCCATTCATGATATCTTGTCTATTTACAACAACACTTTTCATACCAGAGTGCTGTTCATTCCAATAAGTATCTCCATCTGTGTCAGACGATTTTCTACACCATTCAAAGTGATTTTCTGACCATTCGCTTGTTACATCTGTACCATTTTTTGTTAATGTGATACTCAATGTAGATGTTCCGTCCACACCAAGCCTTGCTCCTGTAGAAGAAGTAAGAATGATATTATAACCCATCTCATTCATTTGAGAATCAAAATTATCCAATGTACTATTTACACTTTCCTTAAATGTCGTATACTCAGCTCCCCACAAACCGCCTTTGCCATCATAAATCTGTGTGATATCAACTCCGCCTTGTGCGTTCGCTTCAACGATAGGAAAGTTTAGCTTATCTTTAGATATAGATTTATCTCCAAGCATATTGTTTACAATCAATCCATCAGCAATCGCATCCTTAGTAATACCTTGACTTGTCATGATCGTTGCACCTTTATCGTCTTTGATAATAATGCTAGGATTTTTGTTTGTATCATAACCAATTTGAATTCCAACATTGCCTTCAGTGTCTAAGAATTGCATGGCAGACCCGTTCATTATAAAATTGCCGTTCTCAGATAAGATTCGCATTGTATCAGAGATTGTAATATCGCCTGCGGCTAAGTCACCGATTGTCATTTTCCCTGCGATACCATTAATGATCCATGCAGAATCAAACTTAGCATTTGCTGAGGAAAGGTTGAATACGATACCTGTTTCTGTAGAAGAAGCACCGATGATTGCAGAGTTAATATTGGCAACGTCTGTATTTAACTTTTTAATATCAGCTGAATTAGCAGCAATATATTCTGAGTTAATATATTTGCTAAACAACTCATTAAACTCAGCTTTGTCGCCAGTGATATTCCCGACATTAATTACTTTATAATTCAGATAATCTCCAAACAGTTTGTTGATCGTTCCTTGATCGCTCAACACATTTTGTACGCTATTGTTCACTGCATTTCCAAACAAAGAACTGTTCGTCATTCTCTGAAGCATATTAGTCATATACTCAACAGAATCTTTAGAGTCGCCTGTTCCGACAGAAATACTATTTTTCTGCGAAGCAGCAGTATCGTCAAACAGATAAGAGAAATCATCCCTACCTGTTAGACTCGTGATCATGTTAGTATACGTCACACTAATTTCCGAACTTTTTGTGCAAGGATTATATGCAACTGTCAATAATCTTAACTTAACTGCATAATCATCACGCAAGCCAACTCGAATAAAGTTACCGACCGTAAACTGATTATGCCAACCTTGTTTATTATCTGAATTTACGTCTGCATATTCATTTAATGAAAGAATGTTATCGAGAGAAGTCTCAATCTGATATTGTGGTTGAGAAGTTTCAGAGATACGTTTTAATCCATCTTGATATAATTCTTCGCAATGTTCGTAAGATGTGATTGCGTCATCAAGAGAAGTAGTAAAGATATTATTGTTTGTATAATCTCCCATACGAACAATATTCATGACAGCAGTATATTCTTTATCTGTCAATCCAAATTGCGGATCATTGAGTTCGGAATGAGTATTCATATCTGTCATTACATCGTCATATGGTTTCTTCTTAGTTTCAAGTTCATCAACCTGTGCATTTAACTCTTTTAATTTATATAAAAGTGAACCTTCTGTATTTTCATCTCCAAGCCAATTTTTGTACTTAATAAAATTCTTATGGAATACATTATAGGTTTTTTCATCCTTTACACCAGCTTTGCTAATCTCTTCATCAGTAAGGTCTTTCCATTCTTTTTGATATGCAGCGAGAATATCCATAATCTGTTTCTTATATTCATCACGCATACCTTCAAGTTCTTTGATTCCATATAAATCCCAATTTGATTCAAATTCATCATTGTAATCAATCTTCTTATCATCGGCTAAATGCAAGTTTTGAATTGCCACCTTAATATTTGGAATAATATAATCTCTTAATTCTTGATATGTATAATATCCTTTGTTGCTTTCTTTTAACAAAGCAAGATATTTTTCATGATCAACTTCGCCAGAAGGAGTAGTCCAAGGTTTATAGACACGATTCTGAATATCATCTGGTTTATCCCATTTTGTATAATTTCCGCTTGAATCTTTCTCATGATCATCTCTTGTATCTACACTGACTTGTATTGTAGTAAGCATCTGCTCATACATTTTTAGAGTTTTTTCAAGAGTTTCTTGATCCATTGTTTTATATTGAGCAATCTGGATTCCATCATTTGGCACACGATAATTAATCTCATCAATCTTTGCTTGATATTCCGCAGACTTCTTTCCATTCTCAATATATTTAGCATGGTTATCAATTTGCCACTTTTGCCATATTTTGACCTTATCAATAGTTTCTTGAGGAAAATAGTTTGTAGTCAAATAATAATCAAGATTATAAATCTGACTTCGACCATAATTGACTCTCGTAATATCTAACTCTTCATCGCCTTGAATTGTCAGAGCATTATACGTTGTATCTGCCTGCGGAGTCATTTTGAGCATATTAAGTGCGTTACGCCATCCAATGAAGATATTCGTGTCTTTTCCTATGTTTTCTTTTGCATATGCACTTACTGTTCTATTGATTGTATCGAAATAAAATACGCATTTTACAACATTGGCTACAGTTGTGTTAAGGAACGCATAAGCGTTGGTATTATCTGCCTCAAACGAATATTTTTCATTCTTTATTGCAGGATCGATATAACCGACACTCCATCCTGGAACTCTGTCTAATACTAAATGCATGAGCGATAATTCGTGGTTTCTATCGTTGCAGAATGTGATATATTCTTTCGCATAACCCATATCGTCTACATTATTTGTAGCCAACATTTCCATAGAATCGGTTGTACCTTTGTTGAAAGACAAACCTTTCATATCTTTATCTTCAAAGGTTTTTTCATCAGAATATGCTTCACATGCCTTGTATTCATATCTGCCATTATCATTCTGTAAAGTAGGCTCTTGAAGCTGAAAATAGTCAAGCCCTTCAAGATAAATCGTCATGTGGTCTTTTAATTTCTCATAGCCAGCAGATTCAACGTACTCACCATCAATATCTATATATCTGTCTACATTAAATGTAAGATGGTTAAAGTCTTTTAGTTGCTGTTCGTATTCCACACTGTTGATCTGTACTCCATTTAAAGCACAGATAACAGTTCTGTCAGGACGGCATAAATAAATTTTTGAATTGTGTTTAATCATAACAGATCACCGATCCGTTTCTGTGGCACATCAAACTCAATTTTATAAGTACACGCACCTGTAATACTTACAATATTGTATCCATCATGAAGTTTGAGCCATGAAATATTTCCAACATCAGCCCATCCAATATCTTCAAAATTAGTCAGTCCCGTTACTGTTCCGTCTGTTACCATACAATGCTTGCAATCAATACATACTGGCAAAGTAGGTCTACACAACACTGACATAGAGTTTTCATCACGTACTTCGATTGTTACTGTTTGACTTGTTTGAGAAGTGATCGTTACCTTTGGATAAATCTCATATTCCGTATCGTCACTATCTACAAAGATGTTTGTTGAGAATTTATTGCTTGTTGCGACTTCCCCAGAAATCTCATAGTGTTTCCATATAAATGGTGTGTCACAAACGAAACTGCATTGAACTGCATCAAGCTGCCCAAGTTTGCATGTGATCATTTTCCATCCAATATTCTGAAAGATTCCTCTGTAAATGACAGTTTCTTTATCATCTGCAATTCCTGTCAATGGTTTTACAAGAGTAGGAGAAGTCAGCCATTTATTGATCTTTCTCTGCTCTGAATTTGTAAATCCATGTCCGTTTTCTTTTACGAGGTAAAATTCATATGTGCTCTCATCAGAATACATTGCACCATAATGATTTGTCTCCTGACGTAACATTGTTTTTTCACCTTTAACAATCTCTCGTGAAAATCCCGTGATGTCATTTGTCACATCAAACTGCACGACCATCAGAGGTGTATCTAAGATTGTTTTTGTAGATTGTCCATTATATTCAAATGACAACATATATGTAATCTCCTTTCTGTATAAATTTTTGCATAAAAATAACAGGCAAGAGTGCGTATTTCTACGCACCGCTCAACCTGTTTCTTCCTTATTATATAAGGTTTAAACTGGACGTTTGCGACCAACGATTTTAGCCATGTCACGAGTAACTTTTTGAGAAGTATATTTATAAGATTCATTAACGATTCTTTGAAGTTCTTCGTCAGATACTCCAGAAGGAACATTAATTGCACCAATAGCTTCGCCAAAATTGACATTGATTTCCGTTGTTCCAATTCCATCCATAGTCATTCCGTTCAGTGTATGTCCATTTGCTAAGGCATTTAATACCTTATCTTGTCTTACTTTGTTTGCCAGATTAACAACATCGACAGTAGCAACCTCCTCACCTACTGCGAGAGAAGCGAGACCATCATCTCCGTTCTTATGCACAGATTTAACTAATCCACCTTGTGCATAGCCTGTGACATTGCTATCTGTCAGTCCAAGATCGCTTGGTTTGACACCATAATGTCCCAAGATGGTAGTAATCGTACTATCAATTTTTGCACCCTCTGAACTGATTGTTCCAGATAAAGATGTAAACGTCTCTTCGATCTTATCAACAGAAGAAGATAACTCCTTACAGTATTTCTCATAATCGTCATTCAGCTGTGTACTTAACTTATCAAGTCCGTCAATCTGAAGATTATAAATATGATCTTTTACTGTATCATCAAGTGCATCTTGTTTCTCTTGGAGTTCTGCTTCAAGACGTGCTTTCTTACTCTTCGATGCTGCATCAGCCACCCCATTAAGTGCATTTATCTGTGATTTTAGTATCTGAATATCCTTGTTAGAGGACTTTAATTGCTTGTCATATGTATAATAGTCATTAGATTTTTTTATAGCCTCAGAATATGCTGAAATAGTTTTGTTAATCGCATCCAATTTCTGCTTTGCGTTATTCTTCAGAATAGTTGTCACACTATCTTCGGCAGACTTAATACTCTTAACTGCGTCCGCAATATCTTGATCACTCTTCTGAATTGCATCAGCCCATTCTGTGTCAGAATATTCATCACGATGTTCAGCCATTTTGGCACGTTCTTGCATCAATTGATTTAATTCTTCTTTTTCAGATTTGACATTAGCAATATTTGTTGCAATGGCAGCAGTACCATAATCAGTCAGATTTCCGTCATCATCGAACATTGCATCTTCATCAATCAAAGAAGATATTGTTGTAAGTGAATTTTGTAAATTCTGAGCCGCTTTAATAACACGTTCAAAACCACGATAATAAATATCGTCACGCATACTATTTTTAAGTTCTTCGTTAGAGGCTCTTAAATCATCTGCGCTACCTTTACAAGCATTGATTTCATTTTGCATCTGCATCCATTCTTGAGAACCATATTTAATAGAACCATCGTTCAATTTGTTATTTAGGTTCTCTTGCATTTTTGCAGCTTCTTCATCAATGATCTGTGCTTGTCTCTCATTGGCATCAATCTGATTCTGGTAGTCAGAACTATCAAGGTCTTGACCTTTTGATTGTTTCAACTTTGCGGCAGAAGAAGCATTGCTACTATTTGTAGCTTCCATATTTGCTTTCGCATCATAATACGCTTTAATATTAGCCTGAGATTGCACGGCAGCATTTGTCTGTTCAGCAGCCCAATCCGCAGCAGCATCATTCGCATTTTTATTTGCAGTTGCTAAAGCATTTGTAGCATCCGCTTCATTTTGTTTAGCCTGTGCTAATTTATTAGAAGCGTCTTTTGCTTTTTTGACTTGTGCATTATATGCTTTGAGCTGTTTTAATAAAGTCTTATCTTTAATTCCTTTTAAAGAAACCTCTTTTCCAGACTTAATTGCGTTTTTCTGAGAGTTAGATAATTTCTTAGCCCGTTTGGTCTTCAGAATACTACTACCCTTGGTCTTAACTGCACTATCAGCTTTATTCTTATTAGCTTGTGCATTTTCACGTTCTTTCTGATATTTAGCTTGGTTCTTACTAGCTTCTCTTACAGCAGTCTGACTATTTTCGTACTGTTTCTTCTTATTTTTGACTTGATTGTCCAACACGTCATTCTGGTATGCGTAAGCAGGCTGACCTGCATAATTGCTGGCGATTGCTTGTTCTTTAGTAACATTATCTAAATATACCTGTGCATCGTATAATGCACTATTGGCACTAGACAGATTTGCACTTGTCTTGGCAGCAGAAGATTTTGCAGATTTCGTACTCTTAACGGCTTTATTGTAAGCAGTAACTTTTTTCTTCGCAGACCCTTTGAGACCCTTAGTAGAAATTGTCTTACCTGCTTTAATGCTTTTGTTAAGAGACGCTTTCTTTTTCTTAGATAATCCAGACTTATTGACCGCTTTTGTAGCAGATTTCGCCTTGGATTTCTGACTCTTTGTCGCTTTTGAAACCTTCTTTTGTGCTGTTTTATTAGCAGAAGAGGCACGACTCTGAGTAGATTTTGCAGAAGAAACATTAGATTGCGCTTCGGATAACTGATCGTTTGACGTTTGAACTAATCGTGCAACACCAGACTCTCCCGTAGATGCAGCAGAAGAACGATTAGATAATGTATCATAGGAGTTTTGTAGGTTTTCAATTGCTTTCTGTGCCTTTTCAGTAGGCATATTCAACCATTGATTGAATAAATCACGCTGAGTGTTCTTTAACTGTTGAGCAGCAGAATTAGCTTGAAGGTACTTCTCATATAAATTCTGATAGGACTCCACAGCAGAACGCATGTTATCATTCTTGATAGTATTGATATTCATACTACCGTTACGCACACGTTCAAAGTATGTCCGTAATCGTTTCTGATTCTTCTTCTTAGAACTGTTCTTTGTCTTAGGAACTGTCTTAATTGCCTTACTTGCAAATGAACTTGCCTCAGATTTATATTTCTTAGCTGCTTGCTGATTTACAGAAATTTCTTTGCCAGTTGATTTATATTGATTCCAAAGTGCGCTTTGCTTAACCTCTGGTTTTACATAATCATTGATCATATTAGCAAATTTTTCTGTAGCAGTTGCAGCTCGATCAATAGCGATTGCAATAAAGTCAAATTGTTTACCCATGTTGTCAAGCAATATGGCAAATTTTGACTTTTTCTTTGTACTCTTATCTGTAGCTTTGCTGTCTTTCTTTTTAGAATCTGTGTTCTTTTTCGTTGCTTCCGTATTCTTTTTAGTGGATTCTGTATGCTTTTTGGTAGAGGAAGAACCAGATTTCTCAGCGATACCACCACGCCATCCACCAGAAGCTGTCGCAGACTGACCAGAAGAAAGAGCAGTACCATGTGCAAATGCTGACATGCCACCTTTAATAGAAGCACGACTATTTGTAGACCCTTTTGAAAGTAAATCTGCTGTCTGCTGATGATTAAAAACTATATCTCCCCTACGTATATCAGTGAACTCCGCCCCATTATCTCCCGTAGTAAACCATTTATTACCACGGACGACTAATTCTGGCGCAACTTCCCCTGTTAAAGATAATCCAGAGAATTTAGCACCTAATGTTCCACTCGCTAATGCACGTCTACTATTTGTAATTCTTGGTATAGTACCATGAGCAAAAGCAGCAGTACCGTGGGCAACGCCACCACCTTTAGCAGGTTTGCCACTTTGGCTATAATTTACAGATACATTAACAGATTTATCATGTAAGCCATTGATCGCTGATTTTGCAGCTTCAACATCATGTAATCCACTTGTATTGATGGTAACTTTTGGAGTCGGATGCATCTTACCTAATGCATTCAACTTTCCTTTAATGCTACTGATTTTATGTGAAGCATTGTCTTTTACTTTGACGGTAATGTTCTTGTTTTTCAGTTTCTTTAAAGCACTAGCAATCTTCTTAATGACAGAAGAGGCGTTGCCTTTTGCTTTAATAGAAACGCTCTTAGATTTTAATTTCTTAAGAGATTTAGAAATAGAAGAAATTGTTTTCTTTGCATTTCCTTTAGCCTTAATAGAAATGCTTTTGGATTTCATGCTAGATAAAGATTTTTTGATAGAGTCAATGGTCTTTTTAGCATTACCTTTAGCATTTACTTTAACATCTGACTTAGATGACTGCTTTTTACTAGCATTTTGACTAGCAGAAGCAGAAGACTTTGAACCACCAAATAATCCTTTTATGCCACCTGTAATGCTTGACCAAATGCCTTTTGCACCAGATGTAAACTTGTCATATTTAGTGTTATCAGTCTGCCAATTCTGTGCTCCAGACTTAACCTGTGGTTTCTGATATGTAGTAGAATTCTGTTTTGTTTGAGCACTCTTAAATACTCCATTTAAATTAGAAGGAATACTTTTAACAAAGTTAGTTAGAGATTGAACTTTCTTTGTCTGTTCGCCAGTATTTTCTTCAGATTTTTTCGTCGTATTATTTTTGAACTCTTTTGTCTGGCGCTCTTTGAAGAAACTATTGATCTTGTCTAAAATGGAAGGAGATTTATTCTCTTTACCAGAAGTTTCTGTCTTGGTCTCTGTTTTAGGCTTCTCATTCTTAGAAGAAGTGCTGTCTTTCGATCCAGATTCAGACTTTTTACCCTTGGTATCAGACTCATTTTTCTTAGGTTTAGTATCTGGTAATTTACCGTCAGCCCAAGTAACCTTAATCTCATTGCCTTTATGTGCTTTGTTATAAGCGTCAATGATGGTTTTAACATCTTGGTTATCTTTACTTGCAGTAACATTTCCGCTCTTATCGACTGTTGCGCCATTACGTTTTAACTCTTTTTGGACATCGTTCTTGTCTTTAAACTTCGTTTTAACGTAATATTTATTGTCTGTTGCACCAGCAGTAATAAGATCCTGACGGGCTTGAACGGCTTTAAGATATGCTTCCATATCTTTCTTCGAACCAGTTTTATCTGCTTGCTGTAATGCGGCTTGAACTGCATTTTCTTTTTTCTCATACTCAGCTTCGTATTTTTGATTTAGTTCACGACCATTTTGACCTAACACAGAATCTTGAGCTTTTGTTGCCTTGTCTGTAGCAGAAGATCCTTCATCGAAAATTTTACTACGTTCTTTCTTTGCATCTTTGGATGTACCCCAGCTATCACCTCTGTCTTTGAGTTTTTGTTTATACTCATCAACAGAGTTCGTTAAAGCCGTTTCTGCTTCAGATGCATTAAGTTTTATGGTAAGTGTTTGCTCGAATCCTTCTGGTAGTTCTTTTTCATTTCTGCGCAAATCTTCAAGTTGTTGTTTGTATTTTTCGATTTCCTTACCTTGAGAATCTCCTAATGATCCACCATTTTTCTGCCAAGCCTGTGACCATTCATTCAGTTTTTCACTAGCACTATCCCATTGCTCTGTAAGAGAATCAAACTGCACATCCCAACCGTATGTTTTAAGATTATTCAAGATGGATTCAAATGGAGTGATACCCATTCCCATCTTTTTAGCCGCCTTACCAACATTGTCAATTTTAACTTTATAATCGCCAGTTTTTGCATTGAGTTTAGCCATAGCTTCACCAGAAGCATTTGTCATGTTCTGTAACTGACTTACAAACGCTTTAGGACCTGAATCGTCAGAAGTAAAATACTTCATGATATGATCATAGTTTTCTTTGAAATTCTTATCATCCGTCTTTCCAGTAGGAGAGATAAGACCTGCCATTTGCTTAAATTGGTCGGTTCCAACTTTACCTTTATCCCATTCGTCTTTGGCGCTCTTTAATCCAGACACAAAAGTATTGTAATTTGCATCATCGTCAGCAGATTTTGTAGCTTGAGTATACGTGTCAAGAGTATAAGATAATCCACTATCTTTGTATTTCGCAACATTATCAAGACGCTGTTTTAGCTGTTCAAGAGAACCTGTAAAGATTTCATTCTTATCGGTAATTAAGTCATAGGCTTCAGACAACTGATCGAGGCTAAGGTTTTCAAAATATCCTTTACCGAATATTTTGTCAAAGTCAACAGAAGAATTAAGCTGTTTACCTAATTTCTCATATTTACCGCCTTGTTCGGTCATATAATCTTTAATCTTTCGTAAAGATTCTGCTTCTTTATCATAGCCCTTTTCATTATTTTCATGAAAACTTTCGGTCTTTTTATTGGCTTCATCTACGGAGTCAGCAACACCTTCAATGACGTTTTTAACTTTCTGTCCACCAATTTCCAATCCTTTGGAATCAAGTTTTAACAACTCATCTTTGCTTGTAGCTTTAGAAGTAATTTTGGAAATATACTCCTGCATCGTTTTATCATCAAGCTTTTTACCAGTGCTTGACAATACAGGTGTGTACATAATTTCCTTTCCTTCAAACATACTACCGTCAGCACCAGCCATAGAAGAAGAGATTAATGTACTATAAGATTTCTTTTTATCATTATTTAACAATACAGGTCTTCCATTGAGGTCTACATTACCGACTTTGGATGAACCTTTGGATAATCTGTCATTTCTGGCAGACTGATATTGAGAAATTAATTTCGTAAATTCTTTCTGATCTTGAAGATTAGCTACCGTCTTTTGGTCTTTAGTTTTCTGACCTTTAAACTCATCGTTAAGAGTCTTGATCATTTTTTGAACATTTTGTCCGTTAGATGTTAATACATCGCTTCCAGACATAGACACGCCAAGCATACCAGACAACTCTTTAGTAGAAGCTCCTGTCTTTTTCTTAAGAGTCTCAAATTGTTTATTGATTTGCTTTTGCCATTCACTAGCAGTTAAAGACGTATCACCTTTGATATCAGAGAATTTTTCATAAGCATCTTTTAAAGAACTATCAGTTGCCAGTTTGCTTGTAAAACTACGAACTTTCTGTTCTTGTTCCTCAAGATATTTTGTTGCACCTTTACCAGACATCTTATCAGAACTTAGATCCATATTACTTACATAATTTTTGGCAAATTGCTGTGATGTCTTGTCTAATGTTGCAAATCCTTGAGATGCCTCAAGCGTATTTTCCAGAGTAGTAGATTTAAATTCTTTAAGTTGATCCTGAACTTCTTTCAGATTACTCTTTGTGGCTTCAACATATTTGCTCATAGTGTTGTCTTTAACACCGAGTCCACCACTATCGAAGTTTGCGTTATTTAATAATGTAGATAACTGTTGGTCTGTTAAGTTGTCAAGATCTGCATTTTTACCAAGAATACTCTTTGCTTCTTTCTTATAAGCCTTTGTGTTCTTGATCATACTAATGAGATTAGATTTGTTAGAATTTAATCCATCACTTTGAATGGATTTCTTGCTTGCAAAGATACTATGCAATGCGCCTGCGTCCTTTGTGCCGAGTAAACCAGTACCAATACCATTCGCTATTGATTGTAAACCAAATCCTAACCCTGCACCAGCGGCAGTACCAATACCAGGTGCGATAAGTGTACCAATTGCAGCTCCAATCGCAGCTCCACCTATACCGTATACAGATTTACCACCAGTCAGCAGTCGTCCGACGTTACCTGTTAGACTTCTGTCACCAACTTGATAACCTTCAGTGGTTTTATTCATATTTAAAGCAGCGGCTTTGTTCTGGATGGCTAAATTCTTCTTACTAGCGATCGCCTGTTTATTTTTCTGGATTTGACGTTCATATTTCTTAATAGATTTGTCAATTGCAGAATTATTATCAATGATAGCATTTCCTTCACTATCCATTGATTTAACAAGGTCTTTGTTAGTCTTAACAAGCTGTTTCTTTAATTCAAGATAACGACTATAGTCAGATGTAGAAAGACCTACGTTTTGATTTGTAGTATTATCGACACCTTTGGCGAGTCTGTTGAACTCTGCCTTGATGTCATTTACAGAGTCGAGTTTAGACTGACTCTTATTGATTTTCTTGTTGTATTTGTTGAGATTCTTTGTGCCTGCGTTTAATGCTCTGCTACGAATATTGTTAGCTAATGCATTGACACCAGCGGCAGCAGCAGTACCAGCAGCAAGTAATACGGCAGGGAGATTAGCAACCATAGTTTCTTTTAATCCAGTGCCTATATTACTAAGTGATGTCTTTAATTCTCCAAGCTTGGCTTTTGTTTTTGTTATACCATTTGAGAATTTGGTATGAACTTTTTCAACCCCACCTCCAACATGCGTCTTAAACTTGCTCGCAAAACTTGTTGTTGATTTTTCTGCTTTTTCAAGATTAGCATTGTTATTAAATCGTTTCATTGCTTCAGTAGCAGAGTCAGCAGAATTATTTATTGATTCAAAAGAAGCAGAGATATCGTGTTTCCGTAATGCTTCAGATACTTCGTTTCCTTTATTTTCAAAGGATGATTCTGGCTGATTAACAGCCAAAGTCATTGCATCGTTAATCACTGCTGAATTTAATTTGGATTTTTGCATTTTGTCGATTTGTTCATCAATTGACAATCCATCTTTATTTTTTGCAATTTCCGTAACCAATCCGCTAAACAGATCATTTTTCATATTCCTTTGATCTGAAGATAAATTATTTAAATCCTTAATATCTTTAATGGTACTACCTATTTTTTCAAATGACAAAAGCGTTAGGCATGGCATTTTATATATAAGTTGCGTTCATATATATAAAATGGTACAATTAAAAATATAAATAAGTTAATGCGGAGGTAATAAAAATGTCGTTAATTAAATGTCCCGAATGTGGACAAGATGTATCAGACAAAGCCGAAAATTGTATTCATTGCGGATATCCTATTAAACAATATCTCGAATCTAACAAAATCCAAAATTTAAAAGAAAATCAAGTATGTAATATCAATCATAATCTCGTTGATTTCTCTGACATCACACCATATCTTAAAGAATCTTGTGATACTGACATAATGATTAAAATTCTGTTAAAACTTAGAGATATGGAACAACGAATCGGATTGCTAGATGAACTTGAGCTGACAAAATATATTATGACGCAACATGTTATTCCTAAAGAATATGCGGCAGACACTTACGATCAGTTTCTTGAAAAACTAGCAAATAAATTACAAAATAATACTCATTGTTTAATTCATAAAACAACCACATATGACTTATCTCCTGTAAAAGAATATCTCAAAACACATAGCGGATGTAACTTTAAACTTATGGGAATGATCAAGAAAATTCCAGAGTTAACAAAAAGAGATGCTACATATTTAATAGATTTTATTAATAAAAATCATATTATTCCAATATGTTATCCAGAAAAATATGATGATGTTGTTATAGAAGAATATGTTAAAGAGATTGATCAATATTGGATACAAAAACATAATCCATGTCAAGCGATAGAACCTCAAATTCAGATGTTAACCAACAAACCTTCATGCCCTAACTGCGGATCAACAAATATCAAAAAGATAACTGCTAGTTCTCGCATTGTTAGCGGCTTAGTGCTAGGAATATTGAGTTCAAACATTGGTAAAACATATCAATGTAATAAATGCAAATATAAATGGTAGGAGTACGCAAATGAATTTAAACAAAGGACATGTCTTGATTGCTGTTCTATCAATTTGTTTATCATTTAGTGTTGGAACTAATATCAAAACTAGCGAAGAACATAAAAAAATAAGGTCAAAATACGAAGATGTAAAAGGTTCTTATGATGATATTTATTCACGTTATTATGATCTTTCCAAAGAGAATGATAAAATACAAGAAGATTTGAATCGTTCTAGTGGAGAATATAATGATCTATGGTATAAATATACGTCACTAATTGACAAATACGATAAGTTAAAAGCAAAATATAAAAAGGTAGCAAAACCGAAAAAATCTACATCAAAGAAATCATCTAGCTCAAACAATACCAGTTCATCATCAAATAATTCGTCTTCTTCAGATTCCGATAATTCTTCATCCGCAAGTTATACAGTTTACATAACAGATTATGGACAAAAGTATCATGCGGCTGGTTGTAGATATCTTAAAAAGAGTTCGATATCAATCTCTAAATCTGAAGCAGAACAACGTGGATACACAGCTTGTTCGCACTGCCACCCGTAGTGCAAGAAATACATATCAATGTAACAAATGTAAGTACAAATGGTAAGAAGAGAGGACTGTCAATCCTCTCTCTTTAACACAGTTACAATATCTTCAAAGCCGTTATTATATACTTCAAGATAATCAATATCACTAATCTTCAAAACGATATTCGCATTTTCCTGCCCTTCAGCTCTTGTATAAGTAGCCAGCACACTACCGTTTTGCGAAAATTTTGTGAAAGCATTTAACACAATATATTGTTTGTCTTTTCCTTCATCTGTTAACCGTAAGTTGCCCATAAAGAAATAATCTTTATCTTTTAGACGAGCAATTACACAGCTACCATTTGTGTAATCAAACACATCATCAAGAACATTGTTGTTCGTTGTGATATGAAATTGATTAGCGATCCAGTTCTTGACTTTTTTGTTTGATAGGATAAGGGATAATAATAATGCTACTATAATACATAAAATAATAGAAATCCCATTATTGATCCAAGATGTATCTTTTAAATGTTTTAAGATATTTAATCGTAATAATGCGATTGTTGCTAACGATACATAACTAATAATGCAACATCCAACATTAAATGCAAATCCTGAAAGTTTTTTAGAAATTGTTAACTGAAATACAAACAAGAAACATGCGCCTGGTATATAATATTGTAATATATTTGGCACAGCTTCAATTATTAAACTAAGTTCTTTGATAAATTATCACTCCTTTGACTTATTGTTATTCTGAGTTTGTTGGTGTTGAATAATTTTATCCAACATTCGTTCTTGGTTTGTCATACTATTTATCTGTTGACTATTTGTTTCAATAATATGTACATTTCCGTCTTTGTCTGTTACTTGTCTACTCATAATTATACTCTCCTTTGTATATGTGAATTAATAGTTATAACCCATTATACAACACATTTCTACAAAATGGAAGAATATTCCATGAGTATGATTGTCATTTTATGCGATATAGTTTATAATGTTAATATTATAGAAAAAGGAGTATAAATATGAAAAACAATGGAAGTAACAAAGTATTGATCTGGATCTTGGCGATTTGCTTTGCAGCTAGTTTGTGTGGAAATGTTGGACTATCAAATAGTAAAGACAGATTAACAACACAATATAACGAGTTGTATACTAAATACCAAGATTTGAAAACAAAGTATAAAGATTTATCATCTGAAAATGATGCGAATGTGTCACTGTATAATGACAAAAGTGATGAGTATGATTCTCTTCAAGAAGACTATGACGATCTTCAAGACAAATACGACTCCCTCAAAGAGAAGTATAAGAAGAAACCCGCCAAACCTAAAGCGGTATCTGCCAAGGCAAAATCTTCAGGTTCATCATCTAGCAGTTCATCCAACTCATCATCATCAGACGACTCATCAACGTCTGCCGATGTGATTGTACATATTACTGATTACGGAAGTAAATATCATGCAGCAGGATGTAAATATTTAAAGAAAAGTGATATTACAATATCTAAGTCAGAAGCAGAGCAGAGAGGATTAAGTCCTTGTTCTGTATGCAATCCTTAGTGTATTGATAAAACATGTACATATGCAAAAACTGCGGTTATAAGTAGTAGGGTAGAAGAGAGGATCGAATGTCCTCTCTAATTTCCAGATGATTTATTTTTTCGACCAGGATCTTCAGCTCCATCTGCTAGATCATCGAATGTCATGCCATAATGAGTTACAGTGTATTCGGCAATTCTGTCAAGATCAATAAATCCATCGGCTGAATCGTTGTCGAGAATAAGTTCAAATCTACGAACATTTTCTAAAGGTTTGCCGTCGACTTCAATAATATAAGGAAGTTCATGCATTGCACTGCATTGTGTATCAAATCCTTCGGCTTTAGTCTTTTGACGAATTGTTATAGTTTTCATTTAATCACCTACTTTCTGAAAGGAGTATAAATTTATGAAATTAAATCATGATTGTATAAGAGATGTAATGGTTTACATCGAAGATAATTGTATTTACGAGGATAATAGTCGTGGTGATCGATCTATTCATTCTCGTGTTTTCTATGAAATTACACACGATGAAAAATTATCGTCACGATATACAGAAGATGAAATTAGATATGTAGTTGCTCAATTATATTTTGAAGATATGATCATTGCTAGAATGACGCCAGAAACATTAAATTTCATACGATTTGAAGTTGATTCCCTATCGTTTAAAGGTCACGAATTTTTAGACAATATTAAAGATGATACAGTCTGGAAGAAAGCCAAGAAATTTGTTGGAGAGCATCTTACAAGTACATCATTTTCGATTATTGCCAATGTTGCGAGTAAAATAGCAATAGAAGCACTAGCAAGTGGAGCGACACCTAAATAATTTTGTACATAATAAAAGAGAGTGTTATTTACACTCTCTTTTTTACTTATATGTAATTACTCAAGATTATCTATGATTTCCAATATATCAACATCAAGCAAATTGAAAAATTCCATAAATTCATTGAATGCATCTTGATTCATCTGTCCAATTACTTTATATGAAATTTTATTCTTATCAAAATAATATAACTGTTCGGCTTTAACATATCCATCTTTGTCATTATGCGGATTTGTTTCAGTATCATCATGTGATATTGGGAAATTACCAGGATATGATAACTTATGCTTTTTATGGTCTTCGTTTTTAAAGGACGATAATACGTTACAAATCAAATCATAAGAATATCCTTGAATTTCTCCGCCATCGTCGTCTACAACAACAAAAGAATGTTTGTTTATTTGCTTACCATTATGTTTATACTTGTCTACTAAAATAATATCTCCAACACAGCACATTATAATATTTACCTACCTATTGTTACTTTTTTTCTTCCGTTAATTACATCGTCAGACCATTTGATAGGAACAATATCTTTCAGTGCTTCATTACTAGATATAATACGACGTTTTTTATTTTGCAATATATTCCTATCTAGTTTTTTATAACCTTCTTTCATATTAATCCCTCCTTTTTCTATCTTTTGATGCCTATAAATTATTAATTTCTATATACATTATAGTAGAAAAATAGTAGGAAATCAATAGAATAGTATTTATTAATTCTATTTACGCAATAAATCAGCTTATTACAACAAATTATTGACAAAATAATATCTCTGTATTAATATAAAAATACTCCATATAACTTATTTATCGTCAAGTTATACGGTTAAGTTTACAAGAAATGCAACGAGTTATCTTCCAAGTTCGTCATTGCATTTCCAAAGGATTTGCAGTCTATTGGTTACCGTAAGTGGTTTCTGATAGACTGTTTTTTTGTTATTGACATTTCAAGATTCCAATGATATTATGATAATAGAAAAAGGTGTTACCGATAACGGTTCGCCTGATAATTTATACGTTTATTAAAATAACCGCTTACTTACCAGGTCAGGCGGTTATTTTTCTGTAATAAAAAAGAAGTTATTTGGTAGGCGTCGCCTCTCCTACATCTCTTTTAACCCATAGGGTGCATGGTTGCAACGAATTTTACCACCTCAAATAACTTCTTGATTATATATTCGATTTATGTATTTATTGTAGCATAAGTATATATGACACTCAAGAATTACATTAAGAAATCTGTTTCTTTAATTCATCAATCTGAGAATCTTTTTCTTTGATCTTAGAATCTCTAAAAGCAATTTTCTTTCCTGTGCTACGATTTGTAGTTTCGATATATCTTCGTTTAAGATCATTTAATGCATACTCTGCAATTGTTCTATATTTTGGATCAATAGAAGAAGATATAATAATTGTTTCTAGTTTGTCATCGATCATCGTAACGATTTTCTGTTTATAATCCGTAGCATTTAATTTTCTGTGATATTCATATCTATCTTTTTTCTTCAGATGGGTATGTACATCAATAATCTTTTCAATATTGGCTTCAAGATTTGTATAATCTGATTCTGCCAGAATACGATCAATGTTACGAACTGCATATTTGACTTTGTCTGCATCATACTGTCTCTGAAGCTGACATTCTTCTGATACCGCAATGTCATACAATTTATTTGTTTCGTCTTTTAACTGCGAAATCAGCTCAATCATTCTCTCGAAGGCATCAGTATATTTTGCAGTAAAGATTAATGCTTTGTCACCAGTAAATTTATTTACTAACATTGCAAATCCTTTGCGATCCATGCGGTACATTGGACGAGTTTCGCCTTTTGCATCCACATAATCAACGAGCGCAAAATTTCCCCCGTTAAGTTCTGGTATAATTTCAATGAAATGTCTAATTTTTTTCATAACATCCTTGTGTTCTTTTCCATAAACTTCTGCAACCTTGAGAGAAGTAGTAGTCACTACACCGCTTTCTTCTTCAAGTCCAAATTCTTCATTGATTGTTTTAATCTCATTTTCTAAATTTTCTTTAGTATTAATCATTTAAACCTCAAATCTCTCGCCTCATTAATATTTACAGTTTAATAGAGGTAGAGTGATAAGTGTGACTGAAGCGAGGTTAGACAAATATCACACGACAGTTAATTACTCTGTCTACTTATCACTCAATATAATAAAGAACGGTCATGAGTCGTTCTCATTACCAAAATAAGTTCCTTACATTGGTTAATATATGCATTAAATTAGCATTTGACAACAGTGTACTTATAAAGACACAATTTGCCAAAATACCAATCGTCAAAATCCTTATAAAATAAGGACTTTTTGATGGTCGTTTTTTACATAAAATTTGAATTTTAAGTTCCCTGCTTAGAGATACAATATCTCTGTACGCAAACGATGATAGCAGGTAAAACATCGACATTAATTTACACTTTTGGGCTATACATTACCAGACAATGATCATAAGGTCGTCATTATCTGTCAGGATCGGTAGTCTCTGAACATCCATTCTTATTAAAATATCTTAGCTACTGTGCCTTATCCCGAAGCACGTTTCTTATGCGGTAGTTTACCGATACTTTCCTATATGGTAAGAATGTGTGCGGCTGATTAGATACAATCGTATAATACAATATGAATATCAAATTCTTAAACTATTCCGTCTATTGTTGCCAATTCCGTTTCAGTTTTGATATCCTTTTTCGTTCCAGCAATTACTCCTGATACGTGTATTTTAAAACCCCGTATCCTATATATTTGTTCGAAACACCATTTCTGTTTCTTCCTTATATATAGTAGGCTCACTGTCACCCTAATGATTTTGAGATAGGGTCAACCTAGGTTTTTAAAAAGTTTAATGCCAGCAAAGCCAGCGGCAGCAGTTTGCAATAATCCAAAACTACTTACTAATTTATTAACTACATTAAGAACATTTGATAATAAAGTAATTCCTCCACCAAGAAGGTTTTTATCAGCAAATGTTGTTGAGATAGATTGGAATGAGTTTTTAAGATCTTCTGTTTGTCCTTCCAAACTATTCTTATAAACTTCATACTTTTTATCTGTAGATCCAGCAGAATTTTCGGATACTTTCTCGTATTCTTGAGCTTTACCGTAATTGGTCATAAGTGTAATGAACTCATTCATATGATGTGTGCCAGCGAAAGACTGTGCGATTGCACGTTGAGACACGTCACTATAATTAGTCCAATTGCCAGCAACTTCATCAAGAACATCACCAAAATTACGGAACTGATCTGTTTTGTCTCGCAGATTAATACCTTCTCCACGCAAAACAGTTTCCACGTTACTAAGATCCTCTCCGTTATTCTGGTAATCTTTTAATCTTGATAATTTAATATTACCCATACGTGCAAAAACAGCATTTAATCCAGTACCAACAGAACCCATACCTTCCTGAGTTACTTCACCGATTGTGGCTAAATACCCAAGCAATTTATCCATTGAGATTCCAGCAATTTTTGCTGTATTTGCAACTTCTGACATACCTTCTGCCAAACCACCAACATCAGTAGCAGAAGCCATATCTACAGAACTTAATTTATCTACGATTTTTAAGGTATCTTCGGCACTTGTAACACCATAACCTTTTCTCGCAGAAGTTAAATACTTTGTAGCATCTTCAGATGATAGTCCGCCAACCTTACTCAGTTTAATAGAACTTTCAGCAAGTTTATTAGACTTTTCAACACTTTGTCCCTGTTTCATCCACTCAGTAGAAGAAGCAGCAACATCTGTACCAGTAGCCTTTAATTGATGCCCCATATTTGAATATGTTTTCATCAAATCTTTGGCTTTATCATTTGATACACCAGTAGCCATCTGAAGCTGAGTCATAGCACTATCTACATCATATGTATTTTGCACCATTTCCTGTGCTTTGTTCATACCAGATTGCAAGATACCGTATGTTCCTACAAACTGAGAAATCTGACTAAATCCACGCTTAACTTCTGAAAACATTGAAGTTCCAGTAAGTCCTTTCGCAGAAATTTCAGCCTGCATTTGCTTAAAGTCTTGATTTGCTCCTTGTAATTCACCTTTGGTTGTTGCAGACTCAGACTTCTTTGCAATATCTTCTAAGACATCGCCGTAATCCTTTGCAGCTTTTGTATTGTTCTCTAAATAAGTTCTGATCTTATTTGCTTGGATACTACCTTCACCAGGATTAAGTGCTTTTGTTTGAGTTGAATTGAGAATCTTCATCGCATTATTTAGTTTTTCATATGATTGAATTACTTTCTCATTCTGCTGAATGATTGCATCTTGATTTGCAGTAGTTGGTTTTGCCTGATACTGAGTATGTAACTTTTGTAAATCTTGTACATTCTTTTCATATTCCTTAAAAGATTTACTTGCATTTTTATATTCTTGAGTACCTGCGTAATAGCTATTTAATTTATTCTGCTGTGCGGCTAAATTAGCATCATACGATTTATTTCCAAGATTCCTAGAAACATTTTCTACGTAAGAGTCTTTTTTCTCTTGTTCCTTGAGTGCTTGATTAAACCAGTTACTATATTGTTTTTCTTGTTCTTTGTGTTGTTTTTCAACTTGTTTTTGAACATCGCTCTGAAGAACTTTATTAGGAGAAGCATTTAATAAAGATAAACTACTTGCGGTGTTTTTATCATATTGTTCAAGTTTGGCGTGTGCCTCAATTAACAGATCACGATTCTCAGCGCTTCGATTCTTCTGAAAGTTGCCATACATTCTGTTTAGTTCTTTTCGCTGTTTATCGTAATCAATGACGTTCATTCCAAACTCATTGTATTCTTTGCTGTTATTGTCAACATACCCAGAAAATTGTTTTTGATATTTGCTTGATTTTGATGCAAATTTCTTGGCTTGAATGTCGGATTCAATTTTGGCAGCTTTTTCGTTTAAAGCTTTTTGCTTTGCTTGAAATTTAGCGTTGTTTTTCTCTTGTTCCTTGAGTGCTTGATCCTGCGCTTTTTCTTGTATTTTTGAAACATTTTTTGCATATTTTTTAGCGTCTTTATCTGAAATACCTTCATTTTTTGCAATGTCAGTAATTACAGATGCCATTTCCTCGGCTTGTTTCTTCTGACGACTGATAAGCCCCTTATCAATATTAGTTTCACCACTAGAATAAAACGTCCCAGAAGCATGTTTCATCTGTTTTTGAATTGCAGATTTACTATATTGTACATATGATTTTGCTTGAGCATTTGCCTGTCTTTTAATTTGGTTATTAAGTGTTGTATTTGTTGATCCGCTTGTCCCGACAGTAGGATTAATATGAACATCCCTGTCTTTTACAAGATCAGCCAATTGAGATTCAACATCACCTTTATTAAGTATTGCTTTAATGACGGCTTGAAAATCCATTTACTCACCTCTTTCATAATTTTGTGCATAACAAAAAAGAGCCTAAAAAATAGACTCTTTACGTTTCAGTATATAATTAGCAGACGGTCAGGGAATCGAACCCCGATCTCTGGTTTTGGAGACCAGTATAATTCCATTATACCAACCGCCCGTGAGAGCAATGATCAATTACTTGTTACTTGTTGTTTAACTAATTGCTGTCAAACATGGCTTAAGTACCCATGTACCAGTAGGGAAGTCATAAAGATGTGATAAAACATATTCATGTGCTTCGATAACTGAACCAACATTTACCTCTGTATGTATAACTATTCCTCCGCCATACATACTCCATTCAGCACAAATAAGTGTATAGTAATTTTTTCTATTCTCTATCATCATAACATCATCTCCTACTATATAAGTGGTGTTACGTCATAGATTTTGTTGTGTAATTGATCATTGCGAGTTTGAGTATATCATAGTAATATATTGTATGTATACAGGTATATTTTTCCAATACTATAAATCAGACAAAGAACCTTGTTTTCCTTCTTTAATACCGTCTTTTGTAAAGTATTTTCCGAAGTCATCTTCTGCGGATGAATCGTTGTAAATACCAACCAATTCCGTAGAAGACCATCCAAAGAATTCTTTGATAACATCAATCGGAATATTCTTCTTTGCGAAAGCAGTACAAGTATAATGTCTCATACAATGGTAGTAGAAGTCTACGTCCAACATCTTTGAAAATTCAGCTGTCCATTTGTCAAGATTGGATCTACGATGCCAACCATTTTTATCTTTCGTTACAAAGATATCATCAATGTCAACGCCAAGTTCTTTACGTTGTTTGTCCCATAAATCAATGTATTTTTTAACATCAACAAGGATAAATTTGTTTAACTGCTTACCTAATTTACCACGACCCTTGGTGCGAATCTTTGGCGTTTTATATAAAGCACCATCAAATTCAAGAGCATCTTCAGTAAAATAAGACATCTTCATCTGAATGATTTCAGATTTTCTCATTCCAGAATAAGCAGCAATAGCGATAGCACACGCTTTTTCATATTTCTCTTGTTCGACAAGAGTTTTTAATAAGTCATCAACTTTTTCATCTGGCAGAATCGTTTTCTCACGCACTGCCTCATTTGCAGGATTCTCAATCTTATTTACAATTTTTCTGAATCCTTCAAATTCTTCTTCCTCATCTAACATATTTTCGATATAATCAGATAAAGAAGAAAGACATGATTTAACACGTCTTGTTCGTTTAGGACTCCACCCCATACGTTAATTGCATGATTTTGAAATTTAGCAATGTCACGTTTGGTTAATTTAGCAAAGTCCTTATTTTTATTATGTTCCAGATTCCAACACCAGAAAATATCTAAGTCATTGCGATAACCTTTGATCGTACTCTGCGCACGATCAACAGAAGCAAGGTAATCTAACCACTCATTGCCTAAATCTTTGTTATCTTTATTGACCAATGCTAGTTTTTCTGGAGATGTAATCTTGTTATATACCGTAAATCTAGCCAACGGTAAAACCTCCTATGTGTAAAATAAATACAACCACAATATATAGTGGTATTCGTAAAAATGAATCATATATATTGTGGTTGATAAGCATATAAAATCTTGGTTTTATTTTTGTGGAATTTACATCAAATTTGATGTGAAAAGAAATTATTGTTTAAATCTTTTTGCAAATGCCTGTTCAGCATATTGTTGAGCTTTTTGCTCTGTACGTTGCCAGAATCCAGAAGTTAATACAATACCAGATCCCCCAGATTCCGCTTCTGAAAAGACGTGAGGAGTAGAATAAGTTCCAGTGTTATAATTGTATCCCTGATCAAGATACACGGTGGCACTAACAGAATCTCCGCCACCAACAACGCCAGTTGTTCTTGCAGAGTTTTTCATCTGATATGTTCTTACATATCCACCTTGCTCTGGCGGTATTGGCTCTCCACCTGCATAAGAAGCAGTAAGCTCTTGGTTAGCAGTTAAGAATGTCTTACTCTCAGCTTCACTTACAGCATCACGCATTTCATTCTGGATTTGTCTCCATAACCCAGCCATTGCGCCCATGTTCCCCATGAGATCACCTTACTTTCTGTCAATAGAAACTACATTATTATTGACTGCATCAGCGGCACCCTGTTTAATTGCTTCAAGTGCATCAATTCTATTTTTCTGGAAATCATCAGATTCAACAACAGCTTTTGTAATGTCTTCGGCAGTAAAGTCAAAACCATGTTCTGCAAAATACTGCATCATCTTCTGAGTTACCTCTGGATCAGCCTTTGCAAACACTTCGTTGATATATTCAAGAGCAGGTGCTAAAGCCACGACAGATTCTACTAAATCGTCAACACCTTCAACCTTGAAATTCACATCTTTGCCGTCAAGTTTAATATCAACTGCACTTGCAATTAACTGCTGTTTAATGTAATCGCATTTCTCATCAATTGCAGTTAACATATCTTGAAACTGCACTTTATTAATATCATTTTCATCAACAAATGCGTCAACATCAATATCTGATGCAAGTTCGTATAATTCATCAATACCAATGCTTTCTAAATCCACGTTTCCATAAAATTTTATAATATTCATCTTGATTCCCATAAGTTTGCTCAGTGGATCATAGTCCATACTAGATATTCCGTTTTCGTCCTGAGTTACAGGAAAAGCAGAGGCTACAACGGCTTCAACGAAATCATTTGCCTCAAATCTATTTAAAGACTCATCTGCATAATGTCTTGTTTCAAAATCAATTTTACCCATAAAATTATCTCTCCATTTCTCTGTTTAACTTCTCAAGCAATTCAGATACATGATATCTGTAATTGACTTTTAATTTTCGACTATTAACAATGATTGGATTAAATTTTGCCAAATCCTTTTCGTTGAATGATTTTTTATCTATAGAAGCAATCATTCTGTCAAAATCATTAATATGCTGAAAATATGTAGTTTCTGTGTTATCTTTCTTTCTAAAATTAAATAAAAAACCTGCGACCATATTTCTGTAACCAACAAATTCTCTTAAACCTTTAATCTGATGATAATGGATCACACCTTTCTCTTCTTTGGTACGTTCAAAAGAAATAGAAGAAGTGCCAACACTTTTCAATTCCAATGCATACATATAAGGAGAGGAAAATAAGAAACAATCGCAAGGATTCTTACTTGAAAATCTTAAATTACTACAACCACCAAAAGATTGTGCTTGATCTTTTAAACGATAGTAGAATATGTCTGAAGGAATACTGGCTTTCCAATTTTCTTCAAATCTCTTACCAACATTCTTTGCCAACCTATTCACCTACCTGATATTTATCGTTAATATATTTTCTATAATCAACATATAGCCTGTATGTATCTTTTTTTGGATACCAAAACGCCATAATATCTGCACGTTCAGATGGATAGACCAGAAGTGGTTGTACGCCATGTTCCACATAGAACTTAACCTGTGCCAAACTTGTAACAGGAATGAGTTTTGTATCTTTATATGCTTCCTGCAACTGTTCAGGCGTTATAATTTCTGAATTCAATAAATACACCCTTTCTTTTAAAATCGTAAAAAATAGGGAAGAAAACAAAAAATCATATAATCCAATTTGTGAACCATATTAAAGTTTTGTTCTCTTCCCTATCTTCTAACTAAAATGTAAAACTATAATATGATTACTGCAATATTTTTTCATGTTCAATATTCCAAGTTAATACACTACTGATTAGTATAAACTAACCAGTAGTGATAAATAATGTCCTTAAATTAAGCTAAAGACTTGATCTGATAAATATCTACAAATTCATCATCTGCATCTGTCATCAGGTCAAATGTGATCTTCAGTGTAATAGGATCTCCCTCAGCTACGAAAGCTAATTCGATATTTCTCTGAGGAGTAGCTTTGTAGCAAGTGATATGTAATGGTGTTACAACTCCCTGCTCAGATTTCTGATTGATTTCTGCGTCAACTCTGAAATCAGCTAATTCCTGATTATCGTTAATCTTAACTAACTGAAGTGTAGAATCATTTACGATATAAGATACATCGTATTTCTTACCAACAGCAATTTCGCTATCTGTTGTAGCTGTAAATACTTTTTCTGCTACGCTTCCTTCAATCTGTGTTCCACCAACGTCACCTTTTCCGTAAACGAATAATGTTCCGTCTTTTGGCTGATCTGGTAATGTAAGTTTTCCTGCTTCTGTAGCAGTGATCGTCTTCATTTCTGCACGATCTCCACCTTCTGTGATTGTACCGTTACCAAAGATAGAGAATAACTCAAATGGATATACCTGAATTTCTGATTCAAGTGTTCCTTCCATTGGGTTAGCAAATGTTACAGCATCTCTACCTCTCTTTTTAGCTTTTACAGAATCTGCTGTAATATTTAATGTTACTGTATTAGCATAATCAACTCTTAAAGCCTTTTTGCTTGTAGCTAAGTTAGTTAACTCAAATACACCGCAGTCACGGCTTGCATATTTCTTACTAGCTGCCATTTTGTCACATCCTTTCATTAGAATTTTTAAATTTTAGTATTAAAAAAAGACCCATAAAGATAGGTCTTATTTTTCCTCTTTGAGATTTTTCAAATATGAATCTTCTTTAAAGTCACTACCTTCAGTTCCCCAGACGCTGGCATTAAGAGCCATGATTTGATAATTTCTATCAATTAAAATTCTTTGAAAGTTATCATATAATTGAGGAATCGTTAATTGCCCTACGTTAGTAAAATTAATACTTGGGTGATATGCACATACGACAGAGATAATATTTCCGATATCATATTTTGGATCTTGTTTATCTAAGTTTTTTCCACGAGTACGTTTAGCTTTTGCCTTATCACGTCTACGTTGCATTTGGATAACAACAGGATCTTTTTGTTTTGATAATTCTTCGGACACTGTGCGTTCATTGTTGATATTTGAAATTTGCATCAGAATATGTAATACATCATCAAAGATTTCTCGATCAATAACCCCGACAACCTGTGATTCGATTTCTCCAGTTTCTTCGTTCTCATGTGTTTTTAAGATCTCAAATCTTTTTTCTCTTAATTTATACACAACATCTTCGACAAAATAAAAACAAAATGCTCTCACATAAATCCGTATAACATCTGTGTTTTCTGATACCAAATCAAATAATTTAACATCTGTTCGTTCTTCATAAGGTAATGCCAAAAAAGCATCATATTTATCTGGCAGGAGAGCAGAGTAGTAGCTATCTACTGTCAATGTCATATAACTAGCATATTGCATCCATAGCTCTTCACCAATTCTCCTACGATCACTGATTTTAGGTGGCTGAATATGCCCGATTCCAACAGGTATTGGTTCGCTTGACAGTAGCTGTGAATAAGTAAGTTTTACGTCACTCACTTACAAAGCAACTCCATATTTATATCATCAATCCGATACACCATTGTCCTGCCATAAAAGTTAGTGTTCGGTTTAAAAGACTGTAATTGGCTTGTACGAGTATCTAATCTCATAGCCCCGATACCAAATGAGTCTTTTATTGATTCGTCAGTTAAGGCAAGATTGATTGCTTGGCAAATCATATCTAAACGATTGCCAGCGTATCCTTTTTCACGCCATTCTGACCTTTCATCATCATCTAGTTTGATAACATCCCTATGACATACGACATTGATAACCAATGTGTAATCAATAATAGATGTTGATGTACTAGGATATGTTTCCATTAAGATAATAGATCGTGTATCTGTAATGGTTTCATCCATATATGGGACATCTTTGCAATGTCCTAATAAACGATTGTCTTTCACTTGCCCATGTATATTTTCGCCAATTTTGCATCCAAACCAATTATCCTCGAAAGAATAATCCTCATCATCAAGATATGGCATAGCAAGAGTGTTGACATCGTCATTTGTCATTAAAATATTTCCTACGGCTTCTTTGATCAATCCAAGTGAAACCAGAGGATTTTCCATCATTTTTTCTGTTTTCGTCATTGAATTTCACCTATGTAAGACTTTCTATAGTTATTTCAATAGAAGCAGTAGAAGAAGTTCTATCTTTTGCAGATAATTTCAAGATGATTTTCTGACCAACTAATGCAGAATTTGACACAGAGATTCCAATGTTTGAACCAGTTTCTTCTATATTAATGGAGTCTTTTAATTCACATTCAAGATCCCATTGAGGATCTTTTGTAACTATGTTTCCATCTAAGTCTTTAAAAGAAGCGGTAAATGTAGATTTCTTTCCTACAAAAACTTTCTTGTATCTATACTTAATAGTAGCAGTACATGTCTGTTCTACAGTTGGAACATCTGGCTGTTCTGGTTTCTCTGGCTGCGTTGGTTCAGGATCTTTTTTAGGCTCAAAGTAATCACATAATCGCAAGTCTTTTCTGTCTTTCGCTGGGTTAAATTCATCTTTATCAACGATAAAAGATAATACACCACCATGTTCAGTACCAAAATGATATAAAACATTATCATCACGAGTGAATGTAAATACGTCATTTGGAACTTCACGAATATCAAGAAATACTCTTTTTCCATCAAGCCCAAGAGTATCATCGTCTTGCGGTACAATTACCGTATAGTTATTTGACCCAACAAATATAATATTGTTACCTGTTTTACCAACATCATATTTAGATGCCGATTGATAATAAGCCCATCTTTCATGGATATTACCGTCTGCATCTTGCCATTTTACAGTAGACTGACACAACTTCATTGTTGTTTTTTCAAATACACCACATTGTCCAGGTCTTCCGTCTATGATCCAGTAATTATTCTCAAAATATACATACATTCCTGCTTTGGAAGTATTACATGGGAATAGTACAGTTCTCTGCATAGTTTTTAATGCGGTATCAGAATCATTATCTTGAACCACACATCGGATAGTCGTTCTTTCTGATAAATCAGAGTTACATAATTCAACCGTAGAAGCAATGTCTGTATCTAAGATCTCTGCAAATTCATCATCTTTATAATCGTTATATGCATCATTTTCATAACCGCCCGTTAAGTTAGGTCGTGTATTAGGTGTTATTAAATACCAATCTTGCATTTATCGCACCTCCTATGTATAAGCGGTAGGTTTCTGATTGTTTGTCATTTTTTCAGCATTATATTTAATAGCATCAAGCTCATTCTTTGCTGAAGTTTTTGACCCATTATTTCCATCAATACTTAATTCTTTTGTTACAATACTCACTCGTTTATTTACAAGAGAGTAGTAACGCTCCTGATAATATTGATGCATATATTCTGCCATTGTATCTATGACATATTGATCAAGATCTTCTGAAAATTCTTTTGTTTCTACATCGAATGTAAGATCATCAATTTCCATAGAATATCTTGCAATTGCCTTTTTTAGCCATTGAAAAACTAAAGAGTCTGGCAAAGGCGTTTTATCTGCGAACGTAGATTCAAAACTTTGAATTACATCATCTGCGGTTGTCATTATAATCACCTACATCCTATTTCATTTTGTGTCCCGTATAGTTTTCAATGAATCGAATTTTTTCGTAATCGTTATAATTACCTTTTTTAATCATCATCATGACAGCTGATTTTTCAGCACTTGTAACAATATACTCAGAAACTTTGTCCTTAAATGTTTTTGATATCCCTTTATAGGCAAATAATTTTGCTACTAATTCAGGCGTTAAAATTTTCTGAACTTTCTTTTCTTCTTTATTGTCAAAGTCTAACTCTTCACGAGTATCAGCGTCTTCAATATATAATGTTGCATGAGAGCCAACACCATCAATTCCAGTAAAAAGCATATTCCCGTTCTGCACCTGTGAGATTACTTCTCCACGAGATAAACGAGTAGTACCATTTGGTGTGATTGTTACATCTCCTGTGGATTCAATTCGCTGAAATCCTGTTGTCCAATTGGCAAGGCTGCGTACTGTAATTTTTGTTTCCATGCTTAACTCTTTTACAACTTCTGTATTTTCCATCTCTTTCAATTATTTATCCTTTCACAACTAATTATCGTTTACTTGAATTTGTATTTTACAGAATTATACAATTCAATCTTTTCATCTAAATCTTTCGACTTTTGGAATGTCCAATAACGTACACCAGTATTTTTATTGATGTTAGAAGAAATATAACTTTCGCCTAACCCCATTAAAAAATAGTGTAGTTTTTTGGAATAGCAAAAGTAAATATCGTTCATGGTCTATGTCCTCTATTTAACTAATTAATTGCAAAGATATACAGAATTACCATATATCTTTGCAAATAAAAAAGACCCATAAGGTCTACATTTCTTCAACTATTTACGAATTCTAGTAAGTACCAAGTTCTGTTGACAGTTTCTTGTCTCCAAGTAAACCAATCATATATTCTCTTCCTGGAGCAACTAAAGCACCAACTTCAAGGTCATATCTTGTGATTAACTGACCTGTTGATACGTCTGTTCCAGAAATAGATGTTAATCCGCCTCTTGTTACTGTATAGATTGGAGACTGTCCACCAGCAGGAATTACATATCCGAGTCCCTGTGGTAATACTGTCTGGAAGTCTGTTCCAGCTGCATTCATCAGAGAAGTATCATATGGGTTTGGTAATTCAGAAACAACTGCACCATTGTACATTCCCATTAATCCTGTATCGTGGATTTCTTTCATAACGGCTTCAGAGATACCTGTAACAGCAGGTGTTGTTCCCTGATATCCTGCGAATGCATTAAGCTGAGAAACTAAAGCATAATCACCAGTGATAGTTGGTTTTCCGAAACGTCTTACAGGTGTGATAACTCCATCAACACCAGTTTTTGTTAATCCGTCTCCCTCGAAGAAGTATTTAACTCCATCTGCATGTTTGATTGCTTTGTAGATTGTTTCTACAACATAAGCAGCAGCCTTGTTTCTGATCTGAATAGCGATCTGATTCTTTAACTCGTTTTCATCGCTCATGTCACCAATAGCAGCTTTTCTATAATCTACTGCATAACCAGCAGAAATAGCTACTGTAGCGATAGGTGTTCTTTTCTTTCTGATTACTGGGAAGTTAACATCCTGACCTAAAGCCTGTTTGCTTGCTGGGTTTCCAACAAATTCTGGGATTTCAACTTCGCAAGAATCATTATATCCGATTGCTTTGTAATTTCCATAGATGCTTAATAATTTAGCTTCCTGAAGAATCTGAGGTTCCATTGAGAAACGTCTGATTTCATTTAATTCAGAAACTGCGGATAAATCCCCAGCAGAAGCTTTACTATTTAATTCTTTAATATAATTAGCAGCCTGATCCGCTTTTCTTCCGAAAGGCGCTAAGTCTTTTCCGTCTCTCATTGCAGAGAAAATTTCTACTACAGGAGATTTTGTAGACACACGACCGCTCGCAAAGTTCGCATCCTTACGTTCGTTGTTTAATTCAAATGTATACATTTATACTATCCTCCTTTTTCAATTAACTATTTTGATACTGACTGTGTAGCTGGAGCAGAAGCAACAACTCCTACAACAATGCCTTTGTGATTTCCAATAATTTCAGTTACTTCTACATATGGTGCGGCAGTAGCTCCTTTAACAAGATCCCCTGTTGCTGTAGATTTTAACTTGTCACCTTTAGCCACCCCAGTAGGAATCTGTTTTCCATAAATTTCAAGTTCTTTTCCATCTAATTTATCAAGATCTAAAACTCTTAAATCTGATCCTTTTGCGATAAAGTATCTGTCTAAACCTTCGTCGTCACCAACTTCAATATTCATTACTACCTGTTTAGCGTTAGCGGCTAAAGCAAATGTACCTTCTGTTACTGTTCCAAAATCGCCATTATAAACATCCGTTCCTGCAACAGCTTTTACATATGGGTATAATTTCTCGATTTCAGAGATATTGCGGAATTTAATCATTTTTATCTATCCTCCTTATTAAAAAATACTTACATCTTCGTCATCATCAACAACTTCGATAGATTCACATACCTCAGAAAAGATGTCTTCAACTTTTTCTGAATTTGTTTCTGCTGTAGGCTCTGTGGCAGATGCCTGCTTCTCAGCTGCTTTCTGCTGTGCTACAATATTCATGCAAATCTTAGATTTGATAGAGTTAACTTCAGAAGCAATTTCGTTTAATTCGTCAATATTTTCGCAAGAGTTAATATCAGATTTTAATTTGTCGATATCTTCTTTTGCGACTGCTTTTTCGTCTTCATTGAACTCGCTTAAAGCTTCGTCAACTTCACCTAATTTTTCTGCAACTTTAGCTTTTGCAATTTCTTTTCTAAGAATTTCGATCTGTTCCCATGCTGTCTCATTCTCTGTCTTTGTGTCTTCAAGAGCTTTCTGCAATTTTTCGACACTTGCATTAAGTTCGGAAATCTTTACATCCTTTTCTGCGATAACAGAATCTTTCTGCTCAATCACGGAATTCTGCTCAGAAATTTTCTCTTCTAATGCAGATTCTTTAGAATTGATTTCAGAAATTGTTTCTTTGATAACAGAAGTGATTTCTTTCATATCAATTGTTCCGTCCATTTTCTGTTTGTCCTCCTTGTTTTGATTTTCGTTTAATTCCAATACAATAGAAGAAGTATCAGCTGGGTTCATTACCATATCCCAACCAGAGTGAATAAATTCCACAGGGATTCTCCCTGTTTCTCTCCATCCATTCATATAAACAATTCCTGTATTACCTTTTGCTTTGAAAATTTCTACGCTACCTTCTACGGTAACGCCATTGTTAAGGTCTTCTTCAAGATTTGCAACGAATTCTGGATAACACATTTCATCAAGATATCCTTCACCGCATACACATCTCTTTGTTTCACCTTCGTAATCAATGTCGTCAATATAGCCTCTTGTAAAATGTCCAACAACACTTGCATTTCTAAATGTTATTAAGCCATCTTCGTTGACACCAGTTTCTCCGTGACCGCAGATTATTGTTCTGTTTTCATCTAAAAATTCAACACGAACACTCATATCTGCGATACTGCCGAGCTGTGGCGCACAATATTCCTCTAAAAAGGTAATTCCATTTTTGTTGTATTTTGTTCCGATACCATTTTCTACTGATTCAGGAGGCTGTAATTCGTACAATACGGCTTTAAATGGTCTACGCCCATTCTTGTATTTCTTTTCAGATAACTCTACGATTGCCATGTTGTATCCTCCTTTAAAAAGTTTTGTATAACAAAAAAGCCGATTAAATAAAATCGACCTTTCATTATTGATATTTATTTAGAGTCACTTGGACTTGGGATATTGTTCCCATTATTATTTCTACTTCGAATTGTATTTTCGGTAGGGTTGTCCGTAGTTGGACGACCGCCTTGATCATTTGTATTATTTGAAGAATTAGTATAGGCGGTCATATGTGGTAAATATTTTTGATATACACCATCTTCGATTTCTTCATCTAATACATTAAAATATGCTTCTGGGTTAATTCCTGCACTAGCAACAAGATAAGATAAGGAACCGCTTGCCTCTGAATATAATGTTTTGCACATATCAAAGAATGTCTTGCGATTTACAAAAGAAGTAGGGAAGTAGTAAACTTCCACTGGATTGTTTTGATCTTTAATGACATTTTTGTTAATGACGTAATTTAATTCTTTTTGCCATTCATACACCCATGTATATACTTGGGCGGTGATCATTTCGAGGTTATTCGCTCCAGCTCCAAAATTACCTGATTCCATTGCACCAAGTAAAGAAGCGCAAATACCTAAATCCAAAGAGATTTGATTGCTAAGATTTGATTCATTTTTATCATTAAAAATATCTGTAGAAACATCTAAAGAATTGATCTTTGTTCCTGCGGCAACGCTAATGAAACTTAATCCACCTTTGTTGTTTTTGTTAACTACAGCGGTTTTAACATCATTATGTTGGGCTTCCTGTTGCTTTTTGGTTAAAGCACAAAGTCCTTTTTCTTTCCCTTCTGGGAATGTCTGATAGACAACTTTATTGTTCATGTCATCCAAAACATTTCGTTTTGTGTCTGTAAAATAATCTTTATATAGTACATCCTCAAGAGCAGCAATAACCAATGATCTTCCCCAAGGTTCTGAGTCTTTGCATTTGATTTTTCTACACATTGTTTTATCCGAATTTAATATTAACCAATTGCCGTTTACGCCATTACTTTTCTTGCGATCGTAATACCCTTTCCTGATTTCTTCTGGATACTTTTTAAGTTTTCTTTCCCGTGTATCGTCTGTGAAATCATCAAAATATCTCAAGTCAAAACCAACAACAAATCGCCCATTTTTCTTACCAACAATTTTACAATACTGCCAAGGCAAAGAAATAATAGAGACATTGACACCGATGTCATTTATCTCCATAATACGCTCAACATCAAAATCATTCATGTATTTTGTATGATCAATATCGGATGGTCTTACTTTGGTTTCGAAGTAATAAAACGCAATTCCGTCTAACATCTCGGTATGTAATGCATCTCTAATGAAATGTTTGTCGTCGATTGTCTCAAGGGTAGAGCGCATTAAGCGTTTATTATTTTTTGCCTTGTTGTTATTTTTCTTTTTTGCTTTCGATTTATTGATTAATATACTATCAAGACATGGCAATGCAACCATATAGTCAACAGAATTTGTAACAACTCCGTTTTTTGTATACACAAAATTTGACAATCTAATGGCGGTTTCGTGGTTTTCAATTGGATTTCTTAAAACACTGCGTATTTCTTCTTTATTAAAATAATCATAAACACCACATTGAAAGATAGCGTTAAATATATCTGTTGTTGTATATTGATAACTGTTGTATTCATATGTAGTGTCTTGCTTTACATTTTCTTCCATTTTCCCTCCTTCCATTAGTTTACAAATGTTGCGTATCCGTATTCTTCATCTGTAGTTGCCATATCTAATTCCAACTGGTCTATAAAATATGACCCGTAACTACATGAAGAATATCTATCTTTTCGGTTATTTCCACGTTCCTTAATTCGGATACCACCTGTGGTTAGTTTTTCATATTGTAATTCTGCACATTCACTAACAAGTGCCTGAGTCTCTAAGAATGGTCGCTCAAAGTCAAATACATCATCGACTTCAATAGCCTGTCTGTACTCTTTGTTCTTAGAAAGAATTTCCTCTTTTGCGGTTTCAAAATTAACAAGAAAATCAATCTTTCCTTCGACCAGATTCTTTCTGAAGTTCATAGCAATATCACTGTTCAGGTTTTGTGTACCATTGATAGCATAGATGCATGGTTTTGCGTCTGGATCTTGACACAATCTACCGTATTCATCGTTGTTCATACATTTTAATGGGGCGTATTCAACACTGCGATCTTCATCGTATAGAACTTTTTGTAAAGAATACAGAATTTGCAAACCTCCGTTACGCACATCAATTACTATATAATCAGCGTTAAAATCTTCATATAACTGACGTATTCTAATTGCCTGTTTCGTTGTATCACCTATCTGGTTAGATTCTATATAAGGGAATTGTCTACGATATCCTTGTTCCATTTGCTTATCGCCATACGTCATTGTTTCTGGGATAGCACGAATACAAGAATAAACTGAATTGTCGTTCTGAGAACCTGCTACGAATGCAATATCGCCTGCGATAACTCTTACCTCATTGTCACGTTTAGGGATTGCATAGCGGTTTTTCTTATTGATTTGAACATCCAAATTATTTCTTGGATAAAAGACTTGTTTTGAAATTTGCCGATTCATCAGCATAGAATATGTAAAATATGCAGAATCAGATTCTTTGATTCTAAGGTTTAAGAACTCTACCTTCCAACTGGTAGGATCTTGCTTTTTCTTTTCTTTGATCAACTGTTGTCTTGTTTTGAATCCATGTTTTAGGCATATGCTTTCGTCGAATGCTAATAGCATACCCTTCCCATGTTTTAACATTAATTCATAATTCATGTCTACAATTGTCCACATCCAATGTGTAGGGTCTTGCCAAGATGAGCTAATATAGATATCAACAGGATCTTCTTGCAAGATTTTCGCTAAAACTGGATCATCTTTATATTGTGGAAGCTGTATATAACCTGGCTGACGTACCATCTGAAATGGAGAAATGACATTATCTTCAATGTTTTTCTTAATCTGTCTAAACTCTTCTCTAATAGCAACATTTGAACGAATACCACGGGCGTTATCATTCGCTGTGAACACTTTAATTGTAGATCCACTACGGAATTTAACAACAACGTCTTGTCCATTGGTCTTAACGTATTCAATTTCTGCTCTTAAAACAGCGGATTTCTCCATTAATTCACCTTGAATTTTTTCAGTAATAATCAATTTACTCTGTCCACGAGTAGCAGAACCAATAACAACTTTTGATCCTGGATAAAGAATTGCTCTACAACATGCATATAAGGCAATTAAGAATGATTTTGCATCATTACGTGCTGCAACAATACAAATTGAGTTAGAAACACCCATATAATATAGTGATAACTGTTGATATGGATATATTGGAATTTCTAAGTAATCTTGCACAAATCTGTGTAAATTTTTCCTAAAAAACGTACACCATGCTAGTGTATGCATAACATTTGTTGGATTACTTAAATAATGCGTAGATGGGAATTTTTTATACAATTCCTTTTGATATTCATCGGCAGGAAACTGTTCAATCATTTTACTAAGACGTCTGGCAGCAGTCTTTTTACTTACTTGTTTATTCATCGTCTAAATCCTCATCATCAGGAATAAAATATTCCTTATCTCTATCAGAAGATCCATATTGTAAATTTCTTAATGGACGTAACATAAATCTGTCCACATAGTCTGCCAAGTCATCATAGTCTTCATATAATGGTTTATCTTTGTAAAATTCTTCGGGCGTATATTTTGATATAGTAGCCAATGTTACTCCAAGAGTGGTGTTCTGACTTTCATCTTTTTCTTCGACTGTTTTTAGACCTGCATCGTTGAATGTTTTAGAATACTGACTGCTAAGGTCGATATATTTCTTTGAATCACCTGCTTGTAAAGCACGTATTTGCAACATATATAAATTACATAATGATTTTACGAAGATTTCTTGGTTTTGGTCAATGTTTGGATTATTGTCTTTTAGCATATTATAATGTTCATCCAGATTCTTATAATCCGCCTGTGTAAATCCAGCTCCCCATCTCTTAGTAGCTGAACCAGAAATAGATATGTTATCATCATTTACAGCTTGTTCTGCACTCATAACATGATCATATCCATCTTCATAAAATTTCGTCTTCATTCCATCAAGATATGTATTACCAACCTTTGTTGTCTGATGAAGATTACGCTTTGAAAGATATTGTGAAAATGTAATTGGTTGATTTTCAACCTTTGCATTTTTGTATGCGTCAACATGAAACACTACATCAAATTGCTGACACACATGCTTAATTGCGTGGACTTCATTTCCATTGTAGTAATTAATCAACTTCTGTAGATATAAGTCCATACAATCATTACAGATATTGATATACCCATCATTACTCTGGTATAAAGGAGAAGGAGATTTAGCGAAATGGTTTCTCTGATTATCCCAACTCTTACCACAGCATGTGCATTTATATTTTTTATCTACCCTAGTAGATCGCCTTGGCATCTCAAATTGCACGTCTCTATTAATGTACATTGGGGCTTTTACCAATTCTTCTGGCGTTAATTCTCTTGCCATAAGTCCCTCCTTTCCTTATATAATAGAAGAACAGTAGATGATATCATTCACCTACTGCATATAATTCATAATATTAAAATCTCCAAAGATCCTTTAACAGATATTCGAAAGGTAACATAGTTGGCAAAACTTCAAAATGTTTATCTTCCATAATTTTAGCAACGATATCCAAGTCAGATACATCTTCTTTGCTGATCGGAATATCATCTTCATCTTCATATCCAAAAAGCCAGATATCAGAATCAGAGTAGAAGTTTAATACAAAATCTACAATATCCTGAGTAACCTCTTCTTGATATAAATAAATGGAAGTTCCCTGTAAAGAATCATTATATTTATCATATAAGAAAACTCTCAGACTTCCATCATCAAACATTTCAAGACAATATGTGGCATCGTCTTTTTCCATATTAATCTTATGTGGAGCATAGTCAAGTTCTGACATTGCAATGGACAATATATAACGAATTGTCTCAGCGTTTGCAATGATATCTACACAATTATCTCCATCGACCAACTGATCGTTAACTGTAAATAAAAGCTCAATTTGGTCTTCGAAATCTGTAATATTCAGATCCTCATATTTGTTATATTTATCTTTATAAGAAATAACAATCACTCCAATCTTATTTGTTTACCGCATCTTTTAATGAAGCAGAAATTTTGAATTTTGGAGCTTTCTTAGCAGGAACATTGATTGTTTCACCTGTTCTTGGATTTCTTGCAACATGAGCTGGTTTATCTTCAACAGTAAATGTTCCAAGCCCCATTAAGCGAACACCTTCTCCAGACACAATGGCATCAACGATACATTCAACAACTCTATCTAATTCTTCTTTTGCCTCGATCTGAGTTACTTTGCGTCCTTCTGTTGCTGTTTTCTTTGTTGCAATACTTTTAATTAAATCTTTTGATGTTGTCATAGTTTAATTCTCCTTTTTATAATTAATGTTTTGTTTTTGACTATTTTCTACGATTTCTCTAAAGAGAGTAGCCGTAAATTGTTGATAATTAAAATGTTAATTCGTTTAACATTTTTGTTCTTTCTGCCAACATGCCATCTCTGCTCATATAAGACATAAGCGGAGTACAAGTTGGATATTTAATATCAAATACAGTTATCAATAATTCTAACCGTTGTCTTAATGGCATATCTGTTCCTAAATACAAAATATCTTGTTCTTGTAAAAATTCCAGACGCTCATTATAATCTTTTTCCAAACTATCTCTAGTTAATTCATTTGTTTGGATCATAAGATAATTCCTAATATCCTGTGCTTTTGCACCAGTTGCAATAACATTTAGGAAATTTGCTTCTCTAGCAAAATCATATTTATCACCATAACGACCGCATTTCCTAAAAATATTTTGAGATAATGCTTCACATAGTGGTTTATAATTTGATCGTTCAGAAATACGTATTTCCCACCATTCTTTATTATTTGCAACAATATCTCTCATCAACATGAAATAACGACGAACAATTTCACCTGTTTCTGTACGCTCTACCATAGCAAGAGATTCTGCCATGTATATCGTCAATATATACTCCGTTGTATAAAAATACCCATTATTTACGGCTTTCCGTTTTTGACAAGCCGTAACAAAGTCAGTATTTTCTTGAAATTTATATGTATTGATACGACGTTTTATCCATTTAGAATAATTTGCTTTAACTTCTAGTTGTTCGTGTAATGTTCGTGCGTCAACACAGAATCCTTTAACTTCCATATTTTCAATTAAAACTGGAAGTTTCTTTTGGTATTTCATTACCAATTTAATTTCGTCATCAGTACAACCTAAGCGTTGCAGTTCTTTCTTAGTAAAATATTTTGCCAAGAATTCCTCCTTACAATAGAAGAAGTAGGAAAACAGCCTACTTGATAACGACAAATCAAAGTACAATTGAAAGCCGTATATTTATAGAAGTGGAGCAGAAGAAGTAATATCATCTGCTCATAATAGGCAGTCTGTCCGACCTGTTTTGAGAGATTGATCCTAAAAATGACTGCCGAATTGCTAATTTAATTGTATCTTGAATGATGCTGTATGTCCTTCACGTTCTGTGAACTCAAATAACTTGCAAGCACTCTTTGACCCTTTAAAAATACTGTCTGCATAAGGATCGCTACCTACAAAACTTGGGCACACTAAAATTTCCTTATCGCATGTAATACCTTCGCTGAGAGATTTTTCAAGCATTCCATGGTAATGACCAACCAATAAGAAGTCAATATCTTCGTTATAAATAGACTCCATATTTTGAATGGCACTATCAATTCCTCTTAAGGTATGTCCATGCATTGCAACCATATTAAAGCCAGCGATAGGAATGTGGATACAATCAGATTCCAGATCAAGATGGACTTCAACACGATCATTATTTGCCAAACATTCATTGATGTAATTTCCAATAATATACTCAAAGTCTTCCGCACATAATTCAGAAGCTCTTGTTCCTATAGGTCGTGTTTGACTGTGATTGCTTCGACCTACACAATAATATTCAATTTCAACATATTTGGATAATTCATTTAAGAAATGTGAAATGATTTTTGAGATATCAACAACTGCTTTGACAACGGCAGAGTCGTTTAATTTGACGTCAGTAAGACGTAAGATACCCTGAATGTCATCACCTAATGTGACGACTTTGAGTTTAGAAATACCAAGTCTATGTATCAGCACAATGGTCTTAGATAATAATTTTTGAAATCTTTCAATGCAAATTTCTGGAGAGTATTCATTATTAACACTCTTAAATACTGCATTGTAATGAATATCTGCAATAGAAAGCACATATCCTTTAGATTTATCTTCAACTCTCAGAGGTTTAAAGTGTGGGTTTGGTAGCATCTGAATTGCTTCAGCCACATATTCATTGAATAGTTCAAAACGACTTTCTTGGCGAGAAATACGATTTCTCTCTAAATTAACTGTCTGTAATTTCTGTCGTTCCTTACGAATTTTTTCATATAATAACTGATCTTCAGATTTTTCATCATTACCAGATTTTTGCTTGCTGCGAAAATAAGCATCTCTGAATCTACCACCAAATGGAGTAGAAGAGGACTTGCGAATTGTATCGCTTGCACATTGTACATGATATTTTTCTTTAATTTCCTGCCAGTCGATATCAACTACACCGTCAAGTTTTGAATCAATATCTGCACAGACAGCCTCATATGTTTCTGGAGTTAATCCGATTTTTGCTAATTCTTGTTCAAAATTAATACTGATAAATCTTCACTCCAATCTATTCTTCATCAGAAGGTACGTTTAATTCCAGATCTTCATCAGTCTTTTCTTTCATCTGAAATTCACCATATTTTCCATCAAAGTCTTTTAATAAATCTTTGAAAGATACATTTCCTTCTTCTGTTTCAATAACTCCTTTTTCGATGTCTACATAACCTGCCGCCTTAACTGTGACAGTAGTAGATTTTTTATAAGATAAAGCTTTAGCCATATTTATTCTCCTTTAAACTAATGTGAATTTTTTTAATTATTTGTGAAATACCTCTACACACTTGATTAAAAATGTGTTATAGTGTAAATAGAGGGAGTTTAAGAATTTTTATGAATAAAAAATTAAATGATTTCGTCTACAATTCCAAGGCGAAGCATTTCATCTGCATCAAGCCATAATTCCTGACGATATACTTTTTCGTACATTTCTTCATCAATATTAGAATGTGAAAGTACATACTGTTTAATTTTCTCTTCGTATTTCTGCGAAAAATTAAATAAATCTCTTACAGCATGAGCTGTTCCGCTAACAGATTCTGATCCACTATGAAGTAAACCTACGCTAAATGGATGACATACGGTTTTTACATTTGGATTATTATGTCCTGCCATAGCAATATGTAGCCCCATACTGGCTGCCATACTCATAATGTGAATCGTAAGTGGAGTTTTAACCTTTTCAATAACATCAACAAGATTAAATCCTCTATATACGTCGCCACCAGGTGAATCAAGAATAATTGTAATATGTTCTCCAGAACCATCATTATCCATCTCAATAAGTGGGAGAACAGCACTTTCAAGGATGGTATCGCAAATGGCTTCATTTACAATAATTCTGCGCTGCTGTAAATTTACATAATACTGATAATCTACTACATCTGGCAGTCCACCGCCAAATTGTTTTAGTAAATCTTTAATTGGAAGTTCGAATTCTATATTCAACAGTCCTTTCTATAATGAAATTTTCAAACTTGAATTTGCAATAATAACTCGTGTACTTTTGCATTTCTTTTCAAGTTCAGAAGTTAATTTCTCTTTTAATGTTAACTTTGCTTTTTCTGATCCATGATGTAATACAATTCGATTTGTGTTAATAGAAGAGTAGTAATCAAGAAGTTGGCAGAATGGAGCATGTCCACTAAGAGATTTGAGTGAGAAACTTGCACATCTACAAGTATATTGTTTATTATCTATAGAGATAGATTTAACATTTTTGTCTTTAAGTAATGCAGCTAAACTTCCTGGTGTACTGAATCCTACAAATAGAACAGTAGCATTAGGATTTGGAACTGCTTTTTTCAAATGGTGTCTAATTCTACCATTATTACACATTCCAGACGTAGATAATATTACACATGGTTCATTGCTATGTACCAATGCTTTACTGGATTCTGCGTCACGCACAAATATCAAGTTGTCCCAATTTAGGACTTCATCAAACAATTTTAATTCATCGCCAGATAAGATTTTGCGATATTCGTTGAAAATATCAATTCCTAACGGTGTATCAATATATACTTTATAAGGAAAATCATAATCTTTCATGACCTGATAAATCATTGTTGTGAGAAACTGAAGTCTGTGATTTGCGAAAGTTGGTATAATGACTTGTCCATGCATTTCGCATACCTGTTGTGTGATAATAGAAAATAATTTTTCGATATCATTATTTCTTTCTTTTTGTCCAGTTTTTAAATCTGGGCGATCGCCATAAGTTGATTCCCCGATAACAAGATCTGCATGATCAATAGGAGTAAACTTATTGACATAATAATTATGTACTTTAGAATTTCCAATATCTCCTGTAACAAGAAGTGTTTTTTCTACATTGTTTTGCTTTAAATAAAGCAGAACTTGTACACTGCCAGGTAGATGTCCGTTTGGAATAAGTTTAAATGCTAAAGTCTCATCAGCAACAACCTTTTCCATAACTGGATATTCGGACATATGTCTTATAGATGTTTCTACGTCATCAATCGTATACAGAGGTTCATAATTTTTACCATGTTGGTTATTGATTAATTCAACATCTCTATCTATAATAAACGCAGAATCTTGAAGCATTCTATACATAATCTGTTTATTGTTTTCGGCAACAATAATTTTTGCAGAACAACCCTCTTTATACAATCTGGGAATTATCCCCAAATGATCTTGGTGGCTGTGATCTACAAAGATATAATCAATATCTTTTGGCTTAAATTCTTTGAATCTTCTCTTATTTACAAGAAAATCATCGTATTTGCTATTGGACTGATGTAAGCCAGCATCAATCAAAATGTTGTGAGTATCTGTTTTTACATAAACCATAGAACCAGTAACATCCATGGCAGCAGGTTCATCTACAAATGATACTCTGATATTATTTTGTTTTTTCTTCATAGAGAACACCTATCTTTCTCTATACTTCTTTAGAGCTTTCATTACGCTTCTTTTCTCACTTGCATAGTAAGTAGGATGTCCAGAATACGTCTGATGAATATCAGATTTGTCTTTGAATCCTTTTGAGCGAAGATAGAAAGCTTCATTTTTGGTGATCTTAATTATAGAAGATCCCTCCATTTCATAAAATATTTCCAGTTATGCTTGACGCTGCATATAGCAGTCGTCGTACATATTTACTGGATTTGAAAAAAGCTACCTATGTGACTCGAACACATAACCTGCTGATTACAAATCAGCTGCTCTACCAATTGAGCTAAGGTAGCAGAAAGGAGTAGTGGATGGATATTAATTCATCCACTAGATACTAACAATGAGAAAAATCTTTGTTGAAAAAGAACTGACCACCAAACAGCTCTTTGATTGCACAGGTAGGATTTGAACCACCGATCTTCAGGGCATGAACCTGACGAGATAACCAAACTTCTCCATTCTGCGACAGGGATAACTGGATTTGAACCAGTGAATACAGCAGTCAAAGTGCTGTGCCTTACCACTTGGCGATACCCCTTAAATGTATTTTAATTTTAAAGCAGGTCTTCACCTTACAGTCATTTGTGGAACAGTTTATTCTGCAACATAGTAGATAAGTCTGAGCTTCGAGGAGCGACCTCTAACTTCTTACCTAAGTCTAAAAAACCAGTTCTATGACATGATCAATACATGCAATGTCAACCCACCGTTCAGAATTAAGTTTTAGAATGTTTTTATAAATTTGAACTTACCCTTAACTGACTTGAGCGACATACCAGCGACTTTTCTTATACACTGTCTTTTGAACAGATTCACATCAAACTACATTATTTGGCTTTTCCACCTTTTACGTACCTGCCAGAGTACGCATTGAAGTGGATTATTCTCCACAGGAGCGTCTATTATTGTAGCGAAAAGTTCTGTGCGTTAACCAGACCAAAATGCTGCACAATATCCATTTGCTTGAGAGTTTCTCTCTTGTCCATATCAGATCACTCCGACATAAAAAGAGACACAAAGAACGTATCCGTACAATGTATCTCTCCAATTCGACATATGTGCCTAGAATATCTCTCGGACTCATGGCATTGAGTTTTATAACCGAGTTGCTTATGTTTAAAATACAAACTCTCGTAGAAGGATTTGAACCTCCGACATGATGGTTAACAGCCATCCGCTCTACCAGTTGAGCTATACGAGAATATAATTCCTACAGCTGGATTCGAACCAGCGACTTTCATCTAATGTTATCCTTGCTGTGATGACCCTCTGCCAACTGAGGTATATAGGAAAACTGACACGACAGGAATCGAACCTGCAACACCAACGTCCGTAGCGTTGTGCTCTGTCCAATTGAGCTACATGTCAATAACGAATATGTATTTGCCTCTCATACGTACACACTGGCGAGACAATACATATTTCTAAAAAGCAACAGTGTGTAAGTATTGCTTTTCTAGGGCGAACTGAAGTGATGAACTCCATCAGAATATCAGAAGAGGTATACATTCCAATATCCACCAACTATCAGGGTGTTCGCATATTTTTTGGTTAATCTATCGTATAGTTACTAACCTAATCATCCCTGTTGAGGGAATCGAACCCACTCGTGACCGAAGCCGCAAAATTTACAGTTTTGCCTGTCTCCTTAGCAGTATAAACAGGGATATTAGCCCACAAGTCCGAAGAACATTGTAGGACAAACATCACACCAACGAGAGTCGAACTCGTATTGCATCCGTGAAAGGGATGTGTCCTAAAACCATTTAGACGATGGTGCGATTTAGCGTACGGACTGGGCTACGACCCCAGGATACGCATATTCGTACGTATACAGGATTAGCAATCCTGCGCATTAAACCAGCTCTGCCACCCGTACATTCTGTATCTGTATTAATTTCAACAAAACTAACACAAATTTTAGTGAGTGATTCCTCCTCACTTTTGGCATACTTATCCATACAATAAGCGAAATATAACATTTCCAGAATATGCCATACACTTAATTGTCTGACACTCCAACAGCTAAAGCACGTTGGGTTCTTATATACATTCACTTCCAAATATACTCGAAAGCATATGAGACTAATGAACTTCTATAAGACTTTCACTACCAAAGATACCATTGTATCCATTAGCAATAGCATAAGGCTCATGTCAAAACCTATTTGTATATTTTCTTTTTCAAATTGCGATACTACTTAAATTCTTCTTACCAGTTAGTCTGTCTACTTCTAAATTATGAAGTCGATAGAAATTTTCAAATCTATCATTACACTTATCAATATCAAAACTTTTAAAGTCATCACTTATATTCATTATTAAGAAAGCGCTGTACATATCCCTTTGAATTTTTATACCATCGAAATCATTCCATCTTTGTGATAAAGTTTTCTTTGTATATGTTTTATCAAAATGATTAAACTGACTTGCTTTCGCTTCAAATGTGTTTATTTCTATTAATTTCTCGCCAAAATAATTTAGTTTTCTATCTGTTATTGTTAATAACATAGATGGCGCTTTGTTTGCTAATGATTTACCGAAACGTTTCTTTTTCTTGTACTTTCCTTTATCATTCTTTTTAGTATTTTTAGCACGTTTCTGAAGTCCTGCAAAATTCATTTTCTCAACATATACTTTATTTCCAAGAGATATAATATAGTTTGCTAAACATTCATGCTGATACTTTCTTATATCTGCTTGCTTTCTATATAATTCCTTTAATTCATTTTGATATTTAATATAGTGATTTGATTTGTTCCATCTGACTTTCTTATTTCCTTGTTTTTTAATAGTTCCATCTTCATTATAATTATCTTGATTAGTAGCTCGTCTTGACCTATCCATCTTTCTCAGAATTTTCTGTTTCTGGTTTTCAATATTCTGGACTCTATCAGCAAGTTCTAATATTTTTACATCGGATTGGCTTGAAATAGCAATAGTTCTAGTTCCAATATCCAAACCAACATCACCATTACCAATACAATGTTTAATTTCACCAGTTTCAGTATCCACTTTGACAGGTGGATTTCCTTTAAAGACTACTTGAACATAGAATTTATATTTATTTCTTACATATTTCCTAATAATTCTGTTGTAGCAAATATCGCATTGCATAGCCTGATATTCATAATGATTGTTATAATCAATTAAAATTGGAATTTTTAACCCATTCCAAACAAGAGTATCATTAATTATTCTGATTCCTGTTTTGTTAGATTTTCCTTCAAGTGAATTTAATTCACCATATTTCTTATAATAAACTTTCTTGCCATTTCCATAGAATAATTTATCATAAGATTTCCATAATGCTGTTGCAATCTTTTGAGAAGTAAAAGAATCAATATTATTTTTAAAATGTTTTTGCATTTTCTTTACGTCTTCATGAAATGAATATTCTGACATGTTATATTGTTTTCGCATATCGTTTATTTGTTTCCAAATTTCTTTATCAGACTTTTTATTCTCAGACAACGAAGATAGAAGAGTACGATATCTCTTAGTTTTAATCATTTCCTTATAACGTTTCTGTGTTACATTAACTAAAGAATTATAGATTTTTCTTCCAATCTCAAAACGCTTATTTAAAATATCTTCTTGATATTTTTCCGTTTTTAATGGAAATTCAACAATAAAGTTTGCCATAATATTCACCTCACTTTCTAATATAATATTCTCTTTTTCTAATATCTCTTCTTTTGATTTTCTACATACTTTTTAATTGTTTCGCTACATACATTACCTGCCGTAGAAACAAAATAACTTCTTGTCCATAAACTAGGCATTTTTGATAGTTCTACAAACTCTTCTCTAAGAATTTTACTTGTATATCCTTTTATTTGTCTCATAATGTCTGATGGACTTAACGTAGGTAGACAATTTAAGAACATATGAGTGTGGTCTTTATCACATTCGATTGCAATAATTTCAATTTCTAACTCCTTACATTTTATTTTGACCAGTTCTTTAAAGCGTCTTTCTACATTTGATATTAGAAAAATTTTTCGTCTGTATCTTGGACAAAATATAAAATGATAATTTATCAAAGATACTGTTGTGTTTGTATGTCTATAATTATTTTCCATACATATACTATCATATGTGTATAAAATCAATGGAAACATACACATTAAAATATAAAATAAATGTGCTGTCCATCCCACACCTAAAGGAGTGGGCTTTTCGCACTATTAATTGTAAACGCCAGATTCGTTAACAACCTTCATCGTCTGTGTTCCGCCAAGGGTGCCCTGAATTGGGGCGTCCTTTTTATCTTCGTTATCAACATGGGAAGAAATAGCATTTCGTGCCTTAGAATATCCAAGACATTCTGCAATATCCTTGCCAACAAACCAAGGATCTCCATCAATTGTAAGAGTTCTCACATTACCAAATTCTTCGTTATTGAATGTTGTAATTGCTGTTGTATTCATAATTATTTTCTCCTTTAATATAATGTACAGATGACATTTCGCCACCTGCCAGAATAATAAATGGAGGCTCGGTATTTATCCGAGAAAATATCCATTAGTCGGTGTACACTACTTGATGTGTACATGAGTTACCGACAAATAATTTGCGTATGCACTAAAAGGCGTCCAACACATTTGAAATCAGAGTTATATTACTCCTGTAAATTCTATGGTAAATGTCTATACGCAAGCTCCAAACATACGAGCTTTATACCTCTGTGTTTTGCATGGCGTCCCATGCTCACCAAAATATCTTCATTGATGCCCTATAGGCGATATTTCTTACGTGTGATAAAATTAGCTTTTTGTTACTTTACCACATATACTTTACGGTACTTTTTGCCGAATCTCTTGACCTGTGAGTGAGAAGAGAAGTACATGTCGATATGCTTTCCTCTTACTCCGCCACCAACGTCCTGGGCTATATACCAGTGCCCATTGATTCTAACCTTAGTACCTAATTTAATTTTTCTCCTATCAACAGAAATGGTTCTGCCTTGTTTTGCTCTGCGACCTGAAGCAGTTCGATTTCCCCAACCGCCAGAACATGATCGACAACCGCAGTATGCAGTAATCTTGTATGTTCCCAAACATTTAACTTTTTTATTTTTCGCAGAGACAGCAGTAGAAGTAGTGAATCCTCCGACTGCCAGCAGCATTGCCATAACTAATGTGATAATTGAAATTTTCTTTTTCATGATTTCTCCTTTGGTTGCTTTTCAGTTTCCTCTGGAGGTCTACTATATTAATAGAACAGTTGCAAGTCTCGGATACCATCTCTGATTTTTTGTTTTTGATGACATAGACCTCGGAACTCACGGTGTGAAATTTCTTTAGCTGCAAACAGCGTGAGCATTTACACAAAGTTCAAATTGGTACTTTGAGAGTTTATCTGTTCTGATTAATCTTATCTTTCATGTTCTTCCTATTGTTGTACTTAACAAAAGTCTCGAACACCGCATAAACACTGGGCTTAATGGGTGTTCGAAAATAAAAAGGAGAAGTTTTTTGGCTTTTTTTTACTAAAAATATTTTTCGAATTCGATTTCATATAATAGAACGTCACAAACTCCAGATTTTATTTTTCTATGAAGTTGAATATTATTTACATCATGTAAAAGATTATCATTTATTTTTAATTTAACTAAATTAGAATGATAAAATAAAAATTCAAATAAATATTTTTTTGCTTTTAATTTGTTGGAATCAATGTATTTTACCAATCTGTACATTGTATGTGGATTAATTCTATATTTAGACAATTGTTCAAATATTTTATTTTTTTCATGCAATATCATATTGCATTTAACATCATAAGAATATGTATACTTATCTAATTCCATTATCTGAACAGACGTTGTAAACAAACCCTCGATAGAATTTATAATAAATTTAATTTGATCTTGATATACTAACTTTTTATTATAATCATCTGGCTTAAAAAGTTCAGACAACATGATTTTTTTCTTGGATCGTCTAGCAGGACTAAAATCGTCAATTATTTCTTCAAGATAATCCATGGCAGTATCGCATGATTTATTTATTATATTTTTCTTTTCATCATATCCTTTAATTTTTGAAATAACACCTAAAAAATATGCTTGCATTTTTAGTCCTGTGTCTTTATCAAATTTGATATGTCTGTTTTGGATTTTTTTAATTTCTGCTTTGGAATCAACATCAAATTCTTTTTTTGCCTTGTCAATCTCAATACAAGACATTACGTCTAACTGACAAATATCAAAATATAGTCTTTTAAATTCTTTATCTGTAGTGTATAAATCCTGAAGAGTTTTTTTGCTTTTATTTGCAATATCCCACAATTGACTGTTTAATTGTTGAGATAAATTAATAATTTCTCCGATTAAATTATTACTTGTTCTAATATCCAAATCCGCTTGATCTTCAGGAGTATATTTGCGTTGAACTTTTCTTGCATGAACATTAGAAGTTGGAACTTTAAACACACAATAATTTTTTTTTGCTGCCTTGAGCAGTATTTTATTATTAGTAATCAGCATCTGATCAGAATCAAAATCACAACCGCTAAGTCTTTCAAGAATATTATCGTTTATGGAATTCAGACAAACGATTTCATCGGTTAAATTAAAATACGTCATAATTGAATTAATATGCTTGTTTGTTGCTACAAGAATATTACCAATAGTAACATGTGGGCTTCTACAGCATAATAATTCTTCTTTATCCGCAAAACGAGTGTTAAAAATTTCTCCTGGTTTTAAAGACGGCTTTTCATCGTCAAAAAGTCCAATTGAAAATTGTAACATTTCAAGAGGGTTGCCTAATAGAACAGAATAGTTACCATTTACAAGCACATGTCCCTTTTTTAAATTTTTACGATAAGATAGCATTAATGCTCTTTTAAATTTTTTAAACATATCAGTGCATTCAAATTTTGGGCATATATTTAACATAGTATAAATAACGTCATTCATATTCTGGGGGTCATCCATGTGTTGAGATTGACATTTGATATGATATTTCAAAACATCAATATCGGTATTTAATTTATTCATATAATCAAAAGATTGTTGTAAAAACTCTTCCATCTCAGTTTTCGATAATTGCAAAGTATTTAACAATTGATAATGTGTTTGCACCATATCTCCATCAAAAAAATGCGTTTTTTTCTCATGTTTTACAACCCCGAACATACTTGGTAAATTGTTTAGCCATTGCTCCATTGATCCGAATTTTAAATATTTTACACTATTTGGAGTTGTAATCATCTTAATTTCAGATACATCGGTTGCAAGTGTAAAACCATTCAATTGTGAAATATCTGTAATATTGTTATCTTCAAACCATTTTTGAATATTTGTATTAAAGCAACATGATTTAAAAAATTTATTTCTTAAAAGAAGCATTCCATAACAAGAATATTCCCCCATAACAGATTCATCAATCAAACTCTGCCCATCCCAAATTGAATTATGTATCTCAATTGTTTTTTCATTAGTATGAAGCCAACCGTCATCACCAATCGTTGTTTCAATCACAGTATCATTAAAAACACTTTCATAATCATCAATGATTAAAATTGATTTTGGATCGATTTCAATAACATCAATGATACTACTTGTTGGAAGAGCAATATATGCTTCAAGAGCTGCGAGATCAATTTCTTCTCCATCTTTTACTTCAAGACCACACAATCCCCATTTTTGCATATGTTTTGATAAATGTTTTTCAATGAACAAACATTTTCCAACACGGCTACTTCCTGACGATCTTTTAAATCTTACATAATCTCTACCATCACATTTAAATCCATCTTTATATAAAATATTTCTTAAAGCTGCAACATCAACAATGGTTTTGTTGGTAGAAGTTTTTAGAATATACATAATTTTATAAACAGAAGTTTCTTCGTCAAATTTTTCTTGATAGCAAAATTGTGGCGGTAAATTATCGCATATGAGTCTCTTATCTATCCATCGATCTGTCCTGACACCTATGACTTCTCCAGTTGAAGCATCTTTACAAATACAATTTTTAAATTCATTTTTAGATAATTCGTGTCCAAATTTCATATATGTATCAACTTTGATTCTGTTAAATTCTTTTACACTATAGTTAAATGTAACATTTATTACCATATTACTGTATTCTTTGGTATTGTCATGTTCATCGAAAAATGAAAAAACCCTTTTACCGATTCCAAAATTTTTCCCGTTACTGGCAACATAGTTTCTTAATTCAATTAAATCTAAGCTGAAATCATATGTGTTAATATATTTTCTCAAATTCGGTTTAAACCCATGATCCGTCTTTCTTAGCAGAGAGTACCCTTTCGTACTCTCTTCATTCTCAGAAATTTGATGATTTGAAATATACAAATCTTTTGCATCAATGCTTGGGATTTGCAATGGATTAGTATTAATACTTTTTGTCATTCATAACTCTCCTTTGTATTCTTTTCGATGAATCGGATTGGCATCTCATCAGATGTGTTAATTTTTTCGATTATACAATTTGACAGTTCATTTGCAACGTATTGCTTCCAATTGGTATTAGGTAAAGGTTGTTTCCATTGATATAAAAAAGTATTTGTAATTTTCGATAACCCATCTGGATTAAGCAAATCACTGGAAATCAAAGGAATGTCTGTATGAAAAGTCATTTCATTGCTAATATTCTGAATCTGTGTATCAATTTCATACCATGGTAAATATGGTTTCTGCGTTTTGATATCATAAATACAGTCATGGAGTACATTATGTTTTACTTCAACATGCAAATAAACCATAAATGGTTCGACTACAATATTTGCTGTCCACAAATTATTTGCCGATTTATTCAAATAATTCACGAGTTCTTCAAAAACACTATATATATTGTTTTCCATTAGATATAAAAATCTACCTTTGAAAATTTCCCATGCCTCATAAATTGAATCCCTAAATTCTTCAATATCTACAATATGATTTTCTAAACGAATTTTACTTATAATAAATTTTTTGTATGTAAAAGAAATATTCACGCCTCTTGTTGAAAATTCATCAATGCTAAGTTGCAATGAATATGGTTCGCAATTAAATTTATTTTCATATACACGTAGTGTCTCAACGATATTTTTTACCGAAATAAGCAATTTCTCATCTTTACTTATGTCTTTTTTTAGTTTTGATAATGATTTCCAAACACCATATCTTTGATCAATATCGTCAAGGCGTTGCAGGGTATATTCTATATGTTTTGTAATACGCACACGATCTGTACGAATGATTCTTGCGTCAATTAAATCGGATGTGATTAACATATAGTCATTATTTTTATCAAAAAAAGACGTCTTTAATGATGCTGTAAAATTCCAATTAGAAACTCGTATAATACGAGGAAATTCGAACGTACACTTGATAAATTTACATTGATGGTTTTTTAATACTTGTAAACTTTCAAAAACTTCGCCATAAAAAACTTTAATCTGAGATAAATATTCAATATCTCTTGAAGATAATTTAATCTTTTCTCTTGACGGATTATCATTATCATAATTTTGAAATTTTAAAATTGTTGGGAAGTAGAATGAAGTATCATTTACTTTTATTAACATACTAAGAGATGTTATTAATTGATTTACTTCATTTTGAGTAATAACAACATTAACATCTTGAAACATCTCATCAATCTGATCGGTTATTTTATCTGCCAATTCAATATTTTTATCTTGATGCACAATTAAAATTGGTACATATCCTGTGTTTGCCATTCTATTCATCACCTTCGCTTTCTTCAAAAATCATGTCTGTCATCCGTTCTATTTCAGTTCTTGGTTTTTTGAAAGCGTTTTTATGTAAACTTTCTGCCTTGATCTGGCAATAAATATCTTCCGTAATCATTTCTCTGGTAGCAGCAGAACGACACATTCCTGTACAAAACAGCACGGCACCGCCAATCAAAATCGTAGATAAAACTATCATTCTACTACACCTCCACTGTATTTGACTTACCGCTTAGGTAGTCACCTGCACATTCAAGAAGCTTGTAGATAGCATCAGCAGATTCAATATGTATATCAAGATCACCAGCTGTTTCAAGCTCAATTACCTTAGCCATCAGAGCTGTTCTAAGAGAATATCTCTTTGCTGTGATCTGTAAATCATCTTCAAACTGATGCCAGATTGGGAAATCTCCTGTCTCTTTGGCAATTGAAAGCGTTACAGTAAAAGTTTCGTCCTCTTTACCATTTTCGTCATTATGTCGGGCAGTAGCCAAAATTTTATGCTTTCTGTGATTGATCGGAATCTCAATGGTTGTCCCAAGGCTTTTATAACTGCGTTGTGGACGATTCTTTTTCTTCATTGCCTTCTGTTCTGCGTATTTTTCTTTATTAAATTTTCTGGATTTCATTAAAAGTCTCCTTATTTATGTATTTGTTTAGTTTAATTATTAATTTGTGTTTATTATGTATTTCAATAATTCTTGCTTACTGTTCTGGTAAAATATTTTTCTCAATCTTTCGCCAATCGTTGGGAAGAGATACCTTGAAATAAATGCCACGGGCACTCTTGTTTTCTTTGACCATTTTGCATATCAGCGTGTGCTTGTGAAACCGCAGCAATTCTTTCACCTGATACCATTTGAAACAATAATCAGTGCCACCTGATCGAATATTGCTTAAAATATCGTTGATGAAAATACGATAATACTGGTCATGCGTTGGCTTATAGACTACAGAATCTGTTGTACTATCTCTTGCTCGAATACCATCATTTCTTTTTAATCTTTTCTTTGAAGAAGGAGTAGTGCGTAGTCTCTGTGCTGCAAGTTTGACTGCGAACTGTTCTTGTGTAATGTTCTCAAATGAGATACGATCAGAAGTAGCCAATAAGTCTTTGAGTTCTGTATTTAATTGTTTTGTCATGAAAATTTGTTAGATCCTTTCGTTATGTATATTATTGTTTAGTTAATTTTTAATTTGTGTTTACTTGATTACTCACAATGCTGCCAACAAAGCGATTAATCAAGGTTTTCTAAATCAGAAGAAGCATTAGTTGCTTTCCCAAATTCTCCGTAAGGTTTTAACTGTAATTTAATTTCTTCGATTTCTTTTTTATAATCGTAATTGGAATCCAAGCGATATTCTTGAGTTCCGTCATATTTATATTTATTTGTAAAAGCAATTCGACTATATACAACTCTATCAGTGCCAGGAAGAGTTTTGAATAATTGCTCATGATAGATAATCCCTGCCTCATCAAGAACCTTAACACATTTTTCAATAGTAGTTCGATGTAATCCAAGTTCCTTTCCGATATCATCATATGTTTTCACATATGTTTCTGGTCTTTTCTTTCTATTTTTTTTCGAATTAAAATCTTCTGAAACTCGCATGATAATATTGTATCTTAGATATGCTAACACGAGTAATACATTCCATATTCTGGTATTATATGGCATTGAATTCGTCTTATGTAATCGGAGCAAGTACAAGAACTCGAAGTTATAAATTATACCGTAATGTTTCTTTTGTAGGAATAAATTTTCTTCAGTGTTTTCATTCGGAACATTATATAATGTAAGCTGCTTGATTGGTGATGCAACTTTTTTAACATAGCCTTTGTCTTCAATTAATTTCATAAATTTTTTAACTTGTTCATTGATGCCTGATGAGTTGTAATTCTGTGAAAAGCTCATTTGGCGCACGAGTAAATTTGTATTATAAAGAATCGGTGGTTTTTCTGGATTCCATTTTAACATCATATTGTTTGCTAACGCCATTTGAAATAATATTCTTTTTTCTCCAAACTCTGGATTGTAGATTAGAAAATGTGGAATAACATGAAAGTTCTGTCGTTTTCCTTCGGGTTTAATTTGTTTCATAAATAATTCTCCTTTGCTATCTTGGTTATTAACTTGTGTGTAGACAAAATCTCAGCATAAGTACAACAGGTGTTGATTTGATAGACACGTCTAAATAGCTAGACAAATAATTTTTAATCGTTCAACCGACAATATTAACTATAAGAGACGTGTTATCTATATAGGACATATTACCTATACAAAACACGGGAATATAAATATTCCCTACCTATTTTTTGTTTCGGTCGCTGACGCTTACTCAACGAAAAAATTCCGTGTTCGCTGACGCTCATCTCTTTTCTCTTTTGATCTTTCATCTGTCTTTTCTTTTTATCTGTGTTATCTGTCTTGACAATTGTATTGATCATCTTTTAATTTCTCCTTTCTTTGTTTGTCATCATGTAGATCATATATGATAATTGTTTTATATTTTCTTCTTGCAATACCTGTAATCTTTTTCTGTTTATCTCATTGTAGTACAACCACATATATGATCTTGAAGATCTTGGATATAATATCTCAGAATGATATTTCCAGTAATCATGAATTTTTATTGCAATTTCTTTTCTTGTATCTGCCAACATATATTCTTTAAAAGAATATTTACACAGATTACCATAATTGATTATCTGGCATATCATATCTGGTGTGATATCTGGTGGCAAATTGAAAGAGAGTTTTGTCTCTTCATTGCAATTATGTATAAAATCATTTGTATTCTTCACGGTATATATCCTTTCTTTCTTCATTTTCTTTTTAAGCATATTGGTATTTTAACATACTTTTTGCACCTTGTCAACGGGTGCAATGAGGGAAGTTAGTCATATTTTTATCTGGGTAGAATGTAATTTTCTTTATACTGGATTCTGTGCATTTAGAAGAGCTTTTCGTGGGGGAATTTCCATTCTATTGGTAAATTGGTATTGTTGGTAGTGGAAAGGTATAAAATTGATTTATGATCTCTCAGGTGTATTTTTTCATAGGAAATACCATTGTACTTTTTCACGTACAATATATGCTGGCGCAGATAATGGTCTTTTCAATGTAAAGTGTACCCCCTATGCGGTATGAGTGTGTGATATAGGTCATGTGTGCAATTACTTAGTGTACATTTTCAATGTTTAGATGAGAAATCTGGTACTAATTTCCATTTTATATGTTTTGGCGATAACTTGTTAGGGTACGATAGTAGAATTAAAATTTGCTCTCTCAGAGTACATTTTTTAAGGGTATAATGAAGAGATATTTTTGTCTTAGATCTAAGATGTGTTGTGGCAGATATCTGATTTGGGAATCTGCTGCATGATGGTAGGTGTTGATTATATGTGATTCTCAATGTTTAGAAGAGTATATCCGTCAAATATGGATTTTGTGGTATGTTATGGAGAGTTGTTAAGGTAGACAGGTAAAATGGATTTATGATTTGTAGAGTGCGATTTTTTATAGGGTTGAATGAGAGATAAATTTTTGCATAAAAATAATCCCTGCTTACAAGGTTAAATATCTGATTGATAGATTTCTTGTGTTCACTATCTGTCACAAATCTGGTTGATAGTTCAAGGGATTCCATCTTATAAAATGTTTTGCCTTGCGAGGGATTGTTTTTATTGATACATGGAATACATTGAATGTTCTTGTTCAATGCCATATATACGATTATATCATATAAGATACTTTGTTGCAATAAGAGATTGTTAATTGTAAAAAATATGCCCAGAGAAATTTCCATGAGTATAAATTCTGATAATGCATTTGCCGATACATTATCTAGGGTATCAACTTGAATACCTTAATATCATCTATTTGTGTCTGTTTTGGCGTAGATGCCAAGGGTCGCCTAGCCCTCAATGGCAGTATAACATGATCTTCTGAGAAATGGAATAGGCATGTTATGATTGCAAAGTGTTTACCTGCGGTAGCAATGTCGAGAAGGAACGCTAACGCTTATCCTGTCTCTCCTAAACTGCGCAATAAATTGCTTGTTTGCTTGGGATAAGAGAGAAGAGGTAGTTGTTGTTTTCTTTAATGTCTGTAAGTGGTTTCTTGTAATTTATATATTTTTGTGCATATCTTTGTTGAGAACCTTTTATATAGGGTGTCACCAATTTCGTAGGCAAAATAGTTAAAGGTGTAGTGATTATAAAGATAAAGTGACGATGATTTTGTGCGATTGATTGTAGAGATAAAATCAGTTTTAGACATGATTGATCGAATTTATGCATTTTTCTGGGAGTAATTTTGTGCAAAGGTTGAGAGGTAATTTGTGTAGGGATTTACTGGTATTTGTGAGGGTGCTGATGGTCAAAATCGTGCTTCGAGAAATGTTAAAAATCGTGTTTCGATAAATTGTGTAAAACTGTGTAAAATTTGGTGCGAAAAATATAAGGAATTGCTTAGGCTTTTGATGGTAAAACTTGCATGAAATGGCGCAAAACAAAAACGTGTCGTCGAGAGAATTGGGGAAAATAAAGAGGAAAATGGGGCTGATTTTTTGAAAAAGTGCGATTTTTGAAAGAAGGGGTTCTGAGAGCGTCGAAAAAAGAGTAGTAAAATAAACGATTCGCTCGACGACGCCTCCGAGGACATGTTTTCGATTAGCAGAAAGTGTTTATCTAAGAAAGTGTAGGAAATTGCTTTGGAAAGTGATGATTTTGTGGGCAGGGTCGAAAAATTTTTGTTGACACGGTGATTGAACACGTCTGTCTAAAATGACAGTTATTTCCAATTATGTAAATGTAAACCTACCCCCGCTTTTTGATCTGGTGGTATAAAAATTACATGGTTAAAATTGTAAAAATCTATTTGAAATACTATAATTTTATCAAATGAATTTTTGTAAATGATTGTAAATAATTTATAGGTAGATCAGGGTGCAGAGTGCAGATAATTCCCAACTATTTCCACGTAGTATTCAAAACTACATGATAGTGTATCAGATGCTGTATAATATAATATGGTTTACGACGTGTCGTAGTATTCCAAAATAGGACTACTACTTTGCGACTATTTACACAACAGTTGTTGTTTATCATACACTTGTCTATTATCCAACACTTTTACATAATGTGTTGGATAGTCTATCCACGCCATCAATACAAAATAAAACTTCACGCCACACCACGCCCACAAACCAACCTATAGCTTCACTCTATACCAACCAACCCACCCATAGCTTTTATCTATACCACTTGACAGCACAATAAAACCATGATACACTACTAAGCAAACAAGTGTTCGATGTTTGGCAGACTTCCAGCACTTGCGATAACTACACAAATTAAAATATAAACTAAACATATTAATATATAACAATCATACAAGATCAAGCTATCATACATATATAAATACATATACAAACATAACACGATAGTATATCTCATACTACTACGCAAAACTAGATCCAAACTACAATAACTATACAAGTGCATATAATAGTATAACATACAATTATACACGACATACACCTATGACATAACATATAGATATACTACATATACATAACATTATATAATAGTACACCTACGGCATAGACAATCATTATATACCAAACTATATCACATATACTCATATATTATATTAATAATACTGTTATATACGTATTCCTTCTATATAATACAAATGATCCTTGCATACGTTCATTCTAAAGCATTTAAACGACTGTATAAGTACTTATAGGTGCATACGGCAGAGTAAACAGCATTATTGATCTTTGCTGGTATTGTCTGTATTATCTTTCTTATTTAAAGATACAGATAGATTACAATCTAAAGCATTTAAAAGCATAAAAAAAGTGTCTAGCGTCATGTTTTTACTCCTACCGTTTAACAGATTGCTTATAGTTTGTTTAGATAGTCCAGTACGGGCAACTATGTCTTTTTGCTTTAACTTATTATCTAACATATAGTGCTTTATTTGTAAGATAAGATCATCTTGATTTTTTACAATATTATACATATAAAATTACTCCTAAATTTATTTAAAAAAGTATTGACATAGCAATACTAGTATTGTATAATTATAACTGTCAAAAGGATAAGACATACAAGTCCAATCCGATTGGTATTATTATATCACGATTTACTCAAAAAAGTAAATCAAAAAATTGAAAAAAGTATCGACATAACAATACTAGTCATGGTATAATAAAGACAAGTTAAGAGAGAGATAAAAAACAAAAGTCATCTTGATTGATCGACTAAGTTTTAAAATCTCAATTAACTTAATACCAGTTAAGATGCTGGTTACAAAAATTAAATAAAAAAAGATGATAAAGGCGTTCAGCCTTAATCAAAAAAGGCTTTCTGCCCATATCATCTTTGGGATTTCGGTATCCCTGAACCTAGACAATTCTAGGATACCATATCTTTTCTAAAAAGTCAATTCAGACTTTTTAAATCCCTATTTAAAACGGTTAAACACAACCGAATAAAAGAAGAAAAGAATACTTCTATAAAAACTCATGGTAACGCCATAACCCATGTAAAAAAGATGATAGGGTAGAGTGTCGCCCGATGCAATAAGTGACATTAAGGTTATTTAGCTAATAACCCATTAGTTAGTATGTATGGCTAATGTCGGGAGACACCAGCAACGCAGAACACTATACATTACATTGAACGGTATAACTTAAGTGTGTTTTATAAACACTCTGAAAAATCTTTTTTGAATTAAAACATCAAAACCCAAAGATTAACAATGATTCAACCAGTTATAAAGCTGGTTAAGATTTCATAATTCTTTTATAGGTCGATGATGGGGTACAAATTAACGCCTTGCATGGTATGCACTCGAAAGACAAGCCACTGTCCATGACACTGTTATTTGTATCCATTCATGAACTTATAAAAAATCCAGCCTTGAAAAGCTGGTCGTAGTGTTAGGAGGTAAACAACTATGAAAAGAATGAAGTACTATATTGACTATGTCGATAAAAAAACAAATATGGAACATTCAACTAGTTTTGAAACAAAAATTGAATGTTGGGCTTTTATTCGAAAGAATGAAAAGGATATTCATTTAACTAAAAAACCATATACGAGTGATTTTCTTGATTGGTTTTTTAGTGAAGGAATAGCGTAAACCATAAAGGCACGATCTAAAAAAGATTGTGTCTTTTTTATTGTAACTATTTAAAATCCCGCTTTTATAGAAATGTAAGTCGGGTATTTCAAGAAAGAAGGTATTATCATGAACACGAACACAAATAAAGATGGTTTTACAGCATGGGTTACAAACTTAGGGAAATACAATGAAGGAGAAATCATTGATAAAGCTGTAAATTTCCCACTTGCTGATGAAGATGAAATCAAGAACATCTTAAAAGAAATCGGTATCAATGCAAAATATGAAGAATACTTTGTTGCTGATTATGATGCAGAGTTTGATACAACGGACTTAGGAGAATACACACCACTTTCAAGACTCCAGGAAATTGGAGAACGGTATTCAGAACTTTCAGATGAAGAAAGAACGGTATTTAATGAAATTAGTTCAGAAACATCAACTTTAGATGAAGCCTTTGACATTGTAGAAGATGGCAATTATATCATTTATTCAGATTGTGACAGCATGAAAGACGTTGCTTATCGTTATGTTGATGATACTGGACTACTCGAAAACATTTCAACGAGTGTATCAAATTATTTTGATTATGAAAAATACGGTCGTGAAATGGATATTCGTGGTTGGTATGTTGATTCTAAAGCATTTAACGGCTACATTTCAATTTTAAATTAAGGAGGTATATTATGTACTATTATGATTTAGATGGAATTCAGACAGAAATCAAAAAACAGATCGAAAGAACAAAGTGCTTAATTGAAAAATGGGAGAAAGTTACATATCCAACCAAAAAAGATGGTGCACCATTCAAAAATATGTCAAAGAATTTTGACGGAGCTACATATACGGCAAAAGATAATAGTGCAGAATTATCAATCTGTGGATGGTCTGAGTTCAGCGGTTATGAACACGACTCTATTTTTTGCCACGAAACAAAATACGAGAATAGGCAATATATACCTATTCTTTATGACGTAAATCAGATTAAAGAAAAGATCAATAATAGGATTGACGATTTAAAAGACAATCTTGTTTCATTAGAAAAACAGTTAGAAGTATCTAAAAAAGCATATACAGAATTCCAGGAAGTATATGAAAATATGAGAAATCAGCTAAAAAAATTAAGTGGTTGTGAAAATGAAAAGTATGAAAATACTTTGTTCCATGCAATCTATGGAACTATTGTTAAGCCATATTAGAGAAATAAAAGGAGTGTTTGAATTATGGAACAATATTTATATGCTGATGAATATGATGACAATGAGATTAAAATTCTAACAGTTGTCCAACTGTTAGAATTTTTTAATAAATCGGATGATAAAAAGAACGGTTCAAGTTTAGATGATTATATTAAAGACAATATAAGAATGGATCTTATTGAACCGTTTTGTCCACATAAAGAAGCAGAAACGGTTGTTTGTGATTTACAGCCATTAGCAAAACAGTATATCTTGCAAGAAGCTGAGAAGGTTTTTAATGGTATGCCGTGGGTAGATACTCAAGAAGAACTGGATAATGTATATCATGAGAAAATCAAGAACTTATATGATACGGTTGATTTTTCAGAGTTTGTGGCGTATTTATAGATTGAATATTATAGACAAGTCAAAACACGACTTGTCTATTTTGTTGAACCTATAAAGCAATAAAGTCCCGTAAAGGGCAGAAAGAAGGATATTATGACAAAATATAGAGTGATTTTCGGTTACTTTAGCGAACTTGTAGAAGTTGAAGAACCTACAACGGATTATGGTGCAATCCTAGATCTTGCGATCGATCAACTAGAATCTGATGGAAATATGGGTGTATTTATTACAGATGAAGATATAGAACGTGATGGGATCACTGATGATGCATATATCACTGGTGGAAATCACGGACTCAACTTATATCATGGTGGTAACTTCATGATAGAAAGAGTTGACGAGTAAAGAAAGAAGGAAGGAAGAACAATGGAAAAAACACAATTACATAAACCAACTATAACAGATATAGCCGTTGCGATTGTAGGAATTGCAATGGCTATTATTACATTTATCAAGATCCCGCAAGCTTTTATATTAGAAGCGTTGTTGGTAATGATTACCGCTGTCTATATGCTTGCTTGCGTTGGATTTTTTGATGATGATACAGATACAGAATAAGAAAGAAGGTAAATGATTATGAATTTTGAAAAATATAGAGAACTTGACACAATTAAATTACATGGGATTTCTGCTGACATATTTCAAGAGAATGAACACGGAGAACTTATTGATCCTTTACGTGGAAAAGATGCAGACTGGTTAACGGGAAAATCCACATTGGCAAAAGCGGAAAATTTCAATTTTGAACAATTTGTTCTTAATGAAATCAATCAGCATTTTATTAACAATTTAGAAGCAAAAGATATTTGTATTTGTGGTAGTTGCTTTTCTTTTTGGAAACAAGAAGATGATGATGGTTTAGAAGATGATAATGGAAAATATTTTGTATCCTATGCCGTTAGTATCACAATTAATGGAAAATACATAGATGAAGAAGATTTATACGAACTATTTCCGAATTTTGAATATTAGGAAAGAAGGTAAACACACAATGAGAACAAAACAGAACAAAACAATCAAGATCCTATTAGCCGTAGCACTCATATTTACGGCTTTTTTAATCTTTGGAAATACTGTACACGCAAAGACAAAAAGAAGCACGTACAGAACGATAAACGGTATTTATAACAGTGACGGCACAATAGATACGGCAGATGGTTATTGTTGGAAAGTTCGCAAGGAATCGTATGCCTATCCAGGGACTACACTCGCAACTATAAAATTTAACACACACGGCACTAGAAACAAGCTCGATGATTCTATTGTAAAGATCACGGCAAAGAACAGAAATATTCAGCTTGTAAACGATTATATACGACATGAGTACGATCTAAATGCCTATAAGGTAAAGTATATCAGCACTGGAAAATTAACCGATAGAATGATCCGTGAACGTGCTACACGACATACTATTTACGTGGAAATTATTAAAAGTGTTTCTGCCGGTGGTAGACATGGAACGTATGGAAAAAACTATTACCTTGCGTATAACAAACGTGTAAGAAAAGGAAAGCACGTGACAAGTTATTGTGTATGGAATCCTTGCAACGCCTATTGTGATGATGTAGAAGCCGTGGCAGATAATGAAAAAATCAGATAGAAAGAAGGTTAGAACTATGAGAAAAGAAAATACAATGTACACTGGATTTTATGATATTCCTTGTCTTACTGGAAGAAAGAGTTTTTACGGTAAAGCAAAAGAAAGAGTTATCGACAATGGTTACGAGCTTAAATCATATGAAACTATTGTCTGTAAGTTAGTCAATGGAAAACTTATCCGATTGTGGAACGATTACAGCCCAACAACTATGAACCATGTAAACGGCTTCTTAGTGTTCCACGGTATGGAAAAGATCAAGAAAGCTGATTGGATGGCAATGGAAGTTAAGGAAGGAGCGTAAAACTATGACAACGATTACTATATACAGAAACAAAAGGAACAAAAATAAATATATAGAAGTCCATAATGATGGACACTATCATAACTCAGTAAAACAGTTTATGCAATGGAAGAAAGATCACAATGGAAATCAGCTTGCCAAACCGATTAGAAATGAAATGGGTGATCGAGTGTTACATAGATGGAAAAAAGCAAACCTGATGACGTTACTGGAAGATTATGAACTGATTACAGCATAGGAGGATGGAAGATTATGAAAGATGTAACAATGATTATTGAATCAGAAACAGTTGATAAATTTTTTGAAATCTTTTCTGATAGTTGGGATGATACTTTTGCTGGTTGTCTATTAGACAATCATTTTTTTGACATTGGAAAGAACAATTATAAGATAGGTAGGAAAAAGATTAGATCCTACGTTGTTATACGTGAAAAATACTTGAACGAATGGAGTAGTTGTTACGAACTGTACATGACAGACAGTGAAAAGAAGTATAGAGAACTGTTGGGTATGTACTATAAGGATCGTGAAGAGTATGAAAAAGAAGAACTAAAAACGGCATAGGAAGAAGGTGGAAATCATGAAAGAAAGAGAATTAAGAACAGCAAAGAAGTTTAACATTTTAGATAAATGTAAATCGTTGGAAAGAGAGCTTCTGCAAATTAATAGAGTTGAAGCGATAGAATTTGATCTTAATGGATTTTACAGTGATATATATCAAGTAATTATCTTAGCAAGATATGATATTCCAATAACTTTAGAAAACTACTTTGAAACACGGAAGGAAGTTGTGAAAAATATCATCAAGGTTGCTGGAAATTATGGATTAACAAGAACAGAAGATCGTATTGAGGACTATGGAACGACATTTTATTTTGTATTTCGTTGTTCTAAAGAATGGAAAAATAAAGAAAACTAAAAGGTAAAGGAAGGTGTATAGAATGGAAATTTTAAAGATGACAAGAACAAACATGGTAGTGATTCAGACAGTAGAAAAGGAACAACAAAACACTTTTGATATTGGAAAAATCAAAGTCGCAGCCTTGCCACCGATCGCAAAGAAAGATCTTATCGCAGAACTTAAAAGCAAAGGCTTCTGCGATGGAATGATCCATACGGCTATGCAATGTAGGTTGGAAGATCTGAACGGCTACGTGAACGTGTGGAAGTATGTAGCGTATATCTTAGCGGTAGAATTGATGGAAAGATTATAAAAGGGAGCTGGAAATATGGAAACTTCTTTTAAATTTGTAGATAGTGTAGGCAATATTTATTGGTATAAATTTAATTCAGTTGACGAAGCTCGTCATTTTGCATATGTTCATGGCTTATGTTTCTTAGGTAGTTAGCAATGGCATAGAAGGAAGGTGGAAATTATGATAACAAGAAATACATATCCCGATGGTAGAACGGAAATTTTCTGTAACACGCCTGATGAGTATAACGACTTATGCTGTGAGTACGATCTTGAAGATTGCGGTAACAGTGGAAAATACGTTGGATTTAGTTGGTCGCACGATGATAAGAACAATGTAGATGTCTATTATAAGTAGAAAGTAGGTGGAAAGAATGAGTCGCAGAACGACAATGACAGCATTAGCGTGCCACGTAGAACGAAAGTATAATACTTTATACTTCACAGAAAATCCTCCGAACGCTGGAATTGATGATAGCTTGCATGGATATAGATATTTCTTATTATATAAGAATACGTTCGGAATTTTTCGGAAATATAGAACGCAAGAAGAAGCAATTAACGGCATGACGGAAATTTTAAGAGAAGATCCAACTAATCTATTCAATTTCTCTATGTGTCGTGCATAGCTTATTACATAGCCAATTAAAGGCTTTTACTGTCTGTAATGAAGCAGACTACACCTTAACGGAAATACTGGACTATTGAAGCTAATAGTTACTTTAAATGAACGGAATGACTGTACTACTGATTGCTAGTAGTGACGTATTGGAACGGAAAAACGGTGGCGTATGGTAGATAAAAGAGTGCTTTTATCGGTGGGTTCAATGCCCACCTCGTTACTTCACACGATTGAAATTATCGTGTATAATATAAGAGAACAGTTAATATTTTAAAGTCCTAAATAGGCAGAAAGGCTGGAAATTATGTACGAATTTAAAGAAATGATCTTGCCAGAACATTTTAACCATGCTTCATACGCTGGATTTTGCGTGAAGCCTGGAATGTTTTATGGAGTAGAAAAAGAAAGTGGAAAATTAGTTGCTACAACGGGCTGGAATATAAATGGATCAACAAACATTTACATACAGCATGAACCAAAATCAAAATGGAATAACGACTTATGGGAAGATCTTTATGATGATTATGGAAAACCTTTGATCACAATTGAAAAAAATGACTTGCAACGAATTAGTGACAAGGTAAAAGAATTCCAGAGAACAGCAATGGATTTTGAAACGTGGGCAAATGTAAACGGATATACCGACGAATACTATGAAGATCTCACTAGAGAAGAAATGGATCAGATAGAATCAGCTTATGAATGGTATTACTTTATGGAATATCCAGAATTTGTGATCCAGCTTTTAAAAGAACTCTGGGCTATGGAAAAAAATGTTGAAATTTTAATGGAAGATGGCTGTACTAGAAAAGAAGCAGAAAAGCATTTAAACAATGGCACAGTTGTTTATACATTAGAAGATTTTACAGAAAATTTTGAATTTATGAAAAATTTTCATGAAGATGCAGATGAAATTGAAGCTGATAAGAAAATTAAGAAGATGTTGGAAACAAAAATTCCAATGGATGGGTATAGTTTTGTAAAGTACGATGGAAGAGAATGGTTAATTAGTTATTGTTTATAGAATAAGGTGGTGGAAATTATGAAATCATATAAAGAGTACGAAAGAGAGTTTATTGGAGATAGTGATATTGCGGCTTTAATTTTTGTAGGCACAACAAAAGACGGATTGAAGGCGAATATCTTAAATTTTGGTTGTGATGGAAGATATAATGCTTATATTGTGGATGAGAATGCAAAGATCGGAGATCACTATACCTTAGAGATGGAATTTGAAACATCATCAGGATTCAGGGCATGGCTCAAAATCTATGACGATATAGGATTGATGGCAGATTATAAGGCAGACAAAATTAGAGTATATCGTGCTGGAGATTTTGGTTACATTATTCAGCTTATCGGGGAAAAAGAATAACGGAAAATTTAATACAAGAACAAAGTAATCTAGGAAGATGCAGAAATGTATCTTCCTTTTTTAATGGAAAGAAATGAGGTAAGAACGATATTAGAAATGAGTAGAAAAGATTTTGAAGAGAAAAGTTTTAAAGAAGTAATGGAAATGGCAATGGATAATTGCCCGATATGTACAGAAGATGATTTGAGGTTGTATGTAATCGAAAGTGTTAATGATGAAAGTTATTATCTTGCGTCACATATCCTTGATGTGTTGTTAGCAGGATATTTGACAGAATTTTATGATTATGATCGTACAATGGGTACATTAGATACGCCAGAACCAATTAGAACAAAAGAAGATCTTATTGAGTATGGTGATATAGAGTTGATTGATTAAAGGAAACGAGGTAAGAGCGAATGAAAGTTAGTAAAGAAGAGTACGAAAGATTAGATTTTGAAGATTTTGTGGAAAAATTAAAACCACAATGCAGTACATTGTGTAGCTTAGAAGATATGAAGAACGCTTGCGTTGATGCAGTTAACGTGATGGAAGTTAGCCTTGCAATTCATATACTGGAACCGATTGAAGAGTACGGAGTGTGGTATTACGACTATGATCGAGAAAAGGGTATGCAGTATGTACCGCAACCACTATCACAAAAAGAAGATCTTGTGAAAGCTGGATACTTAGAACTGGTCGGATAATAAAATGCAGATTTAATTACTTTAAAATAATTAAAAAAGTGATTGACGAGTAATTGAAAAAGTGATATTATATCATTGTAAGGAGTGAGAGAAATGGCAAGAAAACCAATGTCGATCCAAATCGAAGAAACCTTACAAGAAAGTTTTAAGCTAAAATGCAAGTGTAATTCATTAAAATATAGTGATGTTGCAGAAGCATTATTGCAGTCGTATGTTGATGGAAAAATTGACGTTCGAGTAGAAATGAAATACACTGTAACGCCTAAAACCTTGTAAAACAAAAAAGGTGGTAAGCTGGAACTTACCACCAAAGAATGTGTAAAATATCTTCCACGAATGGAAAGATATATACCCAATCCGAACAAATTGAGTATATATCAAATTATCAATTCTTTCAAGTGGAAATATTCATTTTCACATATTCCAATTTGTTTTAATAGCACATTGAGAATTGAATATCTTGTATTTAGTAGGTACCTGAGAACGGAAGCTACGAAAAGCCGAAACATCTAAAAGCTGTGAAGTATACAAGAGTGATGGAAATTATATTTTTACAGAAAGGACTTAGATAAGATGGAAACAAACAGTATTAAGATCGGAGAAAATGATTTACAAGTCAAAGAATGGAATGGGCAGAGAGTTGTTACATTCAAAGATATTGACAGAGTTCATCAAAGACCTGACGGAACGGCACGAAAAAGATTTAATGATAATAAACAACACTTGTTGGAAAATGTTGATTATTTTAATCTTAAAAAATCAGAAGTTCTAATGTCCGAAAAACGGACATTAGGATTTGATGTGCCAAATCGTGGACTTACTGTGTTGACAGAAAGCGGTTATCTGTTAATCGTGAAATCATTTACTGATGATCTTGCATGGGATGTGCAACGGAAATTAGTTAATACATATTTTAAGTTCAAAGAAACAATGGAAAACTTACAACCTGTTGAGAATGGAATGGTTTTATCAACTGGAAAATTTGAAGAAGCTGTAGAAAGCATTGTATCTTGTGCAGACACATTTAAATCTATGATTGATTATTCAACGATCAATTATAAACAACAGCAGATTTTACTTAAGACAGCCAGAATGAGAGTTGCGGATCTTTTAGGTGGTGCTAAATCACCTGAGTATAAGGAAAAGAGCCGAACATATTTTAAAAACTTATGGCAGAACTTTTGTTATAAGTTTGGATGTGGTTCTTATAAAGACCTTAATCCGCAATATATGGTTGGTGGAATTGCAGAGTTATGGATTTTACAATGGGAATATAAAGAACATAAGTAGAATCGGAAACAATTAAATAAAAATACTTAGAAAGCGGTATCTATTATAGGTATCGCTTTTTGAGTTAAAAGAAAAGTTTTATCGCAGAATAGGAGCGGAAATTATGAATACAGAAACAAAGCAGGAAATTATCGGAATTGTTATGTGTCACGGAGAGAATGATTATGGATACTGGGGAGGCTTTTCCTTGACAGAGGAAGAGGAAGAACAGATTTATGAGATCCTGATGCGACATGATACAGAAGGATGTTCTATTAGAGGGACAAGAAATGACATTGCAAACGAGATTAGAGAATAGGAGAGTGATTAGTTATGGGAAACAATGAAGTAAAAAGAATCGCAAACATCTTATTCAATATGTCTTTAGACATGGGCTATGACACGTTTGTAGATGATTATAAAGAAGATATGGAAATGTTGACTGAAAGCATTGGAAAATTATCTAAGGCAAATGATCCACTGTTTTATGTATTGCAGAATATTGCAGATAACAACGCAGATATGGAAAATAGATTGGTCAATGCAGATGGATCTATTAATTAATAGAATGTCAATTTTATCGTAGGAAGGATGGAAATAATCATGAGAGTTTTAGTAGAATCAAATTATGGAACAACGACCAAACCAGATGGTCTTGGTGTAGTATGTAAATTGGTATGCAGCCCAGACTCAAAAAGAAATTTCTATTGGTATGGAAATGATATGGAATTAAATAGTAGCTTAGGTCCCGACATCCGACAATGTGGAACACGAGAAGAATTGTTGGAAAAATTAAATAGACGAAAGAAAAATTATGAAATACGATTACAAAATCTTTCTTCTGATTTATTTCTTAATCAAAAAGGCAAAGTGGTCTTTGAGAACTGTCTTAAGCAAGATATTCTTATGTATAAGACTTTTATTGAAGCACTAGAAAAACAATAGGAAGGATGGAAATTTACATGAAAAAATATATAATAGATGTTGTAGAAACATATAAGAGATCAGTTGAAATTAAAGCAGAAACAGAGGATGAAGCAAGAAATATTGTAGCGGAAAAGATTAATACAGGAGATATTGATATTCCTTGTGATGGCGGTGGTTACGACTATGAGTACGAGTTATTTGCAAGTGAGGTAGAGGAAAGCGAAGTGTAATTTTTATGGACTGTTTACTACAGTCAGAGAAGATGATAATATATACATATTAGTTGAGATACAAGACAAACAAAAAACTTAAAGAACAGAGCAAAGGAGAGTAAATTATGCCATTGGTTTTATTATTAATAATTATATTTATCGTTCCAGAGGACACTTTGGAATATATGTTAGGAGCTATTTTAGGTGGTGGTTATGGAATTTTAATGGTTATAGCATTTGTTGCTATTCTGTATGGTATTTATAAGTTCTTTTCCGATCTTTGGAATGGAAGATAGAATGGAAAATATTATTTGATAAAGCAGATTATATATGGAAGGAGTTATGAATATGAATAAATTCAAGCATTATGGGAAAGATGTATGGGTTCAGACATTTACAGAAACAAACTGGGTAGATGGACTAAAGAAAAACGGATTAGAATATGTAGCACTTCCAGATCTTGAACATGAAGTATATAAATATGTTAAGAATGGAAAAGAGAGGTATGCTCTAATTCATTATCCTGATGTACCAGAGGAAGCTTTACAGGAAGTGTATATAATAGAAAAGATCCCTGATGATCTTAGTTGGGATAACATAATAGAAGATTACAGACAGCAGAGTAGAGGATATGAACCGATGAAACTGCCAACACGAGCAAGGCTATTGTACGATAAAGCCGATCACATAGCATATGAATTGGAAAAAGAAGATCCAGATTTTGCTAAAAATTTTTGGCATAGACCTACAGGATATATTGATCCGAACCGATTTAAGTCGGCTCTTACTTTGCTTGGAACAAGTATCGAAGGGTTAATGGAAATGGAACATTCTGATACGCCAGAAATTGATGAACTAGAATTAGAATGAATACAAATTAATATAGGTAACTAGGACACTTATGGGAAATTCCAGAGTGTCTTTTTTAATACAAATTTTTACATAAGAAAGGTGGAATTAATTATGAATCTAAACGAAATGGAAATCCCTTGCGATCCAATTTTGGATAAAGCAAAGAGGGATGAGTTAGTGCAGAACACAGAACTTTTAAAACAGGTTACAATCAAGCCGATCCCGTGGCTTCCTGGACGAGATTATATCACTACAGAACAGGTAGCACGATTCTTTGACGGGGATGTTGATGAAGTCAAGAGGTTGTGTACGAAGTATCGTAAAGAGTTTTTAGCAGATGGAATGGAAGTTAAGACAGTGCAGGAGATCATTGATGGTCAGAACGCAACAGCGGAAAAACAGAAGGGAAGAATCATGGTAACGTATCCGAACGGATTGAATATCTCATTCGGTTACAAGGGTGCTAAGGTGTTTACTCTTAAATGCTTGATCAGATTGTCTTTACTAATGGAAACTTCAAAACTTGCCGAGAGCGTGAGGTATTATGTTTTCATTAATGATTATATCACGATAGAAGAGCAGAGAGAACAAGAGCAGGTAGAGGCAGGTGTGCAGCTTGTAGACACAACGGAAATTTTAGGTAGAAGAATTGACTTATACAGAAGCATTGAAGATCCGTTATTCTTGGCAAGAGATGTTGCAGAATGGATTGATTATAGTAAACGTCCTGATGGAAGTTATAAAACAGATATGATGTTACAGGTGATTGATTCAGAGGAAAAATATAAGACCAAAATCTTAACCGCCAATAATGTTGGCGGGTCAAATTTAGGTCAGATTGATTCTACGGGAAAGACTATTAATCCATTTTGGTTTCTGACAGAAGATGGACTCTATGAAGTGTGTATGCAGTCACGCAAGCCGATTGCAAAACAGATGAAGAAACAGATCAAAGAATACCTTAGAAACATCCGTAAGACAGGCGGTGCAGTTGACTTTGGAAAAGAATCACAGTTTATTGAACACTATTTTCCATCATTCTCTGAAGATGTCAAGCTTGCAATGGTAACGGATCTGAGAACACAAAACAAGGAACTCAAAGAAGAAAATCAGAAGCTACAGAATGATAATAAGCTATTAGCAGCGGAAATTTTGACGTGGGATGATCGCAATAAGATGAACGCTGGTATTAGGAAATTAGCTGCGGTTACAGGAACACAGTTCTCTGTTATGTGGAACGAGCTGTATAAGAACTTACAGTATAAATATCAGATTGATGTTAAGAAACGTGGCAAGAAACCATTTCTACAGTGGATTCAAGAACATGAATGGGATAAGGTACTGAAAGTCTTTTGTGCAATGTGTGAAGCTAGAAACCTATCTCCAACAGATATGTTCCAACAGACGGCACCTGTGGAAAATTTATATGATAATGAAGATGAGGATGATGAAGTATGGAATTAGAACAGATTATTCATGTCTTTGAACAGTTCTGCGGAATATCTTTTGTGTTATATGTGATTGTTTTCCTAGCTTGGTTATCGCTAAGAAAAATTGATCGTGAACATAATAAGGTATATTTAAGCAAATATATAGACGTATTAGAGGAAATATTAGAAGCTATTATGAAGCCTATGAAAGTAATTACGACATTATGGGTTATCGTAGCTTTCGGAATGCTTATTTATCAGCTGATTTAATTCCATATAATAATTTTGGCAAAGAACCGAGTGGAAGGTTCTTTTTATTTTACGGGAATATTTGACGAGAACCGATTTGGCAGGTCGGTTCTTTGTCAAATTTATTATACACAAACTAATGATTCACTAAGCATATAATTGTTAATGGAAAGGGTGTTGATTACATAGAGAGCTAATAGGAATAGAATAGGTTTCGATTAGGATTGGCACACTAATAGTTGGAATTAAATGTTGATTTTATTCCTATTGGTTTACGGAATACAGTTATACAAAAATAATGAGTGTAGAGAAAAATAAGACAGTTTAGAAAGGAAGATGAAGAATGAACCTACAGTTAGTAAAAACGGAAAATTTTAATGATATAGCGTGTGATTTTTATAGTGCCGAGGACGATATTTGGATGACAAGAAAGCAGATCGGAGAGGCACTGGAATATGGAGATCCACAGAAAGCAATTGATAATTTGCACAATAGATATAGAGATAGACTGGATAAATATTCAGTTACCCTCAAACTGGGGGCTACTGATAACAAGAAGTATGACACTACACTCTATAATGAACGTGGCGTGATGGAAATTTGTAGATGGAGCAGACAGCCAAAGGCAAACGCCTTCATGGATTGGGTTTGGGACGTGATTTCCTCTTATCGTCATGGAAATTTAAGAACAGGAACTCCCGTAACAACAGTGGAGCAATTTCTTACAGAACAGACAGAACTTATGAGGCAGATGGAAAGAAACAATGAACGCCTATACAATGTTACTATCAAAGGTTTCAATCAGTTGGCAGACATTGTAAAAGAGATGAAAGCCGAACGGAAAGAATTATATAAGCAGATCGGTAAACCTACGAAAGATATTCCAGTAGTAGATATTGAAAGTGTTATTGCAGAATACAAACTTAACGAATGGAAATCCAACGTATATTCTATCATTAATGATATTCTAAAAGAATCTGACGAACTAGGAACCACTACTAGAGATATTCTTAGAGAGGCATACAGGTATCTTACTAACACATATGGGATTGTGTGGGAACAGGATCGAAAAGAATACAAAGAGAAGTATAATATTGGAGAAAGAGGTAATGTCCCAACAATTGACCTTTGCTATGATAAATACCCTGATCTGCTAGTTAATTCATTGGAAAAACTTCTGCGACAGTTCAGAAAAGAAAATGCACAGCCTGATTGGGAAGAAATGAAGATCAAGATTACCAATTATGCTAATCATATTGGAAATAAGTCTAAAGGTGGAACGTCTGTTTATCGGAAAATCTACACTAAGATGACAGAGAATGGAGTTAACTGGGATGAATATGCTCATGGGTTGTCTAAATCTCAGCTTATTAAAACTAATGCAACTTTGTACAACAGATTTTACGAAGCAGCGGTGGAAATTATTTCAGAAGAATAGAGAGGTGTGATATAATTATGACACAAAACGAAAAAGGAGTTGTCTCAAAATGAATAAATTAGAAAAGAGAAAAGAAGAAGCTAAAGAATATAGGAAATTAGTTGATAAATGTTTAGCTTTAATGGATAAATACGTGGGAATTACATTTGGTATTCCTGTATGGGTAGATCGTGGCTCTCATACACTAGAGTTTAAAAAGAATGGAACTGATGAATGGAGACTCCTAACAAAAGAAGAAGTATCTAATATTATTGAAAAATATGAGGTATTAGATTCTGTAGCAACAAAAATTACAAAAGAAACCAATATGGGATATTGAAATAAAACAAATATTCGATCAGAAGGAGTGATAGAAAAATGAATATATTAACATTAAAAGGGAACGGAAAATCTAAATTTCTCAGTGATTTTATTGATAGTTCTCGATCAGAAAAATGTTTTGTAATCATATTTGAAGATGAAAACATTTCTCGCAGTCTGTTTTCAAGATGTGATAATTTTATTTTAGATGATTCGCAGAGCATTAAAGAGGAAATGGAAAAATATTTAGGAATTGTTGAGAATTGGAGTGACAAACTGGAATATTTAATAATATATAGTATAGATAAATCCGAAAAAGATATGATCAATTTGGATGTATATTATTTATTAAATCAGGTTAAAGATCAACCGTTCTTTAAAGAGCTAACTTGCATTGTAGCTTGTAAGGAATAAAGGAATTAAAAAGGAGTGATTAAAATGGAAAAATCTAAAGCATATACATCAGAAAAACCATATATGTGTGTTTACGAAACAAAAGAAGATGGTATTGGCTATGCGACATTTGATAATGAACAGAGTTTATTAGAATTGTTAAATGAGTGCAGAGAAAACGGAGATAAGATTTTAGATGCCTGCAAGGTTGAGGATCGTTATGAATTCAAAGATGGAAAATTTGAGTCTAAATATCAAAGAATGTATGGATATACAATTATCAAAGCGCTTAAAGATAAGAATAAGGAATTAGGTAATAAACTAAGAAAAGTAATTGATGAAAGGATCGCCATAGAAGAAAAACTAGCAGATACAAACATGCCGTATCAAAAATATATGTATTTATTGCGTGATAAAGAGGATATTGAAAAAACAGAAGCAAAGTTAAGTCAAAGGAAACAAATCGTAAGAGATATGTTAGATGTCTGCTATGAAGCGGTATGGGAATGTGACGATCGTATAGATAAAATGAAACTTTGATAGAAAGGAAACGGAAATAAATGGAAGAAAATATCAAAAAAGAAGGAGATTATGAAATCTCAGAAAATGCACTTGGAACATCATATAAACACCCATCATTTGGCATGTTGTCATTTAGGCGTACTCATGGTGGACACAGTAATTTGTTTGGTAGTAGTATTCAACATAATGATACCATCCACATGGTATTAAGAGAAGGAAAAGTTACTAGAGGATTAAATGAAGACTGGTATGTTGGTGGACATGAAATTATTGAAGTTGCAATGTCTCAGTCTCAATTTGCAGAAGTTATTACCTCAATGAATGTAGATGCTGGTGTACCTTGTACTATTAAATATATACAAGGCAAAGGACACATTGATGAAGCGGATTTTATTAATAAAAGACAGCAGATTACTAATGAATTTAAAGATTCTATGAATGATCATATGAACGACGCACAGGAATTTTATGATGAAGTAAAGGAGCTTTTTAGCACAAAGAAATCTATTAGTAAGGGTGACAAAGAAATGATTCTTAAAAAATTAGGAAGGATCACCAAATCAATGGAATCTGAATCAAAATTTATTTTCGATCAGTTTCAAGAACAAATGGATAAAACAATTACAGAAGCTAAAGGCGAAATAGAAGCTTTTGCACAGAATAAAATTAATGCGATTGCTCAACAGGCTTTAGTAGAACAGAAAGAAGATATTCTCAAATTAGAGAACCCTGTTGATGTAAATCATATGGAGATTAATGAAGAATAAAACGAAAATTTGATAGGTGGTGGTACGAATGGTGGATTTGAATGATCACAAATGTACGTTTGAATATACAGATGATGAACTGTTGGAGCAGGGAAAGTTAGACATTCAGGTAAGATCACATGGAATAAGAGACGATAGAACTTTTTTAGAACAATATATAGTCTTGGAAGAAATCGGCAAGCGATGGATTCGAGAACATGAAAATATGAAGAAAGAAAATATCGTGAGTAATCAGTTCAAAAGCTGGAGCGATGATAAGTTGTTGAAATTTTATAAGGAACGAAAAGAAATTTATAATGGAAATTTCCCTATCTCGTATATTAATATGTTAGCGGAAATTTCTGATCGTTGGATTAAACAGAATGAAATTAAAGAGATAGAATTAGAAGAAGGTGCTAAATGAGAAAACCAATAACAAAATGTCCGCACTGCGGAAGTGATCGTGGAATGGCTGTTAGGTTTAAAGCTACTGGAACCGATATATATATAGTTTTGATGGACATTTTCAAGATGAAGAAATTATTGAATGCTGTACATATAATAAATGTATGACATGCTGTGACTGTGGTAAACGTATAATGAGTTATGATGAATTTATGACACATTATGCAATTGATGAATTAACAGGTAAGCATTTAAAACAGTGAAAGGAGAATTTTATCTCCACATATAGAGGGGAGCGATGCCATGAGTAACACAGGATGGATTAAACTCCATCGGAAAATTACAGATCATTGGCTATGGGAAGATAAACCATTTGCCAGAGGACAAGCAATGATTGACTTATTGATTCTCGCAGGTTATAATAATCAATCGAAATACGTTGATGGAAATTTAGAAACAGTTGGACGAGGATCGGTGGTTACTTCAATAAGAAGGCTATGTGATCGATGGGGTTGGAGTAATTCAAAAGTTGTCAAATTTTTAAAGATATTGGAAAACGACAGTATCATACATGTGAAAAGCGACACTAAAAAGACAGTCATAACAATAGTAAATTACAGTGTTTATCAAGGTTTTGTAGATGAAAAAGCTACACAGAAACGACACCAAAACGACGCAGAAGCGACACATAAAAAGAAAGTAAAGAATAATAATAAATATAATAATAATATAAAGCGGTTCAGACCGCCTGATTACGAGCAAGTCTCCAGATATTGCCAGCAAAGAAACAATGGGATTGATCCAGAAGAGTTTGTGGATTATTACACAGCCAAAGATTGGATGATGGGCAATAGTAAGATGCAAGACTGGAAGGCAGCAGTACGAAACTGGGAACGAAATCAGGCTAAGAAGAACGCTAAACAAAATCCAAAGGTAACGAACCTTGCACACTTGGAATGTGATCATGATTATGATTTTGGTGCGTTGGAAAGACAGTTGTTTGAGAAGCAGATGACAGGATAAGTTTGACGAAAGGATGGAAAAATGTCAGAAAATATTTATATTCACTACGGAAGTGATAAGTTTGAGAAAGAGTTGTTTATGTCAATTGTGAACAGAAACATGATTAACAAACCATTTGGAGGTTTATGGGCATCGGATATAAAAGCGGATCAGCCGTGGGAGAAATGGTGTATTGATAATGATTTTAGAATTGATAAACTAGACAAAAACTTTAAATTTACATTGGATGATTCGGCAAATATTGTTGAATGGACAGCGAAAGCCGATTTAAAGCAGGTTCCAACGCAAGATCTATCGGGATATCTCCCAGAATATTTATTTGATACAATGGGCGTTGTGCCAGATTTTGAGAAGATGGTCGAAGATGGAGTTGATGCAATTAAGCTTAATTTATCCAAAGGTGATTATGAGTTATATTATGAGTTTTACGGTTGGGATTGTGATAGTATTCTGATCATGAATCCTGATATTATTAGACCATTGTAGAAATTGAATAACAGAATGAGATTGAGAAGCTTAGGGCTTCTTTTTATTTTGCCTAAATTTAGAGAATAGGAGTAAGAATTATGGAATTAATCGAAGTAGAAATTAGACCAGAAGTACGTGAACAGTGCAATAATTAGAGAGGAGATTGGAACAATGAAATTATACGGAACAGTGAATACAGAGGTTGATGTGAGTAAATATAATATATTAATAGCTGCGGCTCAAATACTATACGATGGACATCTATATGATAGTTGGGGAATTCATACAGAGTTATTGGAGTCAGATCATAGAGAAAATAACACTGGTAAAAGAGGATTATTTAAGGTTGAAGATATATCATATCATGGTTCCCCAGTATGGAAATATACATTAATTACTGATGATGAAAATGCAATAAATGATTTTCTGCTGGCACAGGAAATAGAAAAAGTAATTAAGAGAGTGTAAGAATAACTAAGAGAGGTGAGATTATCATGGCAGCAACACAGTTTGAAGTTATTGAAACAGTAAATAATAATAACGCAGAAGAATCTGAAACAAAGATTAAAAGACGCAAGGACGGAAATCCTAAATGGACTCGATCTAATAAACAAAAAGGCGTATCATCTTTGGTTTATCCGATTAAAAACAAAGAAAAATTTGCAGCCTTTAATGCATATTTTAGAGATCAGATTGATAAATCGTACACGGAGTACAAACGATATGTAGCTGCCAGAAATAATCTTCTGGTTGCAGTTGGAAACAATACAGCGTATCGTATTTCTGATATTGTTAGACTCAAATGGGGCGATTTATTAGACGATAAGACTCGTAAGCAGGAAAAGAAAACAAAGAAATTCAGAACTGTATACTTTAACGATTTGGTAACTGAAGCAGTGGATATTTTCTTTGAAGCTGTTGCAGGAACTAAATATGATGTCAAGATTGATGGCAAAGTGCCAATGGATAATTATGTTTTCGGAACATGTAAATCTGGATCAGGGCACATGACAGAAGCAAATGCTTTGGATTTTGTTAAAAAAGGTGCTAAAGCAGTTGGAATTGAGGACAATATTGGTACACATACACTACGAAAGAACTTTGTGTATTGGACACTTGTTGATCATAAAGATGATCAGAACGTATTGTATACACTTATGAGATTATTGAATCATAGTAGCCCTGCAATGACGTTTTTATATGCTACAATTACAGAAGAGGAAACTCATGTGTTATTTGATGATATTGCTCAGACGTATAAGGATATTATCAGCGGAGCATTTAACGGATTAAAGGAAAATGTTATTAATGTGAGTTATGATAGAGTTATGGAGATTATCAAGTGTGCTTATGATACTGGCAAGGATGATGCAGATCAAGATGATAGAGTACATGAGGACAATATGCAGGCACTCAAAGAGCTGCTGGAAGGAGTTATTTTATGATATTTGTAACAGGAGATACGCATGGTGATTGGATGACTCGATTAAACAGTCGTTCTTTTCCTGAAGGAGTAGAGTTAACTAAAGATGATTACGTGATCATCTGCGGAGATTTTGGGCTATGGCATGACACAAAAGAAGAACGATATAATCTGGAATGGTTAGATAACAAACCATTTACTACTTTGTTTGTATGTGGGAACCATGAGAATTATGATCGGCTGTACGAATATCCTGTAGAAGAATGGAATGGCGGAAAGGTTCATAAGATTCGTGATTCTATTTTTCATCTCATGCGAGGGCAGATATTTGATATCCAGGGAAAGAGATTCTTTACGTTTGGTGGAGCTAGTTCTCACGATGTTCAGGATGGGATTTTAGAGCAAGACGATCCAAGAATTAATGAGTGGTATCGTGATTATGACAAAATGTTTAGGATCAATCATACGTCATGGTGGAAAGAGGAGTTGCCTTCAGAAGAAGAAATGACAGAAGGTATGATGAATCTGAAGCAGAATGGATCGCAAGTGGATTATATAATTACACATAGTCCATACGCATCTGCATTACGTCAAATGGATCAAGGATCAGGAGTGTACAAAACAGATATATTGACGGATTATTTGCAAGAGATTAAAGAATCTGTTGAATATAAAAAGTGGTTCTTTGGACATATGCATGTGAACCAGAACTTTCCAGAAGATAATGCGATTGCAATTTATGAGCAGATTATTAGAATTTTATAGGAGAATTTTGTATGAAGATAAATACGATTAGACAAAATAAGGAAGAAAAGAAAGCAAACCAGAATCTTATGTGGATTTCAGCAGAGATTCCACCACTAAAACCAGATAACGCATCACGTTATATGAGATATAAAACATATCCTGTAATCGTGGATTACAAATATAATGATGGATGTGTGGACGAAGTGCTTGATTTCTGTGACTATGATTTTGAAGAAAAGAAATGGAAACTGGATAATCCTCATCAAGTTAGACAGTATTTCCCACTTCCAAGTAAGCACAAAGTAAAGTGTTCGAACAAAAAGAGAACATCTGTTCGAAAAATATCTTGATTTTGTTCTATGGTAGCATTATAATAAGAAATGTAGAGATTCTTTGTTCACAACAAAAATTAACTTTCTTTCTTGCACCTATTGACAGGGTGCAAAAAGTATGGTATATTTAATTCATGAAAACAAAAAATGCAACTGGGGAAAGTTGAGGGACGTAAAAATGAACGGATATACTAACAAAGAAAGAAAAGGAAACGATAACAGAAAAAGAAAAGAATATGTATATGGCAAATATCAAAATCCTCAAGTTTGGGGAATATATTTTGCAGATTTGCCGAAAATTGAAGGTAGTCATATCTTGCATGGGAAAAGACCAGTCATCGTATATTCTAATAATATTTGTAATAATACGAGCACAGAGATTAACGTGTATCCAATTACAAAAAAATTAAGGAACTGGATACCGACACATGTGACCATTTATCCAAATACCAGTAATGGATTAAAAATGGTATCACAGGTGTATTTAGAGCAAGGAAGAACAATTCCAAAGAATAATCTTTTAGAGTATTGGGGAAGAATATCTGATCTATCTTTAATGTTAAAAATAGGACATGGCATTTTAATACAAAACGGCATGTTATCGTACATGAATGCAATGGCATCCTAGAAATGGAGAATATTATGAATAATAAAGAATTGATACAAAATTATATAGATTCTCACGTATCAGAATCACGTCGCCCAACATGGAATTGGTTGTTAGATTCTGATATTGCGGACGACAATGAATCTGGGTTAACGTATGCACCAGGTACAATCCAAGAGGCTATATTATCAGATACTAGAGGTAAAAAAACCAAAAGTATGAATTCTATTAAAAAAAGATATGACCAGCTCGTTAAACTATATACTTATGCATATGAACAAAATTACATTAAATATAATCCATTTGTTAATGATAAATTTATAAACTTGCAATTAGCAGTTGATATATATTTTTCAAATAGAGTTAATGTTAATTATGTTACACCAGATAAAATAAATGCGTTTATTTCGAATCTGATGTCGTGCAATGCATCAGCCGATACCAAATTGAATACTAGATTTCATATTGTGAGTTTATATAATGGGATAAATGGAAAGGAGTTAAGAAATCTAAAATTCTCAGATATTAATCAAAATGATTTAACAATTTTTGGGAAACCAGTCTCCAAAGATTTTATCGAGACATTGAATGAATATAAATTGAAAATGGGAGATACGAATATATATGATGATTTTGTATTAATACCACGAAAAAAATGTAATAATATAGAAGAATATCAAGCAGAGCAAAAGAGGATATATAATAATGTGCAGTCTCAATTAGAATTAACTGGTAACACTTTATCTTATGAGAAATTGACAACCATTGATGTTATTAATTCTGGTTTTATACAATATTTAAAATCTAAAATGGATATCAAGGCAATTGCAGATTTATATTATATTAAATCAAAAGAAGGAATCGCACGATCTATAATCGCACGTCAATTTAGTGAAATTGCAATTGAATTTTATTATAATTATTATATATCATATAGATTAAAAAAGAAACAATTTAGTGATCGTCAAACTGTAATTGGTAAAACTATTGGTTATTTATATAAAGATGAGGACTATAAGAATTATCGTGTACATCAAATTATGACAGAATAAAGGAAGGTATATGTATGGACAATCAAATATTAAAAACATTGGTAGCGAATCAATCAAATCAAATGCATATTGATGTACTTGATTTACACTCATCAGAAATGTCATCGTGGTTTCTGAGTGAATATAAGATTCGAGCAGATGATAGAAAGATGAAGATCTATGGCAAAGATAAAGATCTTTCATATCATTGGATCGAATTTATTCAAGATGAGAATTTGTTCTCTCATATTAGGCAGGACGACATATTTGACATAATCAAATGCCTGCAATTTACATACAAAGAGAGATACAATGTTGGAATAAAAATACAGACAATAAAAAAGAAAGCAGAAGTCTTTGGTAAAACTTCTACTTTCACACAAACTAAAAATTTCAACTAAACAAATCATAGATAACAAAAAAAGATTTTTTGAATCTACCGTGTTGGCAGCACGATAGAAAATCGAATTAAGTATTTAGAATTGTTTAATAGATAAGGATATTATTATCCTTAAAATCATTATAACAATTCTAAACATGTTCGTCAACATGAAAATTTTTCCAAAAAACTACAATTAAATACAGGAGTGATGTATGAAATACATAATTACGAATGAAGAGTTCTATGTGAAAAGAGATCATGCAAGAAATAAATACGTTCGTGATAATCGTAAGTCTGAAGCTACTCAATTTACCTCCAAGCAAGCAAAGCACATTTTAGGTTTGAAGCATAAATATACGTGGATGAAAGACGGATTTCATGCCAGAGAAATTGAGCTAGGTAAAGTTGGAAAACCTATGGAATCTAGTGAAATAATGCGTAAAGGTAATGGAAATTGCTTTATGGATTGGGAATGTGATAATACATTGATCGACAATATAGAGACTGAAGAAAGAGCTATAGTAGGACTTCTAGCATATGACTCAGATCAATTAGGAGAAAAGAAGTTTGAATTAGAGCAGGCATTATCATATGCCGATTCTGCCAGAAGTGATATTCTTCATGCGATTGAGTTTAAAAAGATTGATGCTGCGAAACGTGCAGTGATTGTTGGGTATCTTAAAACCTTACAAGAATTGCATAGAAAAATCAAGAATTGTATTCGATACATAGAAGTGATGCAGAATTGCATGGATAATCAGAAAGATATATGTACTTTGAAGAAAGAATTAAAAGATGCAGAACATAAGTCGTATGTCGGCAGGACAAAGTATTATGAGCTTATCCAGAATATAATTGGGTAGAGTTTCTTCCTTATTATATGTAATGACTCGCACAGGCATTTGTGCAAAATTAAAATGTAAAATTATAACTTAGGAGGTATTTAATGACAGAAGAAAAGAATGGTGTAAATGAAGCATTGAATACGTTAGTGTTTAATAATGATGAGTTTGGAAATATCCGCACAGTGATTTTAGATAATAATCCGTGGTTTGTAGGGAAAGACGTAGCCAGTTGCCTTGGGTATGTAGATACGGTAAATGCATTAAAGAAACATATTGATGCCGAAGATAAGCGATTATTTCTAAGGTGTCAAATCGCCACCTTAGAAAATGTACCAAACAGAGGACTTACATTTATTAATGAATCTGGTCTATATGCTTTAATTTTTGGAAGCAAGCTTGATAGTGCGAAAGAATTTAAACATTGGGTAACATCCGAAGTTCTTCCACAGATCCGTAAGACAGGTGGTTATATCCCAATTGATAAAGAAGATGATGATTTAACTATCATGGCGAAAGCATTGAATATTATGCAAAACACTTTGGTACAAAAGGATGAACTATTAGCCCAGAAAGAAGAAGTTATCAATCAGCAGAAACCACTTGTTGATTTTGCCAATACAGTCAGTGCCACAGAAACAATGGTTGACATGAAAACAATGGCAAAGCTTCTTGAGAAAGAAAATCAAGATATTCATATGGGCAGAAACAAATTATTTGCGTGGTTAAGAAAAGAAGGGTATCTCATGTCAGATAATACCCCATATGAAAGATATGTTAAGCAGGGCATTTTCAAATTAACAGAAAGTGAAGTTGAAACTAAGAATGGAAACAAGTTGATCACCAAAACATATGTGACTGGCAAAGGGCAATTATACTTGGCAAAGAAATTAGCACAATACTTTGCCTCACAGAGTGCATCAGCTTAGAGAGGAGACAAAGAATGGAAGAAAATAAAACGGGCGTTTGGATGCAGACTAAAGGCAGACACAGGAAGAGACTTGATAGTGATGATGAAATTCGTTTGAACATTGGAGATTATATACAAGTATTTTCCGATGTTAATAATGTACTTTTCAAGGTAGTAAGTGTCGAATATAACAGAAGTAGAGGATCGGGCTTTCAAAAACTTTTGCCTGTATGTAGTGTATTTGGGGAAGATGATAAAGCCATTGATCCAACAGCTACAGGGTTACATCGTTTAATATATACGAAAATAGATAGTAATAATAAGATGTGGTTTGATGGTGATTTATATAGGTATATTAATTGTGTTGCTCGAACTTCAGATGAACTACAGGTTGTGCTTATTCGTGGAACAATGAACGAGGATCTTGAGATTCATACAGGTGCGATTTTAGCTGACGAAATAAAAATTGGAACATTAGCCCCACCACCACTTTCAGAAAGAAGAGTGTCTACTCTGCCACACTATCAGCAAAAACCAATTACTGCAACGTCAGAAGCAGAAAAGAATTGGTGGAAAGAATGTTGTGGAGGATCCGAAACTGAACGTGGATTACGAGCAGACGCACCAACACATATTGATTGGAATGGTGAAATGAGTGCAACTTTAACATTTGCGTCAGAAAAATTGGATGAAATCATGAGTGAACTTACAGGAAACGAAGAGGAGAAAGATATGAATACGAAGAATTTAAAAGAAATGATCAAAAAACCAATCTATGTTGATAAGGAAATTACAATAAAAGAACCGATGTTAGATGGTAATGGTAAACAGATTGAAAAAGATGGTAAACCAGTGTTTAAAATTAAACATTATCATGGAATGGTTAAAGTATTATGGAATTGCGGAGCAGAAACTGTTGCGTATGTAGAAGGAAATGATGTGTATGACAGAGAAAATGGCTTCAAAACCTGTGTATTAAAATACCTTTGCGGCAACGCAGGTGCTCATGATGCAGTTGACTTCTGGACAAACAAATATGTGAAATATCCAAGCAGCTGCATTGAAGTGACAGAAAACTTATGTAAATTAGAAAAAATTCTTGAGAAGGATGAATATAGAAAAGATGATCAGAAAGGTTTGCCTCATGCGAAGTTCTTTAGGGAAATCAAAGATGAAATGTTGTTTGACACATATGATGACGAAAGTCTTAAAAATATTAATGAATTCAAGAAACTTGCAAAAAAATATTTTCCAAAGCTTAAAGGTAAAGAAATTTACATTAATGACAACAAACAGGATGAAAAATTCGTAGCAATTAAATAATACATAAAAAGGAGATAAATTATGTGCACACCAATGAATGAAAACTGGAGCAATTTTTTAAACAAATTATCAGAGCGTTTAAATAAAATGCTCGACTATGTGGAGAAAAACAACTCTACATTGTATGAAACTGATATTGATAAAGATGTGCTGTGGGAAGTATATCTGAGCAGTTTTCCTGAAGGAACTAATAAGATGTATCGCAAGCGAAGAGAATATGACTGTGGTCATTGCCGAAACTTTATTAAAACAATCGGTGGAGCTGTGGCAATTGTTGACGGCAAGATTCATACGATCTGGGAGATTGATACCGATGATGTAGTATTTCAGCCAGTAGTTGATGCTTTACGGACATACGTAGAATCAAAGCCAATTAAAGATATTTGGAGACATTTTACAAATACAGTTGGAGTAAAAAGTACAAATGAGTATACAGAAGATAAGCAGATTATCAAATGGACTCATATGTATACACCGATTCCAGAGAGATTACTAGAAAGAAAATCCGATATTCCTACAGCAAAAGCAAAAGTTAGAGATCGAAAGAATGTGTTCAAAAGATCGCTTGATGAAATCACAGAAGAAGCTGTTGATACAGTATTAGAACTGATTGCTTCAAATACTCTTTATAGAGGACAGGAATGGGAAAGAGTATTAAAAGATTTTAGAAAATATCAGCGAGAATACAACGGTTTGTCAGATGAAGAAAAAGATACATACACATGGACAAAAGCCATGACGATCGGAGATGTAATTGGTCGTATTAGAAACCATAGTATCGGTACATTACTTGTGAATATCAGCGAAGGTATGGATTTAGATAATGCAGTAAAAGCTTATGAAAATGTTGTAGCTCCTGCGAATTACAAACGACCAAAGGCAATTTTTACGAAGAAAATGCTTGAGGATGCAAAGAAAACTGTAACCGATTTAGGATATATGGATTCATTGCAGCGTAGATTTGCAAGACTTGACGATATTACGGTAAACAATATTCTGTTTTGTAATCGTGATGCAGCACCACGTATCCAGGGCGGCTTAGATATTTTTGATGAGATGAGTAAGGAAGTCGCTGTAAATCCTAAGAAATTCTCTAAAGTAGAAGAGATCAGTGCAGAGAAATTTGTATCAGATGTTCTTCCAACCGCAAAAGAATTAGAAGTCTTGTTTGAAAATCGACATAAGAAGAACATGGTTTCACTGATCGCACCTGTAAACAAAGATGCCAAGAACATGATGAAGTGGAGCAATCCTTTCAGTTGGGCATATTCAGGAAATATGACAGATAGCGAGATGAAAGAACGAGTTAAGAACGCAGGCGGAGCAGTTGATGGTGTCTTAAGATTTTCAATCCAGTGGAACGCAGGAAAAGATTGGAACAGAGATGACTTTGACGCACATTGTAAAACACCTTGTCAGCATATTTTCTTTAGTCATATGTTTGATTCTGGAACACGAGGCAGACTTGATGTTGATGTGATTAATCCAGTAAAGGGGAAACCTGCTGTAGAAAATATTACATGGGCGGATAAATCCAAGATGGTTGATGGAGATTATGAATTTTTCGTACACAATTATTGCCATAGCAACGGTACATCAGGATTTACAGCAGAGATTGAATTTGATGGTCAGATTTATGAATTTGAATACGATCAGCCTTTGCGACAGGGACAAAACGTGCCAGTGGCTACAGTTACATTAAAAGATGGAGTATTCACAATCAAAGAGAAACTTCCATCTACAACATCTTCAAGAGAAATCTGGGGTGTCAATACAAATCAGTTTGTGCCAGTAACAGTAATGTGTTATTCGCCTAACTATTGGGATGAACAGACAGGTATTGGACACAAACATTATCTGTTCATGTTAAACGGATGTGTAAATGAAGATACTCCAAATGGATTCTTCAATGAGTTCTTGAAACAGGAATTAGTACAGCACAAGAGAGTATTCGAGGCTTTAGGAAGTAAGATGCATGTCGCAGATGATCAAAACCAGTTATCAGGAATTGGTTTTAGTTCTACAAAACGAGATGATGTGATCGTCAAAGTCAAGGGCGCTACTGAAAGAGTTCTTAAAATTAAATTTTAATATAAAAAGGAGATTGAATTATGACAACAGAAAATTTATTCGAAATGGCAACAAGAAGTAAATTGAGATTCCCATCAACAAAGGGCGAATTATCCGTAGAAGATTTATGGGATTTATCTGATAAAGATTTAGACGTGGTTTATAAAAATCTGAAAGATCAGGAAGTTAAATCTTCAGAAGAAAGTCTGTTGGATGATGCAAATGTTGATCCAAAGTTAACAGCTGCGATTGGTATTGTGAAGTATATCTTTATAACAAAACGTAATGAGAGACTTGCTGAGAAGGAACGTATTAATAAGAAACTGACACAGAGAAAATATATTGATGCTCTTTCCAAGAAACAGGATGAGGCTATTGAGAAGATGTCAGAAGCAGAATTACGTGCGATGATTGATTCTTTAGAAGATTAAGATGATATACCTGCTCGTCATATTTGACGGGTGGGTGCCTAAAGAAAGGAGACTGGAATGATTTATAAATTAGAATTAGGCAACTGGTCGGAAGATGGGCATAAAATATCAGAAAGTTTTTTATTTGATTGTAACTATGATATTCATAAAATTCGACAAGCGTATAAAGACAGCTGTAAAAAGCTAGGAGTAGGTTTTAATTGTAATGAAGATTATACGGGGCTAGGTCTTGGTTGTAGAAGTGAGAGACTGATTTGGACAGAGTATCAAGAATCAGAAATTAGCGAAACAGCATTTGAAATTTTAAATAATTCTGGGTGTTTTAAAGAGGTTGATTTCTATAAAGAAGATGGCGTGTATTATATCGAAGAAAGGAAAGACTGTGCAAAACTTATTATGAATTTTATCGCATTGTCTATGCCTAAAGATTTTCGATATAAGCTTGTCAAAGAGCGAAAAGTTGAATCGATTAATAGTTGGAATCATGAACTGAGACAGCACTTTGGGTATGGATTATTTGATTAATAAAACAGTAATTTAAAGGAAGGAGAGAAAATGAGACAGATTACAGACACACATACAGGAGAAATTATCTCCGATACAGATTTAACATTAGAATACTTATTCGTTGGTGATTATGGCAAGGAAAACAACATTAAGGCAGATTTTCTTGGGTATGATAAACGAATTGAAAAAGTTGAACATAAACCAGTTGATATTAGAGAAAAATTAGTTGTGACTGTTTCGTCGCAGAAAGGTTGCCCGATGCATTGCAATTTCTGTGATTGCCCTAAACTTGGATTTAAAGGAAATGCATCGTTGCCAGAGTTAATGATGGAGATCACTTCTGGAATTGCTTTATCAGGAATCAGACATGGAGAACGATTAAATGTACATTATGCAAGAATGGGAGAACCTACATTTAATCAAAATGTAATTGCTTCGGCTAAACAGATTGCACATATGTTAGCAGATCCAGACAGTGATATACATTTCAACACATATCATCCAGTAATTTCTACAATGATGCCAAAGGCAAATAATAATTTAAAAGAATTTTTACATAAATGGGTTAAAACTGGATTCGAATATGGCGGAGAAGATGGCTTTGGTCTTCAGTTTTCTATCAATACTCTTAATGAAGAACAAAGAAATGAAATGTTTCGAGGATGTTCATTATCTTTAACAGAGATCGGAGGCATTATTGATTGGTTGCCAATGCCAAAGAAGCGTAAGTATACATTGAATTTTGCTGTTACATCCAAAAGTAATTTAGACGTAGATTTGATGAACAAGTATTTCGATAAGGAAAAATGCATTGTCAAGATTACTCCTATTCATGAAACAGTTGAAGCAGTTGACGAAGGATATGAGATTGTAACAGATTTTGACGTATATGAAAAATTTGAACAACCACTTGTAAAAGACGGTTGGGATGTAATTGTATTTGTTCCATCGAAAGAAGAAGACGCAGACAGAATTACATGTGGAAATTCATTAATTGCATTAGGGAATTAAATTGAAGAGGATGATTAATTATGGAAATTAAAGCAAAATGGACAGGTCACGGTCTAGCCCTTTGTATTGGAGAATGGAAGCTTTATGTTGACGGAAAAGATGTGACAGACAAAATTCCAGAAGATCTCCGTACAGAATCTATGAATACGTATAAGAGATATGAACGATGGTATTTTAAGGGTTGGGACGTAGAATGGGAATCATATTATGACGGACTAAAGCAAGATGAATGGATTGAGTCTAATAAATATTGGTTAGATGAAATCACAACAGATATTGATATTCAGCGTCAGATCTTCAAAGCAATCAATGAAGAGGATTTTCGCCCTAACTCATGTGGTGGGTGTATTTAATAACAAGATTATAACATTTATATATGGTGTTGTGATAAATAAATTTTATAACAAAGGAGATATTTATGATTGAAGTAATTGGAACAGTGGTACCAGTGGTTATTGCGGTAGGTGGCGTAGGAGCTATTATCGGTAGCGGTTATGTCAAAGCAAGTCCAGATAAAGCTTATATTATTTCTGGACTTAGAAAGACACCTAAGACATTAATTGGTAAGGCAGGGTTAAAAATCCCATTCTTTGAAAAAGCAGATCATCTTAATCTTGAGTTAATTCCAATTGATGTTAAGACATCAAGTTCTGTGCCTACAGCAGATTATATCAATATCAATGTAGATGCAGCGGTCAATGTAAAGGTTAGCAGTAATCCAGAAAGATTAAAACTTGCAGCAGAAAACTTCTTAAATAAGCCAGTAGGCGATATTGGACAGGTCGCAAGAGAAGTCCTTGAAGGTAATATGCGAGAGATCGTTGGAAAGATGAGTCTCGAAGAAATGGTTTCCGATCGTCAGAAATTCGCACAGCTTGTTACAGAAAATGCAAAACCAGACCTTGCTGCAATGGGATTAGATATTATCAGTTTTAATGTGCAGAATTTTATGGATGATAATGATGTTATTGAAAATCTTGGTGTAGATAATGTTGTTAAAATTCAGAAGAAGGCTGCGATTTCCAGAGCTGAAAGCGAAAGAGATATTGAAAAAGCAAAAGCAATGGCTGAAAAAGAAGCGAATGATGCAAGAGTCGAGTCAGAAACAGCGATTGCAGAAAAGAATAATAATCTGGAGATTAAAAAATCTGAACTTGAGAAGATTTCAAAGGCAAAGAAGGCTGAGGCAGATGCAGCATACAAGATTCAGGAAGAAAAATCACGTAAAGAAATTGAAGTTGTAACTGCGGATGCTAATATTATGCGTCAGGAAAAAGAAATTGAATTGAAACGCAAAGACGTTGAGGTAACAGAGCAGACATTAGATGCACAGATCAAGAAACAGGCAGAGGCTGAAAGATATGCTTCTCAGCAGAAAGCAGATGCAGATTTATATAAGAGACAGAAAGAGTCAGAAGCAAATAAATATGCTAAAGAAAAAGAAGCTGAATCTACAAAATATGCTATGGAACAGGAAGCTGAAGGTATCCGAGCAAAAGGTGTAGCAGAAGCTGAGGCGATTAAAGCAAAAGGTATTGCTGAAGCAGAAGCTATTGAGAAGAAAGCTGAAGCTATGAAACAGATGGGTAAAGCTTCTATCGTAGAAATGATGTGCCAGATGTTCCCAGAAGCAGTTAAAAATGCAGCTGCGCCATTAGGTAATGTAGGAAGCATTACTATGTATGGAGAAGGAAATACAACAAAATTAACAAAAGATATTATGAATGTTGTGAATCAGGTATCAGATGGTGTTAAAGGATCTACAGGTGTTGATCTTGCAAAGATGTTGAAAGATTTTGTTTCTGAAGATAAAGAAGTAGAGTTTACAGATAATGAAAGTCTTGGAACACCAGAGCCAGCAGATTACCGTGAGTTCTAATAGGAGAAATTATTATGGCAATTATTATTATTTGTGTAATTGTAGCAATTATCGCATATTTACAATTTACTAAAAACGGAAAGCAGATTAAAAATGTGGCATCTGGAACAGTTACAGAAAAGATCAAAGAAAATGCAATGACTCCAGAGGGAGCAAGAGCCAGATATAATACTGCAATTAAAGAGAAACAAGACTTTTATAAGAAAACAATGGGTACATACACAACGGTAGCTGGTAGATTGGCAACAATGGAAGATGATCTCAAAGAAACAAAAGAAGAAATTTCTAAAACCGAGGCAATGATCAACCAGTACATTGATAATCATGATGATAAAAAAGCAATGTATTATGCTCAAAAATTAGCCACGCTAAAGGCACAGAAATCAGTGTACGAAAAGAAAATCCCAGAGTTGCAAACCACAAAGGATAAACAGGAAGAAATTAAAAACCAGGCATATGATCAGCTCATTAAGTTAAAAGGCGAAAAAGATACTGTAGTTCTCCAGATGGAGGCAGATCAGCAGATTGCAGAATTACAGAAAAATTTAGATCAATATAATAGTTCAAATGTTGCTCAGGAAGGTTTGGAAGAGGTTCGAGAAGGAGCAAAGAAACTTAGCGAACAAGCCAAAGGCGTTGCTATTGCGTATGAATCTAGTGCAGAAACATTAGATTATCGTATGGAGCAGGATGAACGACAGCAGGAAGCTCAGGCTATCTTAGATCAGATGAAAAACGCTCGTAAATAGCAGATAAATTCATCTACAAAAATTAATTTCACAAACATAAAACTGGCATTTTATGGCACTATAAACCACAATATATAGTGTTTACTCAATTATCAAGCCACTATATATAGTTGTATAAAGTGCCAGTTATGGAAACATAGCTCAGTTGGTAGAGCAGGTAATACATAACATTCTTTTTCTACCTCCGTATAAGTATTTTTATATTATTTACATTTTAATTTTTCATCACATATAAATTGCCGACACAGGTTCGATCCCTGTTGTTTCCACTAAAAAAGACCTTAACCTAAATGGTCAAAGTCTTTTTGATTAATCGTTTGGTATGACCTCGATAACATCTTCAATTTTGCAATCAAGATATAAGCAAATTTTGTCAATGTTTTCGAGACTGATATATTGGTGCTTTGCCATCTTAGCAATAGTACCAGGACTCATATGCAATGCGGTTCGCAAATCAGATTTTGTCATACTCTTTTTCGCTAAAGTAACGAAAAGCGGTTTATAACTTATCATATGATATACCTCCACATCTATATTGTAGCATATTACATACTAGATGTAAAATAAAATATTCAAGAAGTTGAAGATTTTGCATTGACACTATCTGTAAGAAGTGGTATATTATATTCAACAAATGAAAGATAAACTTCAAGAAAATGAAGTGAAGGAGTGAGAAAATGTCAAATAAAATTTACAGATATTATCAACCAAACGATAAAGATACGAAAGACAATCATTCAGATTGCGTGATCAGAGCATTAACGAAAGTTCTTGACAAAGAATGGTTAACGACATTTGATGAGTTGTTACCATATGCAAGGGATATGCAGTGTATGCCGTCAGAGCGAAAATGTTACGAAGAATATTTATTCGATAACGGATTTGCTTATCAGGGCATAAGCAACAGAAAAGGACCTAAACGACCAACGGTTGAAAGCTTTGCAAAAGATCATAAGCAAGGCAATTACTTGGTAAATGTTGCGAATCATGTAGTTGCAATTTCAGACGGTTGTTATTACGACACATGGGATTCTGGAGATTGCTGCTTGTATGGATATTACTATAAAGAAGAAGGAGAAAAATAAATGAGAAAGAAAATTTTGGCAACGGTTTTAGGAGTAACGATTTGCTTAGGATCAATGACAGGATGCGCAGGATTCAAAAGAGAAATCGTTGATATGAAAAGCGATTGGAATGGCGGTATGAATAGAGTCATTACAGTATACACGGCAGACGGTAAGAAGATTGCTGAATATAAAGGAAAAATTGATATTGATACAAATGACGGTGGATATGTCAAGTTTGACTACAAAGGTAAGAGATATATTTATTACAACTGCTTCGTAGAAAGTATCGCAGAAATTGATTAGAGAGGAGAAGACAAATGAATTTAGAAGAAACTATCCAATGCGCAAATGATATGGCAACAAAGAAATACACAGAAGCCATGCTGTGTCATGCGAATCCAGACGATGAAGAATTTGACAGGCTTATTGGCTGCGCCTTAAATCATGAGCAGCTTGTAAAGTGGCTGGGAGAACTCAAAGAGCTAAAAGAATATAAAGAAAAGTATAGATGGCATGACTTAAGAAAGAGTCCTGATGACTTACCAGAAGATGATAAAGATGTTTTAGTAACTATAAAAGGCGGTTGCGTAAACAGAACATGGCATGATTCTTGTGGATGGAGAAATGCGACAGCTAAAAAGGCAAGTTACTATAGCGACAAAAGTGTTCTGGCATGGAAAGAGATTGAAGAATTTGAAAGCGAGGGAAAATAAATGAGTATAGCAAAAACAATTGATATTTCGAAATTATCTGAAGCACAACAGAATTTATTTAAATCATTATTTGAGCAGTTTTGTGAAAGATCGGAACCGAAAGAAGAAACTAATCCATGTGGATTAAAGAATGGGGATACGTATTATTTCATCACTGATGATGGGCATATCTGTATGGCAAAATGGCAAGGTAGAGCATCAGATTTTAGAAGATTAGCTTTAGGTAATGTATTTAAGACTGAAAAGGATACAGAGTTTGCTATTGAAAAGCAGAAGGTTAGGGTTGAATTGCAAATATATGCTGATGAACATAATGATCCTGATCAAGAAGAATGGGATGGAGCGAATTTTCATTATTATATTGGATATGATGTGACTGAGGATGATTTGGCAAAAATCCCTGCCGTACAACTTAGACGCCTAAATGAGGTATATTTTTCTTCTAAAGAAATCGCTGAGGATGCCGCCAACAAGGTTGGAGCAAAACGCATCATAAAATATCTATTTGATGTTGATTGTGAGGTGGATGAATAGTATGAAAGTTTTATATAGAGGTAAGCCATACAAAGTGTATGGAACACATACAAAACATACTGGGAGAGATCTTGCCAACGTAGAGGGGGAAGCAGTTGCATCGTTCTTAATATATATAGATGATAGATGGTTGTGGGTTTATGCTGATTATTGTATACCATATAAAAAGAAAAAACATAAGAAGGAAGAGGGTAAATGATATTAGATACGCACTTAGAGATGTTTCGCTATTTGCGCTTACTGACGATACAACCGATGAAGAAAAAATAATATTTACAGTTCAAGGGAGTAAGGCTGATATGAATTATAATCTAACATTTCCTGTCGTAGTTCTAAAAGATGAGAATGACTCAGTTCCATATATGGCATATATCCCATATTTTGACGTAATGACACAGGGATATGATGAAGAAGAATTGCAGATGATGGTCAAAGATTTGTTGAATCTCTGCTTAGAAGATAAAGAATCTTATACAATTCCTGCATGGGCATATAGTTATTTCAATGAAGACGATGTCAAGGAACGAGGCAGAAAATATTTCACAGAACTTGATGATGGAGACGATACATATTTTCAGAAGAATTTTTACACAGTATGGTGGTTTGATTTTAGGAAATAGTCGTAGAAAAGGAGAAAGATAAAATGGACGTTTTGTTTTACATAATTTGGGTATTGGCGTTTATGGTAATCGTAGCAATTGGAATTGGAGTACCATATATGACCTATTACAATTACAAAAGAATTAAGGCAATGGATAAGAAACTTACGGGTATGTGCACAGGTCTTGGCATTATGTTAAGACCAGAAGAGGGTGATGAAAAATGAAAGATATGAGAAATAATCCCATTGAAAATGGAAATCTGTGTTTTAGATCAAGAATGGTAAATGGAGAAACATTGATGGGATATGCATTAGTTATCTCAAACAAGCTGTTTTGGAAAGACGGATGGAATAACTATATTTCTAGTCACGACAAACTTAATCCTAAGCAATTAATTGTCATCGAACACCTAAATGATGATGAAAAGAAAATGAGAAAAGAGTGGCTAGAGTTCATGGCAACAACGAAATCAAAAAAAGTTAAAGATGAAGATAAAGAAATCGTAAAAGGATTACTGAGTGAAATGTAAAATCTGAGTTTTATCTAAAGTGAGGTGATTAATATGGGAGCCAATATTGAGTTTGCCATTGGTTATGCGATCGGGTTTTGTATCGTTGGAGCGATCGTATTTCTGAGATACGAAAGAAAGATGGATCGGCTGAGGCAGGCAAATGTGAATCTGATATTAGATAAGATGTCGTTCATGTCAGATGCTAACGACAAAGAAAATGGTACATATAATAAGGAAGAAACTCGTTCAGATGTTAAGGATGCAGTGAAGTATGCAATGAAGAAAAGTCATCCAGACAATGGTGGTAGTGCGGATGATTTTAGAAAATTTAGAGAGCTTTATGAAGAAATGGAAGGTAAGTAAATGCTAAAGGTCGGAGATAGAGTTTATATTTATAGAATGAAGCCAGCGGCTAAAGGAGGTTTGGTTAGAAATAACGACAAAGGTACAATTACTCGCATTGGAACAGATGAGATTGGTCGTAGATATGGGTATAGATATATGACCGTTAAATTTGACAAACCAGTAAATATCTCTAATCGTGATATTTACTCTTTAGAATTTTTTGAAAACAAGGATGATCGTAAGATAGGTAGAATACGAGATATTGGATTCTTACTATATGGTAGAAAATGTGAGGAATAAGACTCATGAGTAAACAAGAATCATTGAAGTTTTTGCAAGGTTTGATTGACGAAGTAGAAAATTGGACAAAAGAAGATATTGAGCGAAGTCGGAAATTGATGGAGAAAATTGGAAAAGAAGAACCAAAAGAAGTTGAAAATAGTGATGGATATTGGGAATTTATAATGCCAGATGGTAAAGGAGTGAAGTAGATATGGCAGCTAAGGATAACACAATGGTAATTACTAGAAAGATTGCTTTGATTCCTGTCGTAAGTGAGCGAAAAGAATGGAAGAAAAGAATTAATGCTTTCTTAGAAAAAGATTTTCCAAGGAAAATTGAAGCAAAGAAGAAGCAGATTAAGAATACAAGCAAGCCAGAAAATAAAGATGGGTACAAGCTGCAACTCGCAGAATTAGAAAAACAATACGAAGATTTTAAAGAAAATAGAATCGAAGAATATACTCAGAAAATGGTTAACGATTATACATATGGTCTTGTGAGAGATGCAATGGAGAGTGAAGCAAGACGAAAGAATTACATTTTGTCTTACATATACACAAAAATGGTACAGGATGGAGTTGGATATATGCCAACATTGAAAGATAAATATACATGGATTAAAGAAAATATTAATGTCGCATATAGACGAAAAGGAAGTAATAAAGGGAGTATCTTTGATGACGTTGACATTGATAATCCATTAGGTGGATACGGAACATGCTTCTCTCAGATATTAACAAGTAAGATCAAAGATTTGGTTAAGCAGGGATTGTTAGACGGCAAAGTGTCAATTCCAAGTTTTAAAATTGACTCGCCATTTACAATTGCAAAAGCATATTTTGATCTATATCACGAATACGAAGATATAGCAGAATTAAAGAAACGTATTTATGATTCAGATTGCAAACTGTATTGTGGATTAGGTAACAAAGGTATTCCGACCATTGCAAATTTCAAAGTAAATATCGGACACAAAGGAAATAGAGACGAGTTAATTTCTACATTGTTAAGAATATTTACTGGAGAATACGAGATTTGTGGAAGTACAATGCAGATTTCTAAAACAAAAATTATTTTAAATTTATCAATTAGAATTCCTAAAACACAGCTTGAATTAGACGAGGACACTGTAGTTGGTGTCGATCTTGGGGTTGCAATTCCAGCGGTATGTTCTTTGAATAATAACAAATATAAGAGAGAGTATATTGGTAGTAGTGACGATTTTATTAGAATGAGAACGAAATTACAGCACGAGAAACAGCAGTTACAGAAAGCATTAAAGATGTCAAAAGGTGGACATGGAAGAAAAAGAAAGTTGTTGGCATTAGAAAGATGTAAAAAGAAAGAACATAACTTTGTTGAAACATACTGCCACAAAGTAAGCAAGAAAGTAGTTGATTTTGCGGTCAAGAATAAAGCGAAATATATCAATGTAGAAAATCTTTCGGGATATGATTCAAGTAAATTCATTTTAAGAAATTGGAGTTTTTACAAACTTCAGCAATACATAGAATATAAAGCTGCGAAATATGGTATTGAAGTTAGAAAAATAAATCCATCATTCACATCTCAGGTATGTAGTTTCTGTGGACATTGGGAAGATGGGCAGAGGAAAGATCAAGCAACATTTGTTTGTGGTAATCCTAATTGTGAAAGCCATAAATTACATATGGTAAATGCAGACTATAATGCATCAAGAAATATTGCAATGTCAACATTATTTACGAGCGATAAATTCCAATTTTGTAAAAAGACGATGCAAAATGCGGCGGAGTATTACGGTATCCAACTAGATAATGAAGATCAATTAGCAGCGTAAATTATATGAAAATATATGGCATGTTTTGGAGGGAGTTCGATGCTCCCTCAGCCATAAAATAATATGACTATGCCAAGAGAGAGGAAAAAAATTCACTCACTAAAATTTGTGTAATTGAGCAAAACATAAAGTTTTGTATTACATACATAATTAAGATTTGAGGTTTGAGAACTATTGAAAATTACACAGATACAAAACATCCAGATAAATATTTTATTGACGTTGTCAGTTTGAGAACTATTGAAAATTACATAAAATGTATGGCATGTTTTGAGAAATTTTATATCCAATGTAAATTTTCTGATCATAAGAAATATGATTATGCCAAAAGTGAGATTTAAAAATAATACTCACTAAAACCTATGTGATAAAGTATCAAAATTGGACAAAGATGAAATTGAGGTTTGATACCTATTAAAAATTACATAGGTACAAAACATGTTTTGATCTTCAGCACCTGATACAAAGTTTGATACCTATTAAAAATTACATAGGTACAAAACACAATCGGCATCCGATCTTTTCGCTGCCTGAGTTTGATACCTATTAAAAATTACACAAAGTGTGTGGTGTGTTCTGGAGATTTTATCTCGTCTATCAAATAGGTAGATACGCCAAAAGTGAGACATGAATGTACTCACTAAAATCTATGTTAGTTGAATATTTGAGGTTTAAGACCTATCAAATTTAACACAGGTACAGAACTCTGACGTGCTTCATTTTATTCGATCGTGCGTAAAAGACCTATCAAATTTAACAAAATCAAAAGGAAATTAAACGAAAAATGAAATCAAGACAGCAACGTGAACAGGAAATAAAACGATTCTTTGATCGGCTGAGTCCCAGTGAATTGGACAGGCTGTTAGAAAGAAATGGAATTAATGATAAAGAGTCTGATGAGGCTCTTGCATATAGAATTATTAAAGAAGAAATTGAGAAAGGAGAGATATAATGAACAACTTCTTATATATTGAATCACGGGAAGAAGAGAATACATCCCTCGATTCTAAACGTGTTTTATTGAATGAAGAAAATTACAAACATATTATTTCATCATTAGATCATTATCCACCGACGGCAGACGAAGTTAAGAAAGCAATTTGTATTTTGACTGGACGATTGATCTACAGAAGCGTTTGGAATATGGAATCTGATATTGATAGTTTAAATATGAGTTTATCACCGCCAAAAGAAATGACGGTTGCAGAAATTGAAAAGGAACTTGGTTATAAAGTTAAGATTGTAAAGGAGAAATAATGCCAATGGCAAAAAAGAAACAAGGAATGTCGTTTGAAATGATGATGCAAAATATGGAAATTAATCCAAGGCAATTGTATCGTCGTAGTTCGTGGAAGAAGACACGAACAACTTATGATTATGTGTTTATGATGTGCGAAGAAGAATTAAATGAGATTATTCCATTTGATAAAAAATATAAAATGAAACCACTCTTATGTAGAGACCAAAATGGAGTTATAACATTGGGATGGTTGCCTACACAAGAGGATATTTTCGCAAATGATTGGGTTGAGCAAGGATGGGATTTTAACAGTAAAAGGAAGAGGTGAATAATTAATTGAATTTTATAAAAGCAATGATCGCAATAAAAAAAGACAAAACTACTATAAGAAGAGGCATTTGGGGAAAGGAAAAGTATTTGAAAATTTATTCGTCAGAATTAACTAATGTTTATTTTGAGTGTAATGATATGGGTGAATATAAGCCAGATTCAATTATTTTTTTATTTGATAAAGAAAACGCAGAAGTTTGGATACCTCTTGCGGAAGATGTATATGCAGATGACTGGGAAATATATGTTGAATCGGTTAAAAAGCCAAATCAATCAAAAGCAAAGGTGAAGGAGAAAGAAGAATGAAAGTGTTTTTAGGCGGAACATGCTCTGGATGGAAGTGGAGAGACCAGCTACAGAAGATGTTGGATTGTGATTATTATAATCCAATCGTAAAAAATTGGAGTGAAGAAGACCGACTGCGGGAAGTCAAGGAAAGAGAAGAATCTGACTATGTTCTGTATGGCATTACGAATGGTATTAAAGGAGTATACAGTATTGCAGAAGTAGTTGATGATTCTCATAAGCGACCAGATAAAGTGATCTTTCTTAATCTCTATCAGGAACAAAAGAATAAAGAATCTAAGCAGATGAGCCACAGTTTAAAAGCAGTCGAAAATTTATTGAAAGAAAATCGTATTAAAGTATATTCTGGCGTACATGCTATGCAGGATGTTGCAGATTTTCTTAACTTAATGAATAAACGAAAGGGGTAAAGAAGAATGAAATGTTTTTATCATGTTGATCAGGACGGCATCGTATCTGGTTTCTATGTCAGAAAAGCTTGCGAACAGCGAGGTTTAGAGTTTAAACCAGAAGACTTCCGAAAAATTAATTACGGCATGAAATTCCCGTTTCATGACATTGAGCAGGATGAATTTGTGTTTATTGTAGACTACAGTATTGAGCCAGAAGAGATGTGGCAGTTGCTCAGTATTACAAAGAATGTATTTTGGATCGACCATCATCAGTCTACGATTGAAGCGTATAAAGATTTCAAGTGTGATGTAAAAGGAATCAGAATTACTGGAGCGGGTATTTCAGGAGCGAATTTGACATGGTTATATTTTAAATATATGTGTGATGAAAATTGGGAGCAAATTGAGAGGACGGATGAGAAAAATGTAAAAAGATTACTCAATATATATAAATATAAAGCAGATTATCCAAAACTGGCAGAATATACAGCCATGTGGGATACATTTTATTTTGGTGAAACGTCAAAACAATTCGTAAAAGCATTTCACTATGCATTTGAATCGTATGATTTTGATGCGTTAAGTCCATTGCTAAACACGTTAAATAAAGATCAAGGAATTTATGAAGCAGCAAAAATTATTGGTGATATGATAGCAGATGGCTTATCAATTATTGAGTATTTAGCAGCAAATGCAGAACAATATCTTAGAGCATATGGTTTTGAAACCATATTTGAGGGACATAAAGTCTATGCAATCAACCGAGCATTAATCAATTATGATTTCTTTGAATCTATTGATGCTTCTAAATATGATATGTTCATTGGTTTTTCGTTCAATGGAAGTATGTGGGAATATCAGTTGCGATCCGCAGAACAGGATAAAGTAAATGTGTATGAGCTTGCTGTGAAATATGGTGGCGGTGGTCATCCAAATGCAGCTGGGTTCAGAAGTGATAAGTATGTGTTAGGAGTGTGATGTATGTCAAGGAAAAATACAAGAGAATTTGAACTTGCTTTTAGTAAAAATAGAGACCCAGATTGGGAAGCCGATGTAGAGATTTATGGAAAAAGGGTTTTAAAAACAGTACGTGGTATTTGTCTTGGTGATGAATGGACAGAAATTAATTCATTGAGAAACAAGGATCATATTGAGTTAGCGGAGATGTTTTGTAATTTTGACGATCATAATCCACATTTTAATCTGAGCCCTCAATATGTTTTATTGGATAAGTTTTCTATAACATCTCCTGCGATATTGTGTAGTGATGAAATAGTTATGAAAAATGGCAAAGTTTTGAATGTTGATAATATATCAGCAAATCTATCAGGCAAAAATGAAGTATACAAGATTTATTCAAATACAAAATATGATGATTATACATATTATGATGAATCAGAAAATTTAGTATTTGAATTAGCATCAAAAGATGTTGATAAGATAATCCGATTTATGAGAGATTTTATGGATGAATTACGTGATGCTAAATTAACAAAGTATAGAAATAGTAATTTTTTATGGAGACTATTTAACACTCTTGATATGCCACATTTTAAACAAACATATTCCATGAATGATTTGAAAAAATATACAAACACATTTAGATCTGAGGTTTGTGGTCAACTAAAAGAAACTATTCCTAATTTTAAATATACTGGAGTTCCAATGGGCGGGTATATTGAAAGATATTTTGAATTAAGTTATGTAGAGGAAGTACAAAAATTCATTAAAGAACAGGAGGCAAAGAGATGTGAAGAAACTAAATGATGAACAGCGAAGGCTGATTGAAGATAATTACTCTTTGATTTGGCATTTACATGAAAAATATTTTACAAAGTTTACAGATTTTGATACATATATGGATCTTGGTCGTATGGCAATTTGTAAAGCAGCATTAAAATGGGACGAGTCTAAAGGAACTTTTGGTACATATCTCTTCTTGGTATTACGTTCAGAAGTGAATCAATATTATACAAAATGGCACAGACTAACAGAAAAAATGAATAGGAATGCTGAATCGTTAGATACACCATTGGCAGGATACGAACCAGAAGATGATATTACAATCGGAACAACACTGATGAGTAAAGATAATGTAGAGGATGAGGTGCTTACAAAGGTACATTTTCAAAATGAGTTTGATAAATTGGCACCGAGAAATAAAAAGATTATCACGTTAAAGCAGAAAGGTTTAACACAAAGACAAATTGCAAGTCAGCTTGGAATCACTCATCAGTGGGTTAGTCAAAATATTGTACAGTTTAAGAAAGCATTATGTGGATAAAAGAGGTGAGATCATGACAATTGAAGAAGTAAAAGATTACATAAACTCGTCTCCAGAGTATGACTTTTTACGAGATTATCCTCACAAAATCGCTTTTCTCACGCTAGGTGGAAGTTATGCCTACGGAACAAATACAGAGGATTCTGATATTGATTTACGTGGTGTTTTCCTTAGTGATAAAAGAGAGATTTTGTTGAATAATAGTATGAAATTAGTAGACACAAGGAAAGATACCGATACTACAATGTATGCATTGAAGAAATATGTTGGTCTATGCGCTAAAGGAAATCCTACGGCATTAGAGTTGTTGTATAATCGTCCAGAATGCTATTTATATGTATCCGATATTGGTATGGAGTTGATTAAAAATCGAGACATGTTTTTATCAAAGAAAATTTGGTATGCATTTAACGGATATTCACAGGCTTTAGAAGAACAAACAATCAGATTGTATGACGAAACTATCTTAACAGAAGATCAGATTAATTTAGCAAAGAAGAAGGTTTGTAAGGCGATGATGCATGTAATTAGAGTAATACACAATGGAACAGCGTTATTGAAAACATCTACAATGCAAACTTACAACTTCGAGCTTCTCAGGCAAAGTTTATTATTACTGAGAGACGGAGCTTATTGTAGTAGTATGGTGATCAAAGGAAGAGCGACTGATGATATAATCAAACGATTTGTTCCATCTAATGATTTTGGGGAGCTATTTGATTGCTTTTATCAAGCTTTTGAAAACGCATTTAAAACTACAACTTTACCAGATGAACCAGACTGGGATCGTATTAATGATTTTCTGGCAACAACAAATGAACGAATTGTGAGAGGAATGGTGTAAAAATGTATGTAAAGATTGGAGACGAAATTGCTTTTCATCCTGGCGAATGCTTAGAAGAATTTGTTGAATCTTGCAGGATGACTCCTTATCAGCTTGCGAGTAAAATTGGCATAGATGTTGATTATGTGCAAGGGCTGATTGACGGATTACAAAGTGTTACAAAAGAATTTGCGAAAACAATGGCAGACCATTATGGGTTTGCTGATGATGGTCAGTTCTGGTTAAATTTGCAAGAAACATTTGATAAGAAAGTAGATGATAGAGATGTTTGAATTAATAAAACAACCACGTTCTGATAACGATAAATGTACTAAATATGATGTTGTGCTTGATAAAGATTATACTGTAGAAGAATTTATTGATGCGATTGCAGATGGAAGAAATGGAACGCATGGTCAAATCACAATAAAAAATGATAAAGAAGCCATTGAATCATTTGTCTATAATATCGAGAGTATTGATTATAGACATTGTAAACTTCAAAATGCTGAAGAAAAAATTAAACAAGTATGGGCAGATGGTAGCTGGTTAAAAATTAATTATACTATCTTACTTGAAAACAAACAGGAAACACAAAAAGGTGCGCTCAGATTTATTGTTAAGAAGCCAAATGGGGAAGAATCAGTGGTGGTTATTTTTAAGAACAAATCCGATGGCACATATTCATTTGTTAATTTGACAAAAGAGCATATTTGTTCATGTAAATTTAAAACAATTGAGGAAGCCATTCAGGATATGAATGATCGCTTAAGAAAAGGATTGATTGAGTCCTATATTGTGAAAGGAGAAAGAAAATAATGGATATACATATTGGAGATTTTTGGCAGAACAAATGTAATCCAAAAGTAATTCAACATGTAGTTAATTTTTCATTTAGAATGGGTGGATTTCCAAGTAGTAAAGATATGCTACTGATCTGTGAAGAATTTCATTATACAAAGATAGGTGAGGATTCTGCCTCTGTTAAAGAAGATTCCAGATTCTTCACACATATTACAGTGGATAATTTTAAAAAGATGAATCAATGTATTCTAAGTGCTGAGAGGATTATGAAAGATACTCAGGCATTTAAAACAGATAAAGATATTTTGGATTATTTAACAAAGAAAGTGGAGGAGAAATTAAATGCAAAATAATGTATTTCAGATTTATCTTGCAGGCGGTATGCAGGATTTATCATTTGAAGAGCAGAATACTTGGAGAGAAAGAATTTGCAATCAAATTATTGCTATGCGTAGAATACTTAATGTTAATATGAAAGAAGTCAACATTATTAACCCCGTTGATTATTACAATTTTCAAACAGAGTTACATGATACAGAAAAAGAAGTAATGAGATTTGATACAAATTTTGTTAGAAATAGTGATCTTGTTGTGGTAAATGCGAATGATCCGAAGAGCATTGGTACATCTATGGAGATTGCAATTGCATATGAACGTCATATTCCTGTACTGATTTTGAATACAGAAAAGAAAAGATTGCATGCTTGGTGGGTGCAAATGTCTGACAAGATATTTGACGATGAGAAAAAATTATGTACATATATATATGACTTTTATCTCAGGATGAATCATAGTAGTATTCGAGCATGGGTGTAAATGCAATGATATAAAATAGGAATTTGAGGCAAAATGAAAGGAGTTGAATCACTATCACGGCAGAGAAACAAGGCAAGTTTATTATTTTCCATCTGGATGATGGTAAAACTTGTAAATATGATTTATCAAATGGTGATTGCTATGGCAAAAGTGGTAAGAAAGTGAAAGCTTTAAATAATATTCTGTCTGGGCATTCGGCTGATGAATTGGATAAATTATTTGTGTCCGATCCACATTATGCAGAGTTTTTAAAATATGTAAACTGGCGAAAAAATTGTGAAATGGGAAGAACTACATGGGGCTTCATTGATTATAATTTAGGAACATTGTTTAAATATGCAAGTAAATATTCGGTATGTGAACAGTTCTTTGCTATAGGATTTACACATAAACAAGTCACAGAAGATTTTAAATATTCAATCAATGAAGTACCAAAATGGTTAAGAAATTATTGTCTTGGTGTGAAGAATAGACGATTGTTAAGTAATGATTTTGTTGATTTTTATAAGATGTATCCAGATTATGTACAAAAGATTTTACAGACAGAGTATATGACATTAACTAAAGAATATTTAATAAATTTCTTCGAGGATAATCATAGATATCGTTTTACGAAAATTTTGGAGGCTTTAAATCAGGATTATGGCTATAATCTTGCAGATGTGTTTGTTTATATAGATAGAATAATTACATTTGAAGCTGCTACCAATAGTATAAATTGGTTACTCGGAGAATTGCGTGATTATGCCCGTATGATGGACACAATCAGTCATAAATTTGATAGATATCCAAGACATTTCAAAACAACAATGGATATTGTCACAAGAAATTACAAAAGATTGCAAAAAGAATTTTCGGAAGAAGTCTTTAAGAACCGTATTAACAAAGAATACGAATTTACATATAAAGGACTGAGATTCTTTTATCCAGATTCTACTCAAGACATTAAAGACGAAGCGGTGCAGCAAAATAATTGTGTGGCAAGTTACATAGATCGAGTCATTGATGGCGAATGCCATATTATGTTCTTGAGAAGAGTAAAAGAACCAAACAAATCGTTAGTGACGATTGAAATACAAAATGGACGAATCGTACAAGCACTGCAAAGATTCAATGATCCTCTAACTGCCGATCAACAAGAAGCGGTTGATGCATGGAATAAACATTTTAGTAAGAAAGGTAAGGTGGCAGCATGATTAATATTAATGAATTGACAACAGATCATAAGATTAAATTAAAGAAACCAATGGGATGCTTCGATAATCTTGGCGAGGTATGTGAGATTGTTAAGATTGATACAGATGAAAATGTTATTAATTTTAGATTTGGTGTAGATGGAGTACATCTTGGCGTGATGTCAGGAGATGAATTGGAAAAATATTTTGATGTTATTGAACCAACTGTTATTCCTGATGATTATGAGTGGCATCCATATGGTTTTATTGAAGATAATCAGGTTATGTATCATGCTCTTAAGAATGGTAGTATTTCGATGGAGACTACATATGATGGAGATGGAACAATTTCTGTTGTGTATGAGCACCCTGAAAATCCTTATCGGCAAATTAAAAATGGGCAAAGAGGTAGGTTTTATTGTGAAGATTTGAAAGTAGCATTTTTTAAATTAAAGAAAACATACTATGACAAATTATATGAAGATATACAAGAAGAAGTCATGTTGGATTTTGTTAAAAATAAAGACAAATTAGAGCCAGTTGAAGTCAATGAATAGTAGGATGCAATGATAGATAATGTTAAATTAACAATCAGAATATTTTCAATTGCTGTGTGCGTATTGTTGTATGTAGCTGCCTGGGTTTGGTTCATAATTACTGCTCGTGATGACTCGGACAATTGGGGTTCACGTGTCCATGCGGTATTTCTTTTCTGGATTATGTTACATGTAGTATTCTTAATTGAGCTAATTCTATGGGCTTGGTGCTAGAAAGAGGTGATAAAGATGGGCGATTTCAAAGTTGGAGACGAAGTGTATTTTGCTTGGTACGATGAACCATATACTGTTAAATCTGGAATTATTACGGAGATTAAATGTCTTGGCGATCTAATATATATAATGATACAAGACAGTATAACGCATGGTTTATATATGGTTCTTTTAGAAGAGATATATCGCACTGAATCAGAAATAAAAGCGGTTCTAAAACGAGAGTTTTATGGCAAGGTGAATGAAGTCAAGAAAGATATTCATACCTTAGAAGACTTGCTGAAATTCATGTACAATAATGATCTTACAATTGATGAAGATGATGGATATTGTGTTTGGGAAGAGCGTGTTGCAGTAAGAGAACTAGCGAAAGAAATTTGCGGTATTGAGCTAGGAGAGTGATGAAATATGAATGAAAGTAAAGATTATAAAAATGAAAAATACTTGGTAGTAACTGTTGGCGATAACGATTTTTATGACGATATATATGGAGTTTGTAATTTGTTATATTATCATTTTCAAAGTAGAGAAGAGTATCCAGAATCGAAAGAGGACTTAGAACTATTGAAGCCAATTATTCAGAATCTAATATATCAGAGCACAGAATTACGCAGATATAATAATAAAGATTATCCGTCTAGCAAATTAGAATATTTTGTGCCCGACTTATGGTTTTCTGATAAATCTGGATTAAAATGGCTTGATGATACTGAGTTTGGTGTTATTCCAATGTTCAGTGGGTCAAAAGTTTTTATGAAATAAAAGGAGAAATATAATGAAGAAAGAAATTTGTGGGATTGAGTTAGGAGAGTGAAATTAGTGAAAGAATTAAAAATTGGAAATCATTTCTGGGGAATTCAACGAGGAAGTGATGAGACTGATAGGACAATTGTTAATGGTAAGATTATATCTATTAACAAGATAAGAAATCACGAAGGAAAACTTGTAAAGTATATTGAATTAGATAATGGGTTTACTTCTAGTTCTTCAGTAAATATTGATGATATTTATGAGAGTGGAGATGAAGCAATGAACGCTTATCATGAAGAAAATCGCCATATGATTGATAAATATAAATCGACCATTAATACCATAGGTGATCTTATTATATTTATGTTTAATAATGGTGTGGGATATGATAAGTATTACGAAGATTATGAAGTTTATCAAACAGTTATAGAGAAAACAACAGAGTTATTAGGAGTTGAATTAAAGAGAAAACTTCCGTGTAATTATTGCCATAAAACATCTCTGTATAAAACATGTGAAAAGCCAGTCATAAAAGAGGCGCTAGGAGTAGAGTATACTTATCTTGAAAAATACGGTGTTTGTGAGAATTGTGGATGTGAAATTTGTGTCCCAGAATATTATGAAGAAAATGTTAAAAGGATGCGTCAGGCATATAGAGATGCAGAGAGTAAAAAGAAAGGAGACAAACAGAATGAAGAAAGAAAATAAGCTACATACGTCTGAAGAAATTTTAAACGCATTACATGTAATTCAGGGTACATGTGAGTATTATCTTGTAAACGGATATGAAAATTGTAGAAAATGTCCTCTATGTACAATAGTAGAAGATTCTCCGACGTGTACAATTGCAGATTTAGAGCCTGATAATTGGAGTATTGCAGATGATCCAGATACTACGTGGCGAGCATTTGGGAAGTAGGAGATGAAGGTTTATGAGTGAGAAAAATTATGGAGAGTATACGGAAGAAACAGTGGCTGTTGCACTAAAAATAATTCAAGATATTTGTACTCTTAGTAAAGATGATTTTGGTTGTAGCATTAAATGCCCATTTTTAGAGCTACAGGATGGAGGAGCGAGACAAATATGTCCTATAATCCATAATTGTCCTGCTGACTGGAGATTAAACAAATTCCCACCTAAGCAATGGGAGCCTTTTTACAATGGATAATTACATAAACACAAGTAAATAAAGGAGTAAATGTCGTTGAAATTAAATGACGAACAGAGAAAATTAGTAGAACAAAATCATAATTTGATTTACTCTGCTATGACAAAATGCGGTATCCGCAGACAAGATTTTGATGACTATTATGGATTCGCTGCTATTGGGTTGTGTAAGGCAACAATTGATTATGATGAATCCAAAGCTAAATCATTCTCTACATATGCATATAAATGTATGCAAAAAGAAATTATAGCATATACTCGATGGAGATTTGCAGATAAAAGAGATGAACGACTTACCTTATCGTACAATCAGTTAATGAATGATTTAGATGAAGACGAAAAAGAATATTCTTTTTTGTTAGCTGATAAAAAAAATAATGAAAAAAAATTAATTTTCTTTTTGTGTTTTGATGAGCAAATGCGAATACTAAATAATAAGGACAGGTTAATTATTAATTTAAAGGCAAAAGGGTATACGAACGAAGAAATAGGAAATACCCTTGGTGTTACATATCAAGCAATTCAATATCAATTGAAAAAAATTAAAAATAAATTAATCCCATCCTTATAATTTCAAAAAAGCTTTTTGCTTTTATTATTTTTTTGACGCATTTGTTATAAACGTACTAGAACGATTATAGCAATATAAGCCGATCAGATAAAATTATTTTTTGTTCCTGTTAGCTTTGGCAGAGTTGACAGTGGATATAAATTGATGACTTATTTACAAACTAAAAACTAACTAAACAAATTTAATAACAGAAAGAGGTAAATTCATTTGGCAGAAAACACAAAATCTAAAAGACTTTTCAACTTACCAGAAACTAAAGGTACATTTCAGTTAGAAGGATTAATCACTGATTGTGCAAAAGACGACTTTTATAAGGAAGGTAAAACGCAGAAAGGCAAAGATAAACGAACATTATCTTTCGGAGTTAAAGTAGAACCTGACGTAAAAGTTGGATGTAAAATTCAGGCATTTGAAAAACCTACAGTATGTTTTATCAAACGAGAGAAAGATGGTACATACAAAACTAAAAAAATTCCTTGGGCGGATCGTTTTAAATCGGCTGAAGAATTAGGACTTGGCGAAGGTTGGGCAATTATTGGTTCAAGAGCAGGTCTTGAAAAAGAGACCAATGATAAAGGACAGGTTGTTAATAAGAAAATTGTCTTAGATCCATTTGATTTAACAAAATATACTTCAGAACATATGGCAGACAACCAGAGTGTATTCATCAAAGGAGATATTGAATATGGAAGTTTTACTGGGGAAGACGGTACTAAACGTCAGTGGTCAAGAATGTCTCCAACACAGATTAGTTTAACAAGTAAAGAAATTGATCTTGATGATGAAGAACGTAAAGTAAGATCTGATTTCAAACAGACAATGGTATTCACAAATATCGAACAGGAAAAAGAAAATGATGTGCCAACAGGACGTTTTATCGTTTATGGAAAGATTATTGGTTATTCATCTGTTGATGATGCTGAATTCTATATGACAAATAAGAAATTAGCAAAAACTTTTAAGAAGAATGTTAAGCCATATTCATCTATTGAAGTTTGGGGACATATTAAGACAGAAATTCAGACAGAAGAAGTTGAAGTAGAAGATGATGGATGGGGAGAAGCAGATCCTACAAAGAGAGTCGTAAATTCTGCAAGAAAAGAACTTATTATCACTGGCGCAAGCAAAAATAGTATTGATTCAGAAACATACACCAGAGAAGCAATTGATACAGCGATTGAAGCTATTAAAAAGGCAGAAGCAGCAAGAAGTGATTTTGGTGAATCTGATGATAAACAGACAAGTGGTTTTTCTACAGATGATGAATGGGGATCTGGTTTTGATGATTCTTCAGATGATACTGAAGGCGATGTTTGGTAAGAACAATTCTAAATCATTTCACAAATAAATAACAAAAATAATATATACATAAAGGAGTTTTACATTTGGCAAAAGCAAGAAAAGCAGCAAAAACACAGAGTAAGTTGATGACTATTATTTATGGAGAATCTTTCACTGGTAAGAGTACACTGGCAATGCAGTTAGCATATTTTAAACGACCAGATGGAAAGCCTTTCAGAATCTTATATTTAGACTCTGAATCAGGAAGTATTGATGATTATTTACCAGAATTAGAGGCAAATGGTGTAAATCTTGAAAATATTTATATTGTATACACTCAGAGTTTAGGAGAAGTTAGATATTATATTGATACGGTTAAAACAAATAGCGACTTCTATGAGCTTAACGAAAAAGGAGAAGAAACTGACGATGTAGTTTTAGATGCAGATGGTCTTCCATTTAGAGCTGATGCAATTGTCGTAGATGGATCAACAATCTTAAATCTGACCACAAAACAGGGGTTAATTGAGTTCTCTAAAAAAAGAAACCGTGTAAAAGCGGATGCTGCAAATATGACAGGCGAAGCTAGACTTGTCAAAATTGAAGGATCAGGTATGGAATTAAAAGATTACCAGACTGTAAACTTTAAAGGTCAGGATTTAATTCTTGATTTATTAGCTTCTGGGGTACATTGTGTTGTAACAGCAAGAGAAAAAGATGAGACCGAATCTAAGATGATTGATGGTAAGAGAGAAACTGTTACTACAGGTCGCAAGATTATTGATGGGTTCAAGGGCATGGATTACAATGCAAAAACAGTAATTCGTACATTCGTTGATGATGAAACTGACATGGTTTGTGCACAGATTGTGAAAGATAGAACACATACATATAAAAAGAATGAAATTGTTGAAGATCCGCAGATGTTAGCATGGCAGAAAGTTATTGACAATTCTGTTGGTAACAAAGAGTTTACACTTGGTAATGCCCTCACAAAAGCAGTTGATGTTGAACAGAAAATCTATAAGAGAGAAATTCTTGGAGAAGCAGGTAAGCCAGTTTCCGAAGAGGAAGCAGAAAAAGAAGAATCTGGTGTAACTAATGACGGAGTTTCCAATAATGAAGATTCTGTTGAGGCAGTTAGAAAGCGAATTATTAATATGATTAAACAGATGACACCTCCAGAGAAACAGGAGATGAAAGACAAGCTTGTGAAAGAAGGATTACCTACTACAATTACACGAATTAAAGATCTTGGACAGTTGAAAAAGATTGAGGAAGTTTTATCATAAAAGGATTTATGTGGCAGCCCTTTTGGGCTGTCTGATCCTTAGATATTAAGTGAGGAGTAACTGTAGTATGGCAGATGTTTTAACAGTAAAATGTGCTTATTGTAAAGAAGTAATTGAACTTGATTTAGATAAAGTACAAGAGATTGTTAAATATGACAATAGTTATTATCACAAAGAATGTTTCCGAAAAATGTGTGAAGCAAAATTATTATCCAAAAATACTAAACATGATAAATGGTTATCTGCATTATCTAAGATTGACGAATATAATCAGAAAGCACGATTGTTACTTGAACCAAGATTATTAGAAGACAAAGTATATCGGTTTATTCTTGATAATTATAATTACATTGGTTCTGTACCAGCATATGTTTTTACAAAATTGAAAAGTATTTACAAAGGTACATATCGTGGTTTGGCGAAACCAATTCCACCAAGTGACCTTTTAGATATGTGGAAGCGTCAAATGAAATATCTTAAGAAAAATCGAACATTTTTAATACAAAAAGGAACGATGGATAAAGATAACCCAACACACCAGGTTAATTATGATTTAGCGGTTTTAGTGGGAAAATATGATAGTTATTTACGATGGAAAGAGAAACAGAAATTAAATGAAGTAGACAAAAAGAATAATGAAAAATTTGCAAAATCTTTTGTTGAAACAAATAATATCACAACTCAGAAAACTGTAGTAACAGCCACGCAAGACGATAACATGGATGACATTTTAAGTGATATTTTTGGTGAGGGACTTGATTGACAGAAGAAACAGTGGAACGTAAAAGTGTAACTAACATTCAGAGTGAAATGATGTTTATCGGTGCTTTGTATAAACAACCAGATTTATATGTTTCTTATGGTGGATATATGAGAAGCCAGTATGATTTCAGTGATGAGGCATGTAAATTCTTCTATGATATGTTTGAGATTATGTACAAAACATTTACTCAGACGATTGAGGAAGATAAGGTAAATATGTTCATGAGTCAATCAGATGAAAGACTTAGGACATATAAAAGATACAAAGGGTGGAAAACAATTTCATCATGGATGCAGGTTGCAGATTGTGATGATTTTAAAAAATATTATAATCTCGTTAAGAAATACTCTCTTGTAAGAGAGTATGACAGAAATGGATATCCTGTTCAAAGAATTTTAAACCATAGATTATTTGAAAAATGGGAAGCAAAAGATATTTATAGAGTGATTCGATCTCAGGCAGATAAAATTAATACTGTTATTAGCGCAGGCGAAGATTCTGTCTTATTGAATAGTGGTGTTGAATCACAGGTTGAATCATTTTTATCAAAACCAGATTTAGGGATTCCGTTACCTTGGGGGATTCTCAATAAGATGTTCAGAGGGTGTCGACTTGGAAAGGTAATTTTTAATGGATTCTTAAGTAATGAAGGAAAATCAAGAAATATGATGTTGTTGATCGCATATATCGTATTGGCAATGGATGAGAAATTTTTATTACTCAGTAACGAGATGGATGAAGACGATTTGCGAAATTGTTTAGTCGTTACAGTGATCAACAACAAATGTTTTAAAGAGCTTCATGGGGTTGATATTGAAAAGCCAGAAGAAGAAATAGTTCTTGGTATTTACAGAGACAACAATGGTAATGTGATTGAAAGAAAAACAAATGACAATGGTGACTTTATTGAAACAGAAGAGGAGTACAGACATAGAGTAGCTACGACGTCAGATGAGTTTCAAAAAGTTATGCAAGTTGCAAAATGGGTAGATCAGAAACGTCAAGGAAAATTATATTTCAAAGATGTTGGCTCTGATTACTCAGATTCGGCATTAGAGTTTGAATTTAGAAAACATCGTATGTTATATGATGTGAAATATTGTGGTTATGACACGTTAAAAGGTTATCGTATTGATGATTGGCAAACGGTGAAACAGACAGCCACAAAAATTAAAGAGCTTATGAAAGAGATCCATATGTTTTGTTTTTCTGTATTCCAGTTAACAGATGACACAGTGTATACAGATATATTCCAACTAAGTAGTAATAATATTGCCAATGCAAAACAGATTAAGCACGTTGCTGACATCTTAATGCTTGGTAAAAGATTACATCCTGACGAATATTACAAATATCAGTATATATCAATTAGTGATTGGGGAGAACCACAGGCGCACGATCTAAAAAAGGACAAGACATATTTCTGTATTAAGGTTGATAAAAACCGAGGCGGTAATAAGAATGTTATTCCAATTTTTGAAATCAATTTGGATTTAAATACTTGGGACGAAATAGGATATGTTATAAAACGAGAGAAAAACGGAGCGTAGGTTATGGATGTAGCACAGCTAAAAGAATATATATACGACAATAATTATGTAGAAAATATTCTGAAAGATATAGGCTGTCATCATATTAAATATCATTCGTCTGGATATTGGAGCTGTGCAAATAAAGATGGGGATAATGAATCCGCAGTTATTACATATAACAACGAAAACCTAAATTGCACAAATTATACAAGAAAAATGACAGCAAAAGAAAGACAGACGGATTTAATTGACTTGGTATGCTTTACAAAAAGTCTGTCTTTCCCAGACGGTTTAAAATATCTAGCCAATTTGATCGGCATAGATTATTATCATGATTTTAATGAGCAACTGCCAGAAAGTTTGCAGATCACCCAATTGATTCATGATATGAAAGAACATATAGAAACTGAAGAAGATAAACCAGTCAAACCAATTTCAAAACGAATTCTTTCTTATTATAAGGACTATGTTAATGATCTGTTTTATGAAGATCATATTAGTTATTTAACGCAGAAGGAATTTAATATTGGCTATGACGAAGATACAAATAGAATTACAATACCTATTTTTTCTGAAATTGGTGATTTGGTAGGTGTTAAAGGACGATTGTTTAAGAAAGAGTTAGATAAACATGATTTGAAATATTTATATATTGAGCCATGCGCTAGACAAAGAATCTTATATGGATTAAATAAAACTCTACCTTATATAGAAAGGGTTGGAAGAGTATATGTTGCTGAAGCAGAAAAAGCTGTCATGCAGCTATGGTCATATGGATATCAAAATGTTGTGGCGACTGGCGGCAAGCAAGTTTCAAGACAGCAAATTGACATGTTAACAAGACTCGGAGTTGAAGTAGTATTTATTTTTGACAAAGATGTTGAGTTAGAAGAGATTCAAAAGCTTGGCGATCGTTTTATTGATGGAGTTCCGATTTCATACATTATGGATAACTCAAAAGAAGGAATCCTTGATGAAAAAGAATCACCTACTGATGACCCTAAAAAATGGGAACTATTGTTAAATAACTATTTGTATACACTTAAATAAGAACAGGCAGGTTATACATATAAAATACAAATTATATGAAGGTGGCACAAATGATACCTCTAATGTTGTGCCAGAAATTTTAAGAAATAGAGGGATTGATGATTATGAAACGTATTTGAACCTTGATGATAGCGTAATTCAAGATTATGCCGATTTAGAGGGTATCAAAAATGCAGTAAATACAACGATTTTTGCACTTAAAAATGGACATAAAATCGGTATTTTAATTGACGAGGACGTAGACGGATTTTGCTCAGCTTCAATGGTATATATGTACTTAAATCGCATTAATAATGAACTTTATGACAGCAAGAGTAACATTTGTTACTTATTGCATAAAAAAGCAAAAGCTCACGGATTAAGTGAAGATATTACTATACCTGAAGACGTAAAACTTTTAATAATTCCAGATGCAGGCACCAACGATGTAACACAGTGTACTGAACTTGTAAGTCGTGGCGTACAGATTGTAATTCTTGATCACCATGAAAAAGAAGAATCTGAAATTAAAATGCCAGAGGAAGTTGTAATTGTAAATAACCAGTGCAGTCCACACTATAAGAACAAAGACTTATGTGGGGCAGGCGTTGTTTATAGATTTTTGCAAGCAATGGATGACGAATTATGGATCAATTATGCTGATGATTATTTAGATTTATGTGCATTAGCGAATATCGGTGATGTCATGGATATGAGATCATTTGAGACACGTCGTTTAGTGGATAAAGGGATTCAGAATCTTCAGAATAAATGCTTCAAAGCGCTGATCAATGCACAAGACTATTCAATGCACAGTATTGTTAATATCCATAATGTTCAGTGGTATATCGTTCCAATTATCAATGGTATGGTACGATTTGGTTCTTTGAAAGATAAAGAATTAGTTTTTAGAGCATTTATTGAAGACTATGAGGTATTTGACTATAAGAAAAGAGCAACAAAAAACAACCCTGCGGAAGTAATCAAAGAGAATATTTACGATCGTGCCGCTCGATTATGCAAAAATGCTAAAGGCAAACAGGATCGTCAAAAGAAAAAGATGGTTCCGATTATTATGAAAGAGGCAGAAAAAGATAAAGATAGTAAGATTACTATTCTTGATGTTACAGAAACATTAGATAGCAGTTTGACAGGATTGGTTGCCATTAAGATTGCTGAAGATATGAACAGACCATGTTTGTTATTACGAAAACATATTAATCCAGAAACAGGATTAGTAGAAATGAGTGGTAGTGCAAGAAATGTAGACCATAGCCCGATTGATAGTTTGAAAGATGTGATATCCGAAACAAATTCATTTTTATGGGCAAAAGGTCACGCCAATGCATTTGGATGTTCGACAGATAATATCTCTGGAGCACTCACAGAATTAAACGACAAGCTGAAAGATATTAAATATGATTCAACTTATAGAGTTGATTTCATTGTAGATGCTTGTAGATTAGAGTTTGAACTACTACAGGAAATGTCTAAATTGGATGATATTCGCGGGCAGGGCATTGATGATCCGATGATTGCTGTCGAGAATATCACATTAAATAAGGAAGAAATTAATGTTGTTGGTAAGAAAATGGATACAATGCAATTCAAGATTAATGATATTCCATGCGTGATGTTTAGATGTAATGAAAAAAATAAGATTTATGATTGGATTATGAATGATTTTTCTGACGAAGGCACAGTTACATTTGAATTAGTAGGAACTGCACAGACTAATATCTTTAACGGAATTAGACAATATCAAATTGCGGTTGATGATATTAATGTTCTGAGCATTACAACAGATGAAGAATTAGACGAAGATATTTGGGATTGAGGTGAAAGTTAGTGAGCAGTTCATTACATACACATTCGCATTATTCATTGTTAGATGGATATGCATTACCTGAAGAAAACTTACAAAGAGCAGAAGAGATAGGACTAAAAGCCCTGGCTATCACAGAACATGGCAATGAGTATAGTTGGTGCTATTATGATAAGCTTCATGAGAAATATCCAAGTGTTAAATTGATTTTTGGAGTTGAATTTTATGAATGCTTTGATATGACAGAACAGAATAAGGATAGCAAATATTTCCATTTAATTGTATTGGCAAAGAATGAGAATGGTAGAAAAGCAATTAATCAATTGGTAACTGATTCAAATTTTCATGGATTTTACTACAAGCCACGAATTGATCTGAATGCGTTGAAACCATATGCTAAGGATCTGGTTGTGAGTAGTGCTTGTTTAGCATCTAAACTTGCCAGAGAGCCAGATTATCAGAAATGTGTTGAATATGTTCTTGAATACAAAGAGATTTTTCCACATTTTTATTTAGAAATGCAGTCACATTCACATCAGGATCAAATGGTATATAATCAGAAAATCTTACGGCTTTCAGTAGACACTAATACACCATACATTATCACAACTGATAGTCACGCTGCTAGAAAAGAAGATCTGTATTATCAGAACTGGCATGTAAAGCTTGCTCACGATACTGAAACCGCAGCAGAAATTTATGAAGGATGTTATTTACAATCTGACGATGAAATTCATGCAATTATGGATAACCAAATTGGAGAAGACGCAGTAACTAAAGGACTTGAAGAAACTGATAGGATTGCAGATTTAATTGATGAAATTCACATGCCATTTCAGGCACCTCAGTTACCATCTTTCCCATTACCAGAAGGATTTGAAGATAATTATTCTTATTTAAAGTATCTGATTGATACAGGGTGGGTAAAACGAGGATTCGATAAATTACCAGAAGATGAGCAGAAACTCAGAAAAGAAAGAATTGATTATGAGTTAGATATTATTCATTCAATGGGATTCGATGGATACTTCTTGATCGTTTGGGATTTTATCAATTTTGCAAGAGAAAATGGTATTCCAATTGGTGCTGGTCGAGGTAGTTGTGCAGGTAGTTTGGTGTGTTACACGATTACAATTACAGACTTAGATCCTATCAAATATGGACTGATTTTTGAAAGATTTTTAAATCCAGAACGAATTTCAATGCCAGATACAGATACAGATGTTGGTACACGAGATGAGATTATCCAATATTTGATCGATAAGTATGGCGAAAACAGAGTATGCCAGATTATCAATTTCAGTTTTATTACTCCAATTGTGGCAATCAAAGATGTTGGCAAGGTTTTAGGGTTCAATTATCACGAGATGGACAAACTAAGTAAAAAATTTGTATATGACACGATTGAAGAATCTTTATGGAATAACAGAGATTTAGCAGAGAATCCAAGATATGAAGAGCTTTTTGACGTTGCATCTCATCTTGCAGGTAGAGTAAAAACAGTATCTTCTCATGCAGGTGGTGTTGGAATTGTAGATACAGATATTAGCGATTATATGGCAATGAAACTTGGAACTGATGGAGAACACGTCATCCAAGTAGATAAACGTATCGTTGAAGAGATTGGGATTATTAAATTTGATATTTTGGGTGTTGCTACATTGAACACTGTAAAAGAAGCCGAAATTGACGCAGGGTTAACTGAGTTTGATGTAAATATTAACAATCCAAAGTTTGAAATGGATAAAGGATCATATGAATTATTGCGTAGTGCAATGACGAATGGTGTTTTCCAGGTCGAAAGTGCTGGTATGAAGGATTTGCTGGTTAGGTTACAAGTCTCAAACATGGAAGAGTTGGCAGCTGTATTAGCACTGTATAGACCAGATGCAATGGATGTCTTAGAAGAATTCATTGAGTATAAACATCATCCAGAGAAAATTGCATATATCCATCCAGATATGGAGCCAATCTTAAAGGAAACGTATGGATGTATGATTTATCAGGAGCAATTACTTGATATTGTTCGTAAATTTGGTGGTCGAAGTTATGGAGGAGCTGACTTATTCCGTAAGGCGATTGGTAAGAAGAATATTGAACTTGTAAAGTCTGAATCTAAAAAGCTTTATTACGAGATTATTGAGAATGGATACCCCGAAGAAATTGCAAAACAGATTAGCGAGACATTATCCCAAAAAGGGGGATACTTATTCAACAAAAGTCATGCGTACTCCTACGCTGTATTATGCTTACAAACAGCGTTTTTAAAGAAACATTATGCGTTGTGTTTTTTTAAGGCATTATTGAATCGCAATAAAGATAAGGCAGGAATGGTAAATAAATATATTCTTGATGCTAAGGCGTTTAAGATTCAAGTGTTACCACCAAACTTAAACAAATCAATGATGAATTTCAGTATTGACGATGTGTATATATTGTTTGGATTATCGGCTATCAGTGGCATTGGAGAAAAAATTGCAAAGGTAATTCTTGAAGACCGTGATAAAAATGGTAAATTCATAGGATTTGAAAACTTTTGCGAACGTATTAATCCAAGTAAATCACAGGTTATTCAGTTGATCAAAGCAGGTGCAATTCCAACAAAGAATAAGCGTAAAACTTTAATTCAGTATTTGAAATCTATGTATCAGCCAACAACATTCAAGCCAGTTGCAAAAGCACCGAGTTACAAACAATTACTTATTAAATGGGATATTGACGCTGAAGATTACCGTATAGGTGAGAAGAAATATGATTACGACAAAGATGCAATATTGAAAGTTTATAACGATAAAAAGTATGAATTGTACAAAGATAAGGAAAAAGAACGATTTCAGAAATTTATCGCACAGAATCAAAAATATCTTGAGAATGAAGATTTTTGGGAATTTGAAGCATTGCAAATCTTTATCAACGATAACCCATTTGATCAGGCATACAAGTATATGTCAAAACAATTTCAAGATGTTGAAAATGGAGATGATTGTACTGTGGTTGCAGTGATCGCTAAAGTTGATAAAAAGAAAGACAAAAATAAAAAGACATTTGCGTATGTGAATTTATATTCTAGTTTTGGATTGACTGAGGCAATCGTCTGGCATTCGCAATTAAAAGAATATGAAGATATGATTACCAAAGGAAATCAGATTGCGATGTTATGCAGAAAAGATTCAGAAGAGAAGGTTATCGCAAAGAAAATTAAACCATATAAACAATGGCTAGAAGATATTAAGAAAGTGAAGGGGGTTGTCGCCTAAAGTGGTGGATAGTACAAAAGAATATGAGTTTGAGATTGTCCCATTATATCAGATTTATTATAATGAAGAATCTTTATTTGGGATTTACACATTCTGTACAGCAGAAGATTTACCAGAATGTAAACCATATAATAATAATGATTTTGATGACTTATCCGATAAAAAAATGAATAAATGTGGCAAATTGGTTGGTAATATGCAGGAGTTGTATTTAGGAACGAAATATAAGGTTAAAGCCAATATGACATATTCTAAGAAATACAATGAATACCAATATAAACCACTTTCTATAGTTGCTGAAGTTCCTAAAACTTTTGAAGCACAAAAGGTATTTTTAAAAACACAGACGAACGCAGTGATCGCAGATCAGTTAATTGCGAAATATCCTAATGTTGTTGAAGATGTAATGAATGGTCAGTTAGAGATGATTGACCATTCAGAAATCAAAGGACTAGGAGATAAAACTTGGAAGAAGCTTAGAGATAAAATTATTAAAAACTATGTGATTTCTGATATTGTTGTAATGTTGCAACCATATGGGGTTACGTTACCAACGATTGAAAGATTATTGAAATCCGAACCTAATCCAAGTGTTTTAAAAAAACAGATTGAACAAAATCCATATATACTAACTAGGGTAAAGGGCATGGGCTTTAAACGAGTTGATGATATTGCGCTCAAATTAAAACCAGAATTGCGATGCTCAAATCAACGGTTAAACGCATTTATTTCCTACGACTTGCATCAAGTTGGTGATAATGATGGACATACATATGTGTATATCAAAAATTTAAGAAGCAATATTAGTAATGCAGCGTCTGAATGCTTACCTATATTTGACGAATGGTTTGATGAAGAATCAGATAAAAAATTACCAAATTATTTATATACATCTGGAGATAAAATTGGTCTGAAATCGTATTATAAAATTGAAATGGATATTTACGAATTTATTAAAGATATGGAGAAATATTCATTTGGAAATACAACAGATTACGAACCAATAACAGATAGTGAGATTAGTCAGACGATTTCTGAAGTTGAAGATGAAGAAGGGTTTATGTTTTCAGAAGAACAAATTACAGGAGTTAACAAAGCATTAAATTGCCAAGTTGTGTTTATTTCTGGAGAAGCTGGAACTGGTAAAACAACAATTCTGAAACCAATTATTAAATGCTACCAAAAAAGAAATAATAGCATTGTTGCGTGTGCTTTATCTGCAAAAGCAGCCCAAAGAATTAAAGAAGCAACAGGCTTAGACTCACGGACTATTCATAGGTTACTTGTAGCAGAAGGTATTGATAGTTTTTGTTATAACCAAGATAACCCATTACCTGCTGATGTAGTAATCATGGATGAAAGTAGCATGACAAATGCGAGCCTTTTCTATAATTTTTTATTGGCAATTCGACCAGGAACACGATTAATTTTTTGTGGTGACTATATGCAGTTGCCACCGATTGGATTTGGTAATATTTTCTCGGATCTGTTGAAAAAGAAAGGTTTAAATAGTGTACAGCTTACCAAACCGATGAGACAAGCAGAAAAATCTGGTATTTTAACGGATGCAAGAAAGATTCGCAGAGGGATTAATCCATTGGATAGCCCACAATTAAAAATTGTTCATGGTGAACTAAATGATATGTTTTATTTGTTCAGGAAGAATAGAGAATCATTGTTCAATATGGCAGTAAAGCAGTATATCAAATCTGTCAAAGAGGAAGGGCTTGACAATGTTGTGATTATTTCTCCACGAAGAAGTAATTGTACGAACAGCACAGATGAATTGAACAAAGCAGTACAGAAAGAATTATTTGCTAGTAGTAACAAACCATTTGTTGAATTCAAAGATCGTAAATACTATTTAGGAGATAAGGTATTACAGACTTCAAATGATTACGAGCGAGATGTATTCAATGGTGATATTGGATACATTACAGAGATTGACAAAGAAAAAGAAATATGTTTGGTGTCTATGAATGCAAATATTGAAGAAAAGCTGATTGAATATTCTTTCGCTCAGTTAGGACAACTGCAATTAGCATATGCATTAACCACGCATAAACTTCAAGGATCAGCTGCGCAAACTGTGATCGGTATTATTGACAATACACATTACAAATTGCTTGATAACTGTATGTTATATACAATGTTGACACGAGCTAAGAAAAGATTTGCACTCCTTGCAGAGCCAGAAGCGTTTAAGAGATGTATTATGACAAATCATAATAAGAGGCGCACCTGGTTAAGCTTAAAAAATTAACTTTATTCTTTGCACCTATTGACAGGGTGCAAGAAGTATGATAAGATACCAATATGTTAATGAAAGGAGATGCAAAAATGAGAAAAAGATTTTTAATGAAAGTTATTTCGTTTAGTTTTTTAGCAATGTGTTCAGGCTTTATGACTCACACAGTTAAAGCAGAGGAGCGACCCTCGGTGGAGACTTCAACCTTATCAACAGAGACAACTGTTGCGGAAAATAAGCAAGGCAATGTGATTTCAAACAATCCAATCAGTCAAAGCGTTGAATTAAAAGACGTTCATGAGCATTATCAGAAATGTAAGAAAGCTGATGAAGAGCAAGCAAGACAGATTCGATTAGAAAAACTTCGAAAGAAACGATTGCGAATTAAACGACAGCGGCTGAAGCGAAAGCGAGAACTTGAAAAGAGTTCACTTGGAACATTTTTGATCACGGCATATTGTCCATGTTATGAATGTTCTGAAGGATATGGATCTAAGATTGCTTGGAATCATGCAGGGCATAAATTTGCTCGACCATATCATACGATTGCGGTTGATAAAAACATTATCCCTTATGGAACAAGAGTTAAGATTGAGGGATACGGTGACACAATCTTTGTGGCAGAAGATTGCGGAGGCAAAGTAAAAGGAATGCATGTAGACGTGTTCAAATCAACACATTCCGAAACAATAAATGTGCAACAGCACAGAAAAATATATGTAGTGAAGTAATTGGCAGTTACTGAAAGACATAGAAAACACAAATTAAAATAATTAACTAAACAATATAAACAAGAAAAGGAAAATCCAAAAATTATGAAAACTGAATATGTGAAAGAAATGAATGTCTTGATCGACAGAATCAATGATGCTTCATATGCGTACTACGCAGAGGATAATCCGCTCATTTCAGATAAAGAATTTGACGATTTATGCGCTGCTTTAGAACGACTTGAGAGAGATTCTGGCGTTGTTTTGAATAATTCGCCCATCCACCACGTTCAAGGATTTATAATTGATTCTCTGGCTAAAGTAAAGCATACACGCCCAATGTTATCAGCTCAGAAGACGAAGGATGTCAATGAGGTCAAAAAATTTCTTGCGGATAAAATTGGTGTTTTATCGTGGAAAGAAGATGGTCTCAGTATTGTTCTCAGATACGAAAATGGACGCTTAAAACAAGCAATTACAAGGGGAAATGGCGAAATCGGTGAGGATGTCACTCACACGATGAAAATGGTACGAAATGTTCCACAGTCAATCCCTGAAAAGCGTTATCTTGAAATTCGTGGTGAAGCAGTTATTGGATATGATGATTTTGCTAAGATTAATGAAAAATTACATGGCAAATACAAAAATGCAAGAAATTTAGCAGCAGGTACTGTTAGACAGTTAGACTCTAATGTGGCAAAAGACAGGAAGTTGGCTTACAAAGTATTTGAATTAGTCAAACTTGGAGACACACCTGAATTAGAAATGCCAAGCATTGCAGATAGTTTTAAATATCTTGCAGAACAAGGGTTTGACGTAGTAGAGCATCAGGTCGTTAACCGAGATAATGTTGAAGAGTATATGACAACATTTCAGCCAGAAGAATACAAATATCCTGTTGATGGTTTAATTATTTCCTACAACGATTATCAATATGGTAAATCGTTAGGCATGACGGGGCATCATCCATTATCGTTGATCGCCTACAAATATAAAGATGACCTCTATGAAACAACGATCAGAGATATTGAATGGAATACTTCTCGTACAGGATTGATTAATCCAGTTGCGGTATTTGATCCAGTTGATCTTGATGGTGCAGAAACTACAAGAGCCACATTACATAACGTAAGTTACATTGAAGGATTAGAGCTTGGTGCAGGCGATACGATTCATGTTTATCGTAGTAATATGGTAATTCCAAAAGTACACGATAATCTGACAAGAAGTAATACATTCAAGATTCCAGATACTTGTCCAACCTGCGGTGGCGAAGCAAAAATCATCAATGAAAATGGTAGTAAAGTTTTAAAATGTATGAATCCTGACTGCAAGGCAAAGCTATTAAGCAAGTTTGTAAACTTTGTTTCCAGAGATGCAATGAATATTCAAGGTTTATCTGAGGCAACTCTGAAAAGATTTATTGATCTTGGATGGCTGAAAGATTATACAGATATTTATAATTTAGCAGAGCATAAATCTGAAATGAAGAACCTTGATGGATTTGGTGCAAAAAGTGTTTCTTCCTTATTAAATAGCATCGAGGAAAGTCGTAAGTGTAAACTGGTTAATTTCGTAACAGCACTTGGTATTGAGCTTGTCGGGAAGTCAACAGCAAAGGATATTTGCAAGCTTATTGATAAGATTTCTCTATCGAATAATGAAAATCCATACGATGTATTTATTAAAAGAATCAAACAGAGAAAATATTTTGGTCATATTGATGGCATCGGTATTACAACTTCATTATCAATGGATGCTTATTTCGGAGACAATCTTGAAATGGTCGAGAAACTAGCCGAAGAACTTGAATTTGAAATGCCAGAAAGCAAGAAAGAATCTGCTGTTAACCTCACAGGAATGACTTTTGTTGTAACTGGTAAGGTAAATAAGTTTGCCAATCGTAATGTTATCAAGGATGAAATTGAGTCCAGAGGTGGCAAGGTTGCAGGATCTGTATCAAAGAATACGAATTATCTTGTGAACAATGATGTGAATTCTACAAGCAGTAAGAATAAAAAAGCACAACAGTTAGGTATTCCGATCATTGATGAAGATAGACTGATTAAGATTCTGAAGGGAGATACGAGTGAATAAACTAACCATTTTTGAATGTTTTGTTAGACTGGGAATCCCAGAAAGCAAAATCGAAAGGTTTGTTGTAAAAGATAATTATGTAGAATATCGCATCTGGGAACCATGCTCAATCAGCTATAACGGAGAAACATACAAATACGGTAGGCGTTGTAAAGTAAAGTATCTCACTACACCAGATGAGATGGATCTAGTTTTTGACGAGAGTTACTTCGTTAAAGATGAAGATGCAGAGTTTTGGACAGAAGATTATGAATTCTACAAACAACAGACAGGTGTAGAACCTTCAGAAATTGATTGGTCAAAACAAAAAGAGATTAAACGACCTAAATTTTAAAAGGAGAAAATTGAATATATGAAATTAAACATTAAAAAACGAATGGCGATTATTGCTGCAATTGGATGTCTCAGTATTGGTGGTATCGTGACAGGATGCACAGAGGCAGATAAAGTATCTACTAATGTATCTAAAGAAGCAGACAATTTTAACGTCTTGAGACGATTTGCTGTAATTAATACAAGGACAGACAAAGTAGAGTTTGAAATTGTCGGAGCATTTTCTTTAGAAGATGAAGGTAGTAAGAAAGTAAAACTTATTGTCGAAACAGCAGATGGCTCATATAAGAAACATATTGTCCACATGAACCGAGATAGCATGTATGTAATCGAAGATTTAGGTGGGGCTAAAGTTAACAAATATAAATATGAAGTTAACTATATTCCAGAATCAATTGTTCCATTTAAAGTTACAGAGAGTAAATAAGGTGCCGTGGCATGATAGGTAAACTTATTGACGTCACAAATTTCAATCGGCAAGAGGCGGTTGAGTTTATAAGAACGAGATGTACGGATTGTGATATTTACTATTTTTGCAATGGTGCCGATGCCGAAATATGCAATGACAAAGTGGATTATATTTTAGAAAAATTTGGAAGAAAGAGTAAAGGAGAATTTATTATGGATTTTGGAACAGCAATTGATGCAATGAAAGATAAAAGAAAAGTAGCAAGAAAAGGTTGGAATGGGAAAGGTATGTTTTTATATTATGTTCCAGCAGGAGCTTATGCGCCATGTACCGATATTGCAAAAAGCATTGTGAATGAAGACGGATTAGTCGAATATGGAGCATATATTGCAATGAAAACAGCACAGGGGAATGTAGTTCCTTGGCTTGCAAGTCAGACAGATATGTTGGCTGAAGATTGGATAATCGTAGAATAGATAAAATTAATCTTTGATGAAAGGAATAACAGATGAAGAAATTATTAACTTCACTATTTGTTGAAGACAAATATCATGCAGGAACAATCTTAGGAACAATCTTAGGATTAATGGTCGTAATTGCTGTCAACTTTGCAATTGTAAATCTGTTTATTTGGTTGTTACATTTTGTTGCGGTAAATCCGCTAATTGTTCCAACGAAAACAAAATGGATTATCGCACTAATTCTTACAATTTTAGAAAACATCTTTAACAGGTAGGTGATTAAATGGCTTTAATTGGAGCGATTCTAGGAGATATTTGCGGTTCACAATATGAGTTCCGCAGACCTCACGATTTAGATTGGAAGAACTGTGAATTGTTTACAGATAAATGTAAATTTACAGATGATACAGTTCTCAGTATTGCAACAGGAATGTGGCTGTTGGATGATGACGATGAACACAAACATATCAAAGAGCCTTGGGAGTTCTACTTAGAATATGGCAAGAAATATCCTGGTACGGGATATGGCGCAATGTTCGAAGACTGGTTACACGATGATGGTAGTCGTGTTAATGAAAGCTTTGGTAATGGATGTGCCATGAGAATTTCGCCTATCACAATGTATTTTAATGGGTTTGCTGATCGTCCAGACGTATTGAGTTATTACATAGATTTAGCACAATGGACATGTGAGAAAACGCATCGCCACTCAGAATCTTACAAAGGTGCATCGATTGTAACAGGCTGTTCTTTTATGGCGCTATGGGGTAAATCAAAAGAAGAAATTTATCAATATGCATTAAAAAGTTATCCATCCAGTCAATATACATATGGTGTTGATCGACCACTCGATGATTATAGAAAGAATTATGTTTGGTCTGCGACAGTTCAAGATAGTGTTCCTGTGGCAATCAGATGTTTCTTAGAGAGCGAAGATTATGAATCATTCTTAAGAAATGTATTGTCTTTGCCATGTGACACAGATACGATTGCTGCTATTGGCGGTGGTATCGCAGAAGATTTCTATAAGAAAACACTTGATAATTCGAATGAGCTTTTAGAAAGATATTTGCCAAAAGAATTATTAGATGATGTTAGCAAAATTTACAATGAAATGCCATAAGGTAGGTGATTGAATATCATAAAGAAAATCTTAAAATTTTTCTTGGCGATGATCGTACTGACCATTATCTGGTTTCTTGCAACATTCATATCTGTTGGTGTATTTGCATTTGCGTTTTGGATAATAACAAATATTGTAATACCAATTGGAGTAGTAGTAATTGTAACAATTGTATTAATGGCGATCGCCTTCTATGTGGTGACATCGTTCATGGATTGATAGATTAAAAGGAGAATATATTATGAGAATTAAAAAATTATTAATCGCTGGAGCATTAATGTTAACAGCAGTAGGATGCGTTTCAGCATATACTATTTATGCAGATACACTAAATAATAACACTGATAAACAGGTTTCTGCAACAACAGAAGGTAAGTCAACAACAGAAACTACAAAGAACACAACAGAGAAGAAAAATAATAAGAAAAATGCCGTCAAAGAAGATTCTAAAGATACAACAAATGATGTATCGGCAACAACAGAAGAAGAAAAAAATACTGAAAATTCTACCGCAGACGATACAGACGATGCAGATTATACAGAACCAGAATACCCAGATGACGCAGATGAAACCTGTGATCATGTGTGGGCAGAAAAAACAATTGCATATGATGAAGAGAATGGATATCATTGGACAACTTATTGCGAAAAATGTGGAACTGTTAAAACAGAGCCAGCCACAGAAGAGGATTATGAAAGACTCGACCCTGCAACAAAAGTAAAAGAAGAAGATATTGAATATGTAGATGATGATTCTGCTGAGGTCGTAGAGGAATCGTCAGAAACAGCAACTGAAAACTAAAATATAGCCTAAGGAGAAAATGAGTATATGACAAAATTAGATCAGTTAAATTTATTAAAGGATAGAAAAGCCGTCTTAATCGCTAGAGGCAAAGATAACGGCAAAATCGTAACAAAAATCAATAGAAGAATCAAGAAATTAGAAAAGGACTTATAGAGATGGTAGGAGATAAAAGTAATGTTTTAATCGCTCTGGTTGGGCGATCTGGAGCAGGTAAAAGTGTCTCAGCGAAGTATCTGGAAGACATTTATGGTCTGAAATATCTACGGTCATATACCACTAGAGAGAAGCGAGCAGATAAGCTTGATGATCATACATATGTAAATCTAGCCCAGTATTCAAGAATTACAGGCAAGGTTGCAGAGAATCATTACACTGGCAATTGGTATTGTGCTACAGAAAGTCAGTGTGACGATGCAGACGTATATGTAGTTGATGTTCCAGGATTAAAACAGTTAAAAGAAAATTATCATAAGAAACATATCTTGGCATTATGTATTGATACACCAAGTTCTACACGTATTCAGAGAATGAAAGATCGTGGAGATACAAGTGATGCAATTGATGAAAGAATGAAAAAAGACGAATCTGCTTTTGAAGAAGCTTATGATTTATGCGATGCAGTTATTAATAACGAAGGAAGTTTATCTATGACTTGTCTGAATATTATGGCTGAATTAGAGAGATTCAAAAGACAGATTAGAGACACGGAAGGAGCGACAACAAAGGAAGTTGATCAGAACAATTAATCAGCTTAGAAATTTAGTTTCTAAACTACATATAGAAAAAGAGGTACTTGTGAAAGATGTAGAAACAGGTAAAACCATGATAATTGAAAGCGTATCAACCGAAAAGATTGATGGCGATGGTAACGATGCACGATATACGTTGAACTGCAAGAAAGCAGGAGACGGGTGCGTTACATATAGATGATGATATTATTACATAATTTATTGGAGGTCTTTTATTGAAAGTAATTAAAAGAGATTGTACTGTTGTAGATTTCGACAAGACCAAAATTTACACAGCGATTATGAAAGCAATGAAAAATGGATCTGGATTAATTAAGGAAGATATTGCAAAACAGATTGCAAGAGAAATCGAAAATGATTGCAGTAAATTACCAGAAGAGATTGACATTTCTACAATTGAAGCAATGGTATTCAAAAAGCTTGTTGAGAAAGGACAGGAATTAACTGCAAAAGCATATGAAGGCTATCGTAGTGTTCGAGAGTTTCAGAGAGAGAATGAAAATACTATTGATGCAGAAATTTCAGATCTTCTTAGTGGAGACAGCGAATATTGGAATACTGAAAATTCTAATAAAAATGAAAAACTTGTAACTACACAGAGAGATTATATGGCAGGTATTGTATGCAAAGATATGACTCGCAGATACTTACTCCCACCAGAAATCGTACAGGCTCATGATACAGGTATCTTACATTTTCATGATATAGATTATTTTGGACAGAAAGCACTTACGAATTGCGAATTAATTAATCTTGAAGATATGTTACAGAATGGGACAGTTGTAAATGAGGTCATGATTGAAAAACCTCATAGATTAATTACGGCTGCAACAATCGCAACACAGATTATAACGGCAGTAACGTCTTCTACATATGGCGGTGCAACAATTACATTGACGCATTTAGCTCCATTTGTCAGAGACAGTTATAACATTTATGTAGAAAAATATAGAAGACGTGGTTTTACAGAAGATTTAGTTGAAAAATACGCTAAAGAAGATTTAAAGAAAGAAATCGAAGACAGTGTTCAGACATTCAATTATCAGGTAAATAGTATGACCAACACAAACGGTCAAATGGCTGCCTAACATAGAAACATGTTAGTGAACAGATGGTGAACCTAGAAATCTAGGGTGTATGACTTACGGTTAGGATCACAGGAAATGGTGATAAAAGTTATGCTAACTGGGGAACTCTTATCGGTGCTTTCGGGCAAAAGAGTTGATCATACTATATAAAATTTACAAGCATTGGGGACGGATAAGAGCAATCCAGTGCCAAGGATAAAGAGAAATTTTTATAAAGGTCAAACGACTAAGATATACAGGCTAAGTAGTAATATATGCCTATGAAATCTTTACCTATAATGTGAAATTCATTGTAGGGAAGTGCCATCTACAAAGTAATATAGTTACTTTTGAGAATTGTATATTCTCACCTAACGTATAACGAGGGTAAAGATATAGTCTAACTCGGAGCAGTGCAGGCTCCATTTCTCAGTGTTTGTATGTACTTGAACGAAACAACAGAGTACAAAGAAGAATTAGCATTACTGATTGAAGAGTTCTTACGGCAGAGAATTAAAGGATTAAAGAATGAAGTCGGTGTTTATATTACACCTGCATTCCCTAAATTACTGTATGTATTGGAAGAAGATAATATTCGTGAGAATTCTGAGTATTGGTATTTAACAAAATTAGCAGCAGAATGTACTGCTAAAAGAATGGTTCCAGATTACATTTCTGAAAAGATTATGAAAAAGAATAAGATTGATGCGAATGGAAATGGAAACTGTTTTCCGTGCATGGGTAAGCGTAAACTACAGCCCAGGATAAACCGATTGAACCTTGCTTAAAGGGTGTAATGTTTAACATTGCTAACGGGTGAGTCTTAGAGAGGAGACATCTGATGACCTAAGATAATTCCGTGCCAAGCTTATATAGCTATATAAGAAGGTGTATCGACTAGCTGTGATGAGTGTAACAGTGTAGAGTAGGAGATAAGCACCTACCCCAAGCGGTCGGCTCAATGATGAGAGTAACGGACTCGGAGAGATAATTTAGTCAGTGGGTATGGCGACATATTATAAACATGTGTAGATCATTTTTAACTCCATATTTAGATGAAAATGGTAAACCTAAATATTACGGAAGATACAATATGGGGGTTGTAACAATCAATCTTCCAGATGTAGCCTTATCTTCTGGTAAGGACAAAGAAGCGTTTTGGAGAATTTTAGATGAAAGATTAGAGTTATGCCACAAGGCATTAAAATGTAGGTACAAAAGATTAAAAGGAACATCTTCTGATGTTGCACCTATTTTATGGCAGCATGGATGCTTTGCAAGACTTAAGAAAGGAGAAAAAATTGACAAGCTATTAGAAAATGGTTATGCAACGATTTCTCTTGGGTATGCAGGGTTATATGAATGTGTAAAATACATGACTGGCGAATCTCATTCTGTTCAACAGGAGTTTGGATTAAAAGTCATGCAGAAATTAAACGATAAGTGCAATGAATGGAAAGACGCAGAAGGATTGGCTTATAGCGTATATGGTTCTCCAATCGAGTCAACTACATATAAATTTGCAAAATGCTTAAAGAAAAGATTTGGTATTGTAGAGGGAATTACGGATCGTGATTATATTACAAATTCATATCATATTCCAGTATTTGAAAAGATTGATCCTTTCACAAAACTTGATATTGAAAGCAAGTTTCAAGAATTAAGTCCAGGCGGTGCAATTAGTTATGTAGAGTGTGCAGATTTGACCAAGAATACCGATATTGTTCTTGAGATCATGAAATTTATCTATGATCATATCATGTATGCTGAATTGAATACAAAGAGTGATTATTGCCAGAAATGTGGCTATGATGGAGAAATTAGCATTCTTGATATTGATGGAAAGTTAATCTGGGAATGCCCAAATTGTGGTAACAGAGATCAGGATACGATGAATGTTGCCAGACGATCATGTGGATACGTCGGCACCCAGTTCTGGAATCAAGGACGTACAGCAGAGATTAAGAGCAGATATGTTCATGTAGATGATCATAGTATGGAGGAATAGTTTTGAGATATGCTTCAATAAGAAAAATGGACATTAGCAACGGAGAAGGGCTTGGCGTAGCCCTCTTCGTTCAAGGATGTCACTTCCATTGTAAGAATTGTTTTAATAAAGAAACATGGGATTTTGATGGTGGTAAAGAATTAACAACGTGGGATGTGTTGGAATTGTTACGCCCACTAACTAATCCCCAATATACAAGGTTAAGTATTCTTGGTGGTGAGCCTTTAGCAAAAGAAAATAGAGATGGTGTTTCTGCAATATGCAAATTTGTCAAAGAGTTTATGCCAGACAAAAAAATCTGGTTATATACAGGGAATAAAGCAGAAGATATTGGTTTGGACTTAGCTGAATATTCTCGCAGAAGTAGAACAAACCATCTTATGTACGATTGCCGACTTGAGATTCTTCCTTATATAGATGTCCTTGTGGATGGACAGTATGTAGACGAATTGAAAGATATGTCATATCCGTGGGCAGGATCGACAAATCAAAGAGTGATTGATGTGCGAGAATCATTAGAGAGAAATGTGGTGGTTTTATGGAAATCGTAATAAGAATATTGACGACATTGGGTCAAGTAGCTGGGATTATTGCATTATTTTCTGCAATGGAAATGATACTTTATGGTGTGGTTAGTGTAATCGAAGCTATTCATGAAAGAAGTATTAAAACATTGTTTGAAACATGGGATGATGCTCAAGATTATTTGATGGTGTCAAGTTGGAGAATTATGGCAGTAAGTACATGTATTGCAATGATTTTATGGTTGATTATATGCGCAATTAGTTGATTTATAAATAATTCAAATTCCACTTTTATCCCACTATAGAAAGAAGTGTGCTAATTATGCCAAAATCAAAAGATTGTCCACAGGATACGGACTTTCTACAATATGTTCCTACAAAATTTCAGCAGAATCGCAAGACAATGTTAAAGAAAAGAAATCGTAGGAAGAGTTATCATCAAAGGTTAGCGAGACTTAAAAATATCGGTGGGTATCCTGAACCTGTGCAATATGTAGACAAGTATTATTGTGGATTCTATGAAATACCTCGTAAGAAACCTTATTATAAAAGGTTATATATCAGCAATTGGGATGATTACAGATTTCATAAGAGACTGTCTAACAAGAAAGTTCGCAGAGTATTAGATGTGTCAAGTCGAGGTGGCTATAAGAAAGTACACGATCTATGGTGGGAGACAATTTAGAAAGGAGATAGGTATGACAAAAGAAACCTTAGATGATATAAGAGAAGTTATTGGTACACTAAGCGTTTGCATGAGCTATAAAAGCATTAATAACATCACATCAATTCCAACTTATGATTTATTACATCAAGTCAATATTTTAAAAAAAATTGTGCAGAAAAATATCGATCATGTAGTTGATGGTAGTCGATGCGTAGTTGTGGAAGAATCAAATTCTGAAAAGTTTAAAAATTGCGTTGACAATTACTTAGATAAAGGTTACAAAATTTCAGCATCCTCATGTAACAGCAAAACTTGGAAAGCAATTCTTGTGAGAGAAGATAATGAACAGGAGAGTAAGTAAATATGAGTATAGATTATAGAACATGTGAATGTGGCGAGACATTTGCTGATTGCGCAGACGGAGTTGTTTTCTGTCATTGTGGTATGGCTTGGTGTAGTGAGGAATGTGCAGCAGTAGACGGATATAGAGAAGAAGTGATTACACACGAAGATGGTTCTGAGGAAGAAATTCGTAGTTGTAATTTTTGCCGAGGAGACGATTTCGGTGATAGGGAACTACTTGAGTTTGTAATGTCTGCCATTGGCGTAGATAGAGATAGCCTTGTTGAATTCTATAAACAGTATAAATTAGAGTTTAAGAATGGCAAAGCTTGTAATCTTGATGGATTTGTTTCTACTTCATTTTACGATAAAGAAAGTGGTATTGGAACTGGTGCTGTGCTTGGCGGAGTAGTAAAAGGAGTGAGTTCAATTAATGAATAACAGAGATTTACCAAAGAAAGATGATATTTACAAACATTTCAAAGGACATTTTTACAGAGTGATTGACCTTGCAACTCATACAGAAACAGATGAGAAACTGGTAATCTATCAGGCAATGTATGGAGATTTCAATATTTACGCCAGACCAGTAGAAATGTTTCTGAGTGAAGTTGATCACGAGAAATATCCTGATATGGAACAGAAATACAGATTTAAAAGAGTAGGAGATCGATCATGCAGATGACATTGGTCTTCGATATTTGTGAAAAGTTGGCATGGGCGCTTGGACTAATTGGGTTTGTAGGCTTTACAGTGTATCTAATCATTGCAATTGTATTAAGTGTGAAAAACAAATCTATAGAGCCATTGTATAGTGTGTTTCAACAAGAGCAGCCTTGGTATTGGAGTTTCATGTATATTGTAATTGGATTTTTATTTTTGATTAAATATTAAGGAAGGTTGGTGTAGAAGAATCCTAAGAAATATATTGCTCTTGATTGAACAAGCAACATTAACGGCAGGGTTAATAGTTACAGGAAACGCATTTGCGTTATTAGTAGTTGGAGTTATACTCTCCATATTGGAATCTGTATTAAATATACATGGCAATCCATTAAATGATTTTAAAAAATCTGGTGCATTAATGATATATATTAAATGGGCAATTTTGTTATTTTGCATCTATATTGTTAGTGTGTGTATTGATAATTATATATAATGTAACATTTCTAGTTACATTTCTGATGACTATTCGAGGAGAAATATCTATAGATTAGACATGTCTTATTTCTTCCATATGATGATTTTAAAATTTTGTTTTTATTTTCTGTCATTTAAACCTTATATTTACAAGGCAGCGCACTGCGTTTTACCTAGGATTACTTGATAAAACCTTTCTTATGTATCTGTTTTTGTATTGTTTTACCTACAGAAATTGAAATGTAGATAAAAACAAAACTTTCAATCCGCTGAATGTAAGTAGTAAATTTGCAATATGCGGATTACCTATTCGAGTGGATACATATAAAACATGTAGTTTTGGATGTAAATATTGTTTTTCTAATTATAGGAAGATAATGGAATTTGATAAAAATTTACAAATTGGTAATGTTAAATCCGTTGAACGTCGATTAGATAAAATTTTCGTTCGTAATAAAGTGGATAAAACGAATTTTTTAGATTTTTTAATATCTCAACGATATGATTGGCATTGTGGTGGTATGAGCGATCCATTCCAGCCAGCGGAAGAGAAATTCCATATTACAAAACAGCTAATTGATGTTACTAAACAATACAATATTCATATTTTATTTAGTACAAAATCTTCAACACTGTATGGTTGTGAAGTTGAGCCAGATTTACATACCTTCCAAATGTCCGTAACAAATGTAACTAACGACAAATCAATAGAGCCAAATGTTCCAGATATCTTAGAAAGATATAAATTATATCGAAATTTAAAAGACAATGGATTTAAAGTTGGCATTAGAATCCAACCATTCATTCCAGGAATTTCATCTACAGATATTATTGATATGTTTCATGACGCAGATCATTTTACTATCGAAGGTTTAAAAATTGTTCCACAAAATAAGGAACATAAAGAATACCTATTAAAACTTACTGGATTAGACAAATCTAGCTTCACACAAATGGGGTTATTAAATTTGAAGCCAAAAATTAGGTTAAATTTATATCAGCCGTTAATTGAGAAATTACAGCAATATTCTATTCCATATAGTATTGCAGATAATGATTTGCATTATTTAAGTACATCAAAATGCTGTTGTGGGGATGTGTTAACAAATAAAACAACAGACTTTAACAATACTGCAATGATATACAAATATGGAATTGACTACACTAAAGAAGAGGTTGATTCAGAATTAACTAAATCTAATGTGTGCGGCTGCAAATGTTGTCAGTTATTCACATCAAATAGACAAGAAGGATGTGTAACTGTCCAGGAATTTTATGATAAAAGATTTGACCGCAAGTCAAGTCCATTTAGCCCTAAATTTTTATATAAAGGAGAATAAAAATGCCAAAAGAAGCAAATACAATTACGATCATTAAATCTGACGACTGGCAATCTATTGAAGTCAATGGGACTAAAATAGAAAACCATAAATTAGATGTTGATGATTTTACAGATGTTTTAAAGGAATTAGGGTTCAATGTCAATGTAATATGGGAGGATTCAGATGTTTAAAATACAAGAAATTGGCAGGTCTCCAACACCTAAGAAACCAATTACTGTGTATGCAGTTCGGGAAGACAAAGATAGTGACAGTTATTGTGATTTTGAAACAGTTGAATTCCTCATATACAAAGACGATAACTGGGTTTGGATAAGTGGCTTGTGTTATGAACCATATGGATTAAATGAATCGTGTGAAATATAAAAGGAGAGTTAATTGTTCCAGAAATTAAAAGAGAAAATTAGAAAATGGTTGCTAGAAATTCTGCAACCAGATATTGATGCCTTAAAAAATGAAATTGATGAAAGCAATACTACGTTAAAAATTGCCCAAAGTAATTGCAATGATGCAGCTCATCAGTGTCAGATTTCAACACAGCAGAATGAAGAAATGAAGAAGATGTACAACCAGATCACAGATGTAGCAGTTGACGTTGGATTTCATGATTCAGAACGTTCGTGGGCAGTTGTATGTATTGCTGGGAGACCTGAATATGTAAAATTTATTCCTTTAAGCGGTGCAGATGCTAGAACTGTTATGAATTTTTTAAGACAGTTTCAGTATTCACGGCTCATTGTTGATAGTCCACTAAGATTCAAAGATGAACTTCAGAGATATTTTATATAGAAGGAGATTAGCTATGACAAATAAACCAACAACATTGATTATTAAAGACAGAGGAACAGGCAAAACAACACAGTTGCTTTACACAAGTGCAACAACACAGTATCCGATTATTGTGCAGAACAAATTGCAGACAAAACTGTTATTAGACAAAGCAAACGATCTTGACTTAATTATTCCAGTGCCTATGACTGTAGAAGCATTTAAGAACAGTCGTGGAATGAATTATGATCGTGTTCTTGTTGATGAAGGATACAATTTAATTGGCGAAGCTCTTGATGCTTATATGGGAACGCATGTGATGGCAGTAACTTTGACTGATAGAGTAAAAGAGTTAGCAGATAAGAAAGTGGTGAGATTGTAATGGAAGAACCAAATTATATAACAGTTGGACAGCTTAAAAAAGAGTTAGAAAAATATTCAGATGATACGCCAGTATTGTTCGGTTGCGATATGGAAGACGAATTTGCTGAAACAATTGAAGACGACACTATCACAATCGATTATGGAATAGGTTATCGCAATTGTAGGATTGTGAGAATTTGTTAAGGAGGGTTCATGTCTAAAAATTAACAAGAGAAGACTATGGGGGGGTCTTTGGACGCAACCCTGTTACAGTAAGAGATCTTATCTCTAAGCTAGAAAAATTTGATAAAGACTTGATTATAATAAGTGGAATTAATACGTATAACGAAACAATTACCACTTTAAAAGAAATTGACGTTCAGGACATTGTCTTGGATAACGGAACGCTTATTTCTGGATCAGTGGTACTTATTTCATAGGAAATAATCAATTTACATAAAAGAAATATTTTATCGCAAAATTGACCGTCAAAAACCCTTGTAAAATAAGGGTTTTGGTCGATGCGATTTTAGGAAATTTTAGAACAATGAAGAAAATTAAGGAAAGGTAGTTGTATCTATGGATATAGTTGCTTTTATTGAAGAATATTTTGGCATTCAATTACTTACATATCAAAAATTACAATTGAGAATGTTGATGATGGAGTATGCCAAATACGAAGGAAAGGCGAGACCAATGATTGAAATTTTAGAAAAAGGAACACGCAAACAATGCACTTGTGAAAATTGTGGTGCGGAGTTGAGTTACGAGAAAAGTGATATTAAAGATAAACCAAAGCGTACGATTGATTTCAGAACTCTCAAACCAGTATACCCACCAAACTATATCATCTGCCCACAGTGCAAACATCCAATCGAAGTCGAGGTAGAGAAAGATGATTAAGATTTTGAAAGATGGAACTAAACGCAAAGTGAAGTGTAATGGATGTGGCGCCAAATTAAGATTCGATGAATCTGATATTAAATCTGAACTTGTCGGATACGGCTATTGTGGAGGGTATGTGGAATTCATTCACTGCCCACAGTGTGGTCATAAAATTATGATATAAAGGAGAGAAAACTTGACATTAGATAAAGAAGATATTTATGACATTACCAAGGCGGTCGTAAAAGTAATTGAAGATAAAGATATGATGAAGTCGAAAGAAAATGATTGTACCTCAGAAAAAGTAGAGCTTCAAACATTAAATGCTGGTGATACCTTTAAGGTAGCAGGGTATGAATGGATCGTGTTAAATCAATTGAAATATGCTCAAACTTGTTTTTGCATTATGAAAGATTTTTTGGGTGATACAAAGCCATTCGACACATATTGTAACAGATGGGAATCTAGTCGTCTTCGTCACGATTTAAAATATATCGGATGTGAAATTGAAGATAATTGTCATCATGATGTGTTGCAGTATATGGAACGTGATTTAATGGCACTTGATGGAACAATGGCAAATGAAATAAGTATTGATAAAGTTTCTTTACTAACTTTAGACGAATATAGATTATATCGCAAGTATTTAGAACATCCAGCAAAATCTAAAAGTAAAATCGGATGGGCGTTATTAACTGCCGTATCAGAATATAGTACACCATGTATCTGTGCTGTTGATACAGAAGGAATTATTAAATATTGCAATTGCCGTATATCTCTTGGTATTCGTCCAGTATGCACATTTAAGTCAAACATATTGGTAGAGAAAGTGAGTGATTAGATGATTACAGAGAAAACAAAATGGAATGACGTTGATTATTATGAAGAAAATTTTGAAGACATTATGTTTGATAAATTATCCTCCCACAAGCCTCTCACTAATGGTGACCTTGCGAAGTTAGTAAATACTGGGAAATTAATTGTAGATCAGGAAACTGTCTGTTCTTATGATGTTTATTCAAAAATCAGAACGATTGTGTGCCTAAGATATAAGTATTATGCAATCGAATATTGGGACTATAACGGCAGAAGTAATTGGTATTATAAGCAACCGTATGAAGTTAAAGAACACACGATTCCAGTTACTGAATGGGTTTCAGTAAAACAGGATTCATAA